TAGGGGGAGTTAGTAAGTTTAAGGTGGATAATTCAGGCGCAAGTACATTAGTAACATCTTTAACTACTCCCTTAATAGTAGGTGGAACAACGACAACTTCACCATTAACATTCAAAACAACATCAGGAGTAGGAACAACAGGTGCTGATATGCACTTCCTTGTAGGTAACAACGGTGCTACGGAGGCAATGACTATTTTGAATAATGGAAATGTGGGGATTGGGATAGCGAGCCCCGCAACATCTCTACACGTTCATTATAGCGGAAGTGCAGGTACAAGCTCACAGAAAGGGATATATACTCAGAATTTAGATGATGCTGGATATGCGAGTTTACAAATGAGGGCTGGAAATGGGGGTGTCTTATATCAGGTACTATATGGAACAAATGGTGCTATACCTAATTTATGTGGATGGTCACATCCATCAACAGTAGGTTTTACATTTGACCAAAAGGTAAATATAGGAACTTTTGCGGCAGGTAAAGGAATGCTAACTATCCCCGTAGCCCCAACAGCCTCTGCAAACTACGGTCTTGTATCATTAGGTAGTGGAGCATTTAATGGAGCAACAGCAGGATTTTTTACAGGTGCAGCCGCAGGAACTTTAATAGCAGGGAATGCAGCAAGTGGAAGTACAAGTGATTTGATGAACTTACAAGTAGGTGGAGTAAGCAGAATAAAAACCACAGCATCTGGTACTACTACAATAAATGGTGATATAACTGTTAATGGTACTACTTATACTCATTATGACCTAGGATTTGTATTAACGGCTAATGTAGGTCAAGTTGTTAGGACAGCAGAAGGAAAAGCATCAGGACATGGTGTCGGTTATTTTGGAGCAGCAAGCTACGCACAAGGACATGTTTTTGGGTTATTTTATGGTAATCAATATGACCACACTTCAGGAACTAAATATGGAATACAAAATTTAATAGGTTTTGCACCTACAAGTGGTACGGGTGTATTAAATAATACGTTGATAGCACCTACTATTAACCAAACAGGTGGGGCAAATGGAATAACTCGTGGCCTATACATTAATCCAACTTTAACAGCAGCAGCAGATTTTAGGGGCATAGAAGTTGCAAATGGTTCTGTAAGTTTCCCATATAGAGCAGTAACAGCAACATACGCAATATTAAATAATGATTATACAATAGATTGCACAAGTGGTACTTTTACGGTTACACTACCTACCGCAGTAGGATGTTCTGGTAGACTTTATAATATAGTAAATAGTGGTGAAGGTACAATAACAATTGCAACCACTTCAAGTCAAGTTATAGGTAATGGTGTAAGTGGTATTCTTTCAGAAACAACTACTAAAACCTTAAACGCAGGTGAAGTACTTAATCTTCAGAGTACAAATGCAAAATGGAGAGTAATAGCATAAAAATAAAATATAAAAAATAAATATAATGTCAGTATTTGGACTAGACCATAAAAATATTAGTTATGATGCATCCGCTAGAATGAGGGTGTCTCAATCAACTAAGCTACATGACGGTAAATTATTAAACGCAGATAGTTCTTTAATGTTTGATACCAAAGGTACAGGCACAGGAGCTTATTCAAATAATAAATACAATATGTCTGTAACATCTGCGCAATATCTTATTAGACAAACTAAAAGGTTTTCTTCTTATTCATCAGGTACATCTCAGCAAATACAAGTTACTTTTGATGGATTTGCAGCAGAGGCCGATGTTACAAAAAGAGTTGGGTACTTTTCAAGTATAGCTACAGGAGTCTATGATAGTTCTTATGATGGTTTTTGGTTAGAAAACAACGGAACAACTATAACTTTAAAATGTGCAAGAGCTGGTACAGAAACTTTATCAGTTGCTATTACATCATGGAGTGGATATGCCAATTTAGCAGAATATCAAAACGTAGCTAACTGGGGTAATTTTACAGTAGTTGAATTTGATTTCCTTTGGTTAGGTGGAGCTGTTTTACGTATGTATGTTAAAACATCAAATGGATTTGTATTAGCGCACATATTTAATTATTCAGGAACAGCTACGGATACATTTATTAAATCTCCTAATCAACCGTTAAGATACGAAATAAGAAGTTCAACAGGAACAGGCTCTCTTAGGTATATATGTAGTCAAGCATCAACTGAAGGAAGTATAGATGAAGGTGGTTTTAATAATGGTGGTCATAGTTTATTGACAGCGGGTGTACCAAGTCAAACTGTGGCTACAATAGGTACGTCTTATGCTGTTTGTGGTATAAGAAAGAAGTCCACTCACAGGGATAATGCAGTAAAAGTTACAAATGGAGACCTTATTGTACAAAGTGGGAATGATTATATTCATTATGAAGTAGTTCTTAATCCAACTCTTTCAACTCCATTGACATATACATCAATTGCTAATTCATGTTGTGAAATAGGTGTTGCTGGTGCTGTAACTGCTATAAGTATAACTGCCACTGGTGGACGAGCTTTACTTGGAGGATTTTTAGTACAAGGGCAACCAATTCCTTACGGATTACTAGAAAAAGATTTTTTTAGTTTTCTTGGTTGTACAATTGACAATGTAATGGATGAAATAGTGTTGGTGGTTACACCATTAACAGCGAATATAACTTTAAATGGAGCACTTAACTGGAAAGAATACTAAACAATGAAAACACTATTAACATTCCTTCTTTTAGTTCTTACAATAGTATTGGCAATAATATTATTAGTACCTGCTTTTATTTATACTGCAATCCGTAGTATAAAACATGGAGAGCTTTCTAAATATTTTTATAAGATTGCATTTAGTTTAGACCAATTAGGAAATATAATCTGCCAAGATATCTTTAATGATTGGTGGATACACCCTAATGGACATAGAATGGGAAGTTCAGTTGACCAAACAATCTCTTTTGTATTAGGAACAAATTTAAAAAACAATACACTCTACCCTTTTGGTATTGGAGTATCTAAAGTAATAGATTTCTTCGCATATTTATTTGGAGATGGTAAAAACCATTGTTTAAGAGCTGCCAATAACAACCAAAATAATAACTTATAAAAAATAAAAAATGATAACACAATTAAAAAGCACAAAACAAGTATCAACGGATATTATGAATCCTGATGTAAAAAACACAATTTTTTGTCAAATTGACTTATTTCAATTAGATGAAAATGGTATTAGAGTAAATGGTAAATACATTTATAAAACTGAAATTCCTAAAGTTAATGAAGAAGATGAACAAACCTATTCAGAAACAATTGTTAAACAGTTTTCCAAAGAATTTACTGTTGAAGAAGTTAATCAGTTATTTTTTGCATTAAATGTAAAACATACTGATGCTACACCATTCTTTACAAGAAGAACAACAGAATTAGAAAAAGGTTTACAGTATATTATAAATGCAGAATCAATGTTTGGTTTAACAGGACAAGATTGGGAGTAGGTCATGCAGAGTATTCTTACAAATTTAGGAATTATTGCAGCGTCCATAATCCTAGTACTTGGAAACAGATTTGTAAAGTTCATTGAGACTAAATTTGCAAAAGCAAAGGATAGTAAAAAGTTGGAAAAGTCTATTGATATAGGTTTAAAAATAAATAGATGTCTTGATGAAATTAGAATAAAAACTGGAGCAGACCGTGTTCATATTTTTGGTTATCATAATGGAACAATAGGGTTTAACGGAGTTAGTTTTAAATACCTATCAATGATTGCAGAATCTGTAGGAGATGAAATAGTACCCATAATTAAAGAGAATCAAGTTGTGCCTTGTGGAACATATTGGGAACTAATAAACCGCATACAACAAAATGCTGTTGTCCGTATTTTAGAAAAAGAAGACTCAGTGATAGGTAGACTTCATAGAAGTTTTGGTGTAAAAGATTGTTATAAATTTAGAATTGGAGATAATATTTCTAATGGAAGTTTATCAATTACTTATCATCATGAAGTAAAAGATTTAACACAAGAAGAAATATCAGCAATACAAGATAAACTAGTTAAGATAGAAATGTTATTAAAAGTAAAGTAATGAAAAGTGTCCCGTGTACCTACATATATAAAAATATTAATATCATTCACAATATTAATAGTGGGGTACATATATATAGACTCAATTCTTTCTTGTAAAATAATAAACCATGACACGTTTACACTTTTAGAAACAATTCTCTTTGGAAGCGTAATATTACACTGGAGTAATGAATTAATAAATAAATACTTATAAAATGAGCATAGATAAAAAAAGTTTCGAATTTAACAATTTTTTAATGATAGCTACAGTGTTTGTAGTATCAGGATTGATGATATGGTTTACCAACCTTCATGAGAGAGGTATTATATCAAAAGGAGTAGATACAGTATTAACATTTGCTGTACCAGTTTTATTAACATTAGGAATATATATATTTTCAAGAAAGAATGACTAATATACTTTCTATAGTTTTAATAATATTATTTGCGGTATTTAACGCTCTAGTTATTAAAAGCTATAAAGGTGTTTGGAATAAAACTTATAAAGACGCTTGGCATAAAGTTCAATATTGTATAGTGATATTAGTAGGAATATTAATATTTAATTTTACAAAAGAACTAGCACAGTTTTATTTAGCTTTTTATATTCTATATGAACCTATATTAAACAAACTCCGTAAACATAGAATGTTCTATGTAAGTAAAACAGGGAGTGTAAGTGATAGGTTTAGAACTTGGCTTTTCGGAACCCATGTAGAAATATACGAAATTATTTTAAAAGCAATTGCAATAACAGCACTTATAATAATAATATTATAATGGATAAAGTAACGGAACAAAAAATACAAACACTGCACCCTTCTTTAAGAGAAGAGGTAATTAAAATAATTAACGAGTGTGATGTTTTACTAACAGGTAGGGCTAAAGTACGTATAGCGCAAGCATTACGAACAGAAAAAGAGCAAAATGATTTATATGCACAAGGAAGAACAACGCCTGGAAAAATAGTAACTAAGTGTAAATTTGGTCAAAGTTTTCATTGCTTTGGTGCAGCAATTGATTTTGTACTAATAATAGATGGTAAGGTAGCATCATGGGATACAAAAACAGATTTTGATGGGGATAAAGTGTCAGATTGGATGGAAGTTGTAAAGGTGTTTAAAAAGTACGGATGGAAATGGGGAGGGGAGTTTCGAAGCTTTGTAGACCTGCCCCATGTGGAAAAATCTAAATATACGTGGCAACAGTTATTAGCAAAATATAATGCAAAAGACTTTATTTCTGGAACAACTTATTTAAAAGAAATTTAATGGAAACAATAAAAAAAATAATACTTTGGCTCATTTCTCCTTTTGATAATCACTCAACAGGGGGGTCAATGCGGAAATGGATGTCTTTTCTTGCAGTGGGTATTGCAGCAAAATTATCTTTTATTTTTACTAATAGCTCAACACTATCAATCATAGTATCAATATGGTTAATATACTCGGCATTATGTTTAGCATTAATTACAGGAGCCCAAATTATAGAATTAAAAAATGGAAATAAAAATAATATACCAAATAATGAAGAAGGAACAAATTAAAAACCTAGTGATTGTAATATTATCCTTAGCTGTGATATTATTAAGTATGAGTAAGATGAAAGCCCCTATAGTAAATTCTGCTATTGAGGATAGTTTAAGAGTGGAAAATGCAGGATTACAAATTATTGTAGAACAAGCAGAAGATAAAGTGGATTCTCTTCTTCTATTAAAAACCATTAGTTTAAATGAACAGGAAAATAAGAAAGCCGTAGTTCATAAAATGACAAATAAACAAAAGGTAGATAGTTTAACAGAGAGATACAAGAAGTTTGACACTACAGGTTTAGCACAGATTTTTACAGATTTGAAAACATGTGAGATAGATTTATATGGCTGCATAGAGAGAACCTATACCTACACTGAAACTATTGTACAAAAAGATACAATAATTGGAGCACTAAAAACAACAATTAAAAATGATAAAGTGTTAGATATAATTAAGACCTCTGAAATAGCCAATAATAAAAAGGAAATCAAAAAGCTAAAGAAGCAAGTGAAGAGAAGAAAAATTGTAACCAAAGTATTAGTTACAGCGGTAGGAGTTCTTGTAGTTCTTTTAACAATTCCAAAAATCTAATAATATATCATTTTATTAGCTTTGAAAAGTCACAAAAAAGTCATATATTTGTAAAACAAAATAAAAACCAAAAATGAAAGTAATTTTAACAACCCCAATCGTAGATTTAGAAGGAGTACAAATTTCTGAAGGAAACCCTCTAAAAGGAGTGACAATTAAGGACACACTATTAACTTCTCTATTAGGAGGAGGAAGAAAAGAGGAAGACTCCACTAAAAAGTATGCAAGGTATTGTCTTTTAACAGACATTAAAAAAGCCGAAAAAGAAATCGAACTTAGTTCAGAACAAGTTTCCGATTTAAAATCTCTAGCCAATGAAGTATACCCCATCTTGATATATGGTCAAGTGTGGGATATTCTAGAAAATAAGAAATAAAATGACCTGTAAATCTTGCCAAGAAAGTATAACCCCTTCTCCATGTTCTTGTACAGAACCAGAAATCTGTACTTGTGAAACACCTACATATACAACATGTTTAGTGTATGATAGTACAACTCTATCCTGCACAGGTATTATAGCGGGAGATGATGGAAACACTATTCTTGGCAAGATTAATACAGCCATTTGTACTCTGCAAACCGATTTAGCGGAATGTTGTGATGATGGTTTCTTAGATTGTACATTACTAACACCATAATCCAATAATATAATAAATGGGAACACGAAATAAAGTATTAGTATCTGACCTATCAAGTTGTTCTTGGTATTGTGATGATAAATTACGACTAAAAGGGGTTACAGCTGTCATTGATAGTACTGGAGCAGATATGCCTTCATCAACATATGAAGAGCCTGTAGGAACAGTACCAGATAATATAGCAGAAGGAGCTCTTATTATAGAAATTTGGGATAATGGATTAGGATTCTTTCAGCAAACCTCTTGTGATAGTACCACTTATAGTTGGACAGCATTAGGAAATGTAGCTACAGGAGTAGGTACAGGAAATCTTACAACATTTCAACTAAGAAGCGGTGATTCGGGAGTAGCCCCAGCAAGTCCAGGTACTCCACCTTCCTCTCCAACAAATGGAGATAATATTATACAAAGGTATAATGATTATACAAACTTTTGGACTCGTACAGGTGGTAGTTGGGTATTAACATACCAAGACTCTAACTCTGAAAACTATAATACGTTCTTCGAAGATAACTCAGGATTTGACGTTCCAGCAACTAGTGCTGACCCACCAAATCCAGGAGGAACAAATCCTTCTTCAGGTTTACAACTAGGAGATACATATATTACAAAATATGCTACACACACAGTTTGGTATACTTACTCAGGTTCAGCTTGGGTAGAAGATTTCCGCACAATAAATGCAACAATAGCATCTTTAGCTATAGGTACAGGGTTAACCAACACTACAGGTACAATTAGTGCAAATATAAGCACAGGTGTATCTGGAGGGCAATCTATTTATGGAGGAACGGCCAGTGGGAATAATTTAACAATTTACTCCACATCACATGCAACCAAGGGTAAAATAATTTTTGGAACATCTGCGTATGATGAAGTAAATAATAGACTTGGAATTGGAACAACATCTCCAACAAAAGGAATAACATTAGTTGGAAGTGATGCTTTAATAAACACATTAGCATTAGGACTTGGTAACAGTAGTATAGCTACTAATACAGCTCTTGGGGTAACTGCTTTAAATGCAAATACAACAGGAAATGTAAATACAGCTATAGGCTATGAAGCCCTAAAAGTAATTACTACAGGAAGTGCAAATGTAGGACTAGGGTATAAAGCTTTAAACAGTGTAACTACGGGTTTTTATAATACAGCAATAGGTGCAGCAGCATTAGGAGGCTTAACAGGCTCATCATCGGGTAACACAGCCATTGGTAGAGAAGCAATGTCTAATAATGGTAGTGGTAATAATAATACAGCTTTAGGTTATGGAGCAGGAAGTAATGGTTCAGGTAGTGGTGCTAATAATATTTATATAGGGTATAATGCAGGAAATAATTTAACAACAGGAAGTACAAATATTATAATAGGATATGATATTGATGCTCCAGTTGCAACTACAAACTATCAACTTTCAATAGGTAATTTAATATTTGGAACAAATCTTTCAGGAACAGGTACAAGTATATCTCCAGGAAATATTGGTATAGGAGAAATAAGCCCAACAGCAAGATTACATTTAGCAGCAGGAACCGCAGCAGCGTCAACAGCTCCTTTAAAACTAAATACAGGAACAGCTTTAACAACTCCAGAAAATGGTGCATTAGAGTATCATACAAGCCATTTATATTTTACTATAGGTGCAACACGTTACCAATTAGACCAACAATTAGCTTCAGCAAATAATGGTGTAAGCTATAGTGCTGGTGTTTTACAATTAGGACTTAGTACAGCAGGTACTGGTAGCGCAGATTTTACAGCTAACAGATATTTATATACAGGAGCTTTTGATTTTAGTATTGGCGGGTCTGTAGCTTCTGCTACAACATACCCAATTTTCTATTTAAAAGGAGCTACAGGTTTAATAGCAATGGGAGGTACAACCTCTCCAACATCTACACTAACTATTACAAATAGAAGTGGACTTGGTGCAGCACCTTCATTGGCTAATTTAAATTTAGCAGGTCTTTCTTTAACAACAGGAGCCGTAGCAACAGTTGGAGCTCAGGAAGTTTCTAACCCAGTAAGATGGAGTGCATCTGGTTGGGGAACTACAGGAAGTGCAGCACAAACAATTGATTATACAGCGTATGTTTTACCAATTCAAGGAACAGCACCAACAGCAGATTGGATTCTTCAGTCTTCTATAAATGGAGCCGCTTATGGAAGTAAATTATATTATTCTTCTACAGGAAACTTAAGTTTAGGAACAAATGCTACAGCTACAGCTAAACTTCAAGTGAAAGGTACAGCCGCAGCAACTACAGTGCTTTTTGAAACAAGTACATCTACACAACTTTTAAAACTTACAGACTCCTCAAATGAACTTGGTAATAGTTCAACTCCTTTAAATTTATTTAGTACAAAGGAAATAAACACTTATGGTTTTACAGCTATAAGTAATAATGAATCAGGAATAACTTTATTAGGAACAGCTACAGCAAGAGCAACAGCTAGTGATACAATAAATGGTATACTTTTAAATCCAACATTAGTAAGTGCGGCAGCAACACAAATTCTTAATGCTTTAAAAATTAATGCTACATTTACAGATGCTTTCTCTGCTACAAAATATTTATTAGATTTACAAACTTCCTCTGTTTCTCACTTAAATTTAACTAGTGAGGGTAAACTTGCACAAACAGCAACCTTTACAGCAACTACAGCAACTACAGCAGCAGTAACTTTAACAGGATTACTAACAGCTAGAGCAACAGCTTCTGATATAATTGCAGGGTTGTATGTAACCACAGGTCTTACAGGTGCAGCAGCCACACAAACTTTAGCAGGTACATACCTTAAACAAACCTTAACAGCATCTGTAGGAACACAATCATTAAACGGGTTAACTGTAGATACCACATTTGCAGGAAGTACCCCAACTCTAGCAGCGATATTTAACTTTAAAAATGCTGGCACATCTCGTTTAATTTTAACAGATGATGGAAGATTATATGGAACGGCACTACATAACAATGCTGGAGCTGTTACAGGGGTCGTAAATCAATATATAGCATCAGGTACATATACACCAACCGTTTCAAATACTAATAATATAGTTTCCACCACACCAGGAGTATTTCAATGGAATCGTGTTGGAAATGTTGTAACTATTTCGGGTTTTATATTAATATCTACAACAGGAACAGGAACCACAGATTTTGATTTTACATTACCAATACCTTATGTTTCAGCTACAGGTGGTGCAGGACATATAAGTAGCGCATTAGGTAGTATAGGAATAACAGCTGTAGGAAGTAGTTTAGGCCAGTGCGACTATCAATCAGCAAATACAAGTGGACACTACCATGCATTAACATTAATATATGTAGTATAATGAAAAAAATAATCTTATTTTGTCTATTTTTATTTACAACTCTACTAGCAACATCTCAAAGAGATAGTGCTATTCCTCATTCTGATAATATTTATATAGAGGGTGTGGCAATAACATGTTATAAATCTCCATACTTATCAATAGTAGGGGAAAGAAGAGTTCCAATAACTAGAACGAATTTAGATATTGTTTTAAGACCTGTGGTTTGGTTAAGTCCAATAATTGCTAAAAACAGTTTTTTTATTTTACAAATGGGAATTTCAAATCACATAAATAAAAAACTAGAGGTGGGCACATATTTTATGTATTTAAATGCATTTTTACCAAGACCTACAGATTCAATAATAGCAAAAAATAATGAAGGGTACAATAGTCCTTTTGCATTATTTATTACTACACATCCATTTAAGGATAATAAAGTTTCAGTGACGGTAGAATATTTATATTTTATAAAATTTAATGAAAGATTTGGTGGAAATTCTCCTGATAAATCTGCATTTAAAGTAAGTGTAAACTATGCTTTATTTCAAAAACGTACAAAATGAGCCATAACATAGATATTTCTTTTTTCTTTCAGAAAGTTGAAGACCCACGTATAATTGCTGTAGTTGACACTTCAGAATGGGGGGTAGCATTAAACAAACCCTCTATTGTAGAAATTACAACTCCTGGGGCATCTACACCTATTACACATTATTGGGGAAAGCAAAAAGTTAATATTTTTACAACAGCTAATTTAAATCTCAATTGTGAGGATTGCTGTGAACCAGCTCATGAGTATTTACCAGATGGTATTTACATCTTTAAAGTGAAGGCAAGCCCCGATACCTTTTATTGTGAAAAAACATTTCTACAAACAGCTCAATTTAATCTAGAACTAGATATTCTAAAAATTGATATGAAGTTGGAATGTGATAGGATTAATGAGGATAAGTGGCGCAGAATAAAGGAAATTGAAATGTTAATTAGTTGTTCAGAAGCTAACCTTCGGGCAAACAATTTTGCTACAGCTCAGGAACTATTTTGCAAAGCGCAAGACTTAATAGAAGAAGTAAAAAAATGTAATAACTGCTTTTAATGAGTGCGTATACAATTGAATATACAACAGCAACTGGATTAAGTGAAAAATCTGATGCAGCACTAATATGCCTTGGGGATAGATATATTATGAATGCTAGATTTCAAGTGGGTAAGAAACCAAATATAGATGATGTAGATGATATAAAATGGTTGAACAGAATAATACAAAATAATGAATGTCATACCTCTTGTAGAATAGAGGATGTAAAAGAAACTTTAAATAAAATATTAAATTTATACTAATGGGGAGGGAAAAGATAAGTTGTATATATCGTATTTCTTCAATTATTCATCCTGAAAAGTGGTATTATGGAAGTACAGTAAATTTATATGGCAGAAAAGATAACCATATTTGGTATTTAAGGAATAATAAACATAGTAATAATTTTCTACAGAATCATTTTAATAAATATGGAGAACAAGATTTAGTATTTGATATAGTTGAGCTAGTAGACGATGTTACTAAACTAATTATTAGAGAGCAACATTATTTAGATTATTATTTTGGTTGGTTTAATATTTGTAGACATGCACAAAGTAGACTAGGATTTAAACATCCACAGGAATGGAAGGATAATATGAGTAAACTACTTACTGGTAAAGTGTTTTCTGAAGAACGTTGTAGAAATATGAGCAAAGCAAGAATAGGTATTAAATTATCTAATAAAACTAAAGAAAAAATGAGTAAAGCAAGAATAGGTAAAAAGTATTGCTTAGGATATAAACATTCTGAAGAAAGTTGTAGAAATATGAGTCAAAATAATGGTATGAGAAAAATTATATTGAATACTCAAACAGGAATTTATTATGATAGTATAAAACTAGCCGCAGAATCTTTAAATATTAAACAAACTACACTATCAACATGGTTAACAGGCTATAGAAAAAATAAAAGTTATTTTATCTATGCTTAATATAATTAAATAATATAATATAAAATGACTTGTCAAAACAAAATAAAATCTACCTGCGGAGGCAAAAAAATGTACTCAACATGCGTGTTTGAAGAGATGGATTTTCCATCTTGGAGCACCTTATATGCAGAAAGCTGTGTTGTACAATCAGAAATAAATGCAGAAGTATATTCTGAACTTTCTGATATTAGAATAGCTATTGATGTATCTACTCTTGCAACAACATGTTTTGATATAGATACTACAGCTACTAATGAAATAACAGCGGCCACAGCAATAACAACTTTAATCAGAGAGGTGGCAGCTTTAAAATGCCCACTTCCTACAGATATTCCGAATGACCTAGTTATTACAACCTGGGGAATCAACTTTTTATGCTTGGAAGATGCTTGTGGTATTCCTATAACTAAACTCTCATCAACTCTTCAACTTTTAATAAATCAAGTATGTGCTATACAAACGGAAGCCTCATGCTGTTCGTTGGAACTTAGTCGCCAATCAGGTGATTACACACTAGAAGATATTTATGTAAACGGTGCTCTCGGAATTGGGGTTACAGTTGGACTAGGTGGAGGAGGTATTGATACAAACGTAGCTTATGGTGTTAGAAGTTTAATCTCTAATACAACAGGAACAGGAAACGTAGCTAGTGGGTACTATTCAATGAATAACAACCTAAGTGGAGCACAGAACGTTGGAATAGGTAATTCAGCATTAACATTAAATACTAGTGGAAGCTTCAACATCGCAATAGGCTATAATGCACTATCAGTAAACCTAACAGCAAATAATAATACAGCAGTTGGAGCCAGGTCTTTAACAGCCAATACTACAGGAGCTTCTAACACAGCAATTGGATATAACAGCGGAATTAATATAACTACAGGAGCCTCTAATACTATTTTAGGTGCAGGGTCAGGTACTGGATTAACTACAGGAAGTTATAATACAATTATTGGAGCGGGTGTAACAGGGCTTTCTGCCACTTTAGCTAATTCTATTATCCTTGCCACAGGAGCAGGTAGTATAAAATTACAATATAATAATACAAAAGGAACTTGGAGTACAGCTTTACCAACATTCGCAACAAATGCTGCGGCCATTACTGGAGGACTAGTAGCCAATGATTTATATAAAAAAGTTTCTGGTTCAGATTGTCAAGTAATGATAGTTATTTAATGTGTAAATCACAACCCATAAAAGAGTGTCTCAACTGTAAAAACCCTTTTCATAAAAAAAGTAAAGCTAGTTTATGTAATTGGGATAATAGGAAATATTGCTCTACAGAGTGCTCAGATATAGGTCATATAGGAAATAAGAGTACTACAGGACAAAAACGAACAGAAGAGTCAAAGAAGAAACAAGGAGATGCTATACGAGGTGATAAAAATCATAATTGGGTAAATAGAGATTCATTACCAAAGAAAGAATGCATAAAATGTGGTAAAAGTTACCAAAAAACAACAGGGGAAACACAAGCATATTGGGAAACTAGAAAATACTGTAGTTTAGACTGTTCTAAACATGAAGTTTTAAAGGGAAATAAATATAATCTTGGTAGGATTAAAACAATAGAAGAAAGAGAAGCTCACAGTAAAAAGGTAAGTAAGGAAAATCACCCAGGATGGTTAGATAGAGAAACTATTGAAACGAAAAGCTGTATGGAGTGTAATATAGTATTTAAGCGAAATCCTTCCCATGGCCTAAAAGCATGGGAAACTAGAAAGTTTTGTAGTAGAGAATGTTATAATAAAGATAAATATGTAGATGATGATTCAGAGAAAGCAAGACTTCTTAGAATAAGAAAAAGAGGTATAACACATAAATGGAGAAAGCAAATTTTAATAAGAGATAATTATATTTGTCAAGAGTGTGGAAGCAGAGATAATCCACTAGAAGTACATCATATAATACCCCTAAGAATTAATGAAGAAAAATTTATGGATGAGGATAATGGAATAACACTATGTACAACTTGTCATAAGAGAACCTATAATAAAGAACACCTCTTCGAAGAAAAATATCAATCAATAGTAGACTCAAAAATGGCTCAGTATAGTATGGCCAATCCAATATCAAGTAGACAAAACCTCCCAATAATGGGAACTTTAATATAAAACAAACAAAAAATGACAAAAAACTGTTATAACGTAACTGTTCCAACCGTGGACAACACTACATCAGTATGTGACGAATGTGGATATGTAGATTGGAATTGTGTATCAACGGAAGCCAATGAATATTTAGCAACTATAGATGGAGAATCTCTTGAGTCAGCATTTACAAAATTAGTGGCAATACTTGTTGCTAAGTCAGCAGCTATATCCGCTATTAATACTCGTGAAGCTTCATATCTTACCCTTACAGGAACACAGACAGCTACAAATAAAACACTCACATCTCCCACAATAAACACACCAATTTTAACAACAGGTGGAACTTATGCAAACAATGCTGCTGCAATTGTAGGGGGACTTACAGCAGGACAACTTTATCAAACGGCAACTGGTGTTTTAATGATAGTTTATTAAAACATTGATTAGAGTATTTAGTGGTTTTTTTCTCTAATTTTAGCATGGGGAGGTGTAATAGCCTCCCTTAGTTTTTAAAATAAATTTTGTTATATCAAATTTTATATGTATATTTGCACCATCAAAGTTAATCAATGAGTAGATTCACCGAAGAACAAAAAAACTACGTTAATTTAAATTTTCCAAAGTACAACACAATTAATGAGTTTAGTCAAGAGTATGCCAAGCACTGGGGTATACCTTTTTCAGATACCGTGAGAAGAAGTATATCAAAGTTATTAGAGAGAGAAAAGTTAACCTCTAATATAAAAACAGCAGAACAATCTGATGATTTTAAGATAGCACAGACTAGGAAGTTAAATCCTTCCTCCTTTTATATAATCACATCTGAGATGAACGAGACACCTCTTCATCAAAAATTTTGGAATAATTTATTAGCTTATAAAGAATTTTTAAAAGCAGAACTTTCAGTGATTCCGTTGCGGTATAAAAACCCAACATCTGTTTACAAAGAAAAAATTCATGAGAATTGGTCTCCACAAACTAAAGAATATTTAGATGCGGCCAGACATGACATCCATAAATACCTAACAATTTTAGCAGACGTAAAAACACAACCTACAGCAGTTCTACCACTCTCAGGTATGGAAGATATAAGCGGGTCAAAAAGTGCTGTCATAGGCCACCCAAAACTCCATTTACAGGCACTTCCAGTATTAGAGGGACACCCTAAAAAAATAATACTAACTACAGGGAGTGTTTCCATTCCAAACTATACAGATTCAAAGGCAGGAAAGAAGGGAGAGAACCATCACAAAAATGGATTTGTAATAGTGGAGATAAATAGTAAGGAGGAGTTTTATATTAGACAATGTGAAGCAGCAGAAGACGGTAGTTTTATAGACTTAATTTATGAAGTGGAAAATGGTGCAATTAGGAAGATAGATAAATGTGCAGCAATTGTTATGGGAGATGTACACGTTTCTGAAATTGATGAAGAAGTTAATTTAGAAACAGAACACTTATTAAACTGTTGCACTCCTGACTATTTAATACTCCATGATATTTTTAATGGGATTTCGTGTAACCGACATTTGGTAAAAGACCCCATAGCACAATTTAAAAGGTATGATGAGGGTAATCATTTAATAGAAGTGGAATTAAATGAAATGAAACGCTGGGTAGCAAATAAATTAAAATACCATCCTGTAATTGTAAATTCAAATCATAATGAATGGTTGACCAAGTATATAAACGAGGATTGGAGAAAAGATATTGCAAACTCATTAGTTTATATGAAGTATGCTCAAGTATTATTAGAAGGTAATGCACCAAAGGGACTTATAGCACATATACTAGAGGAGGAGTTTGGTAATCAGATAATAACACTAGGAGAAAATGATAGCTTCATAGTAGCCTCTCACGAATTAGGAGTCCATGGGCATTTAGGAAGTAATGGTAGTAGAGGTTCTTTTGAACAATATAGAAAGCTAAATTACCCTGTAATAACAGGTCACTCTCACACACCTATGAGAAGAGATAATGCAATCTCTGTAGGTACATCCACTATTTTACGTCCAGGATATAATAAAGGAGCCAGCAGTTGGTTACACGCCCACGTTATATTACATGATAATGGTCGAGCACAACAATTAATTTTTATTAATAATAAATTCACAACTTTTTTAGATTAAGTTATAAATAAAAATGACCCCAGAAAATAATACAGCTTATGTGTATATTCATAAAACATTAGATACTAATGAGATTTTTTATGTAGGGGTTGGTGGATTAGGAGACTTTGATAATTTTAAAAGAGCTAAAACTAGACATAAAGGACAACGTAATATATTTTGGTTAAATATAGTAAAGAAACACGGATTTATATATGAAATTTATGAGTTTAATTTATCAAACACCGCTGCTTTAGATTTAGAAAAACTTTTAATTTATAACTATGGTAGAAGAAATTTAGGAGTAGGAGCGTTAGTGAATTTAACAATGGGAGGAGAAGGAACATCAGGACGTATAAAATCAGATGTAGAGTTAGAAAACCAAAGAATTAGAATGTTAGGAAATACATACCCCACTATACAAAGTGTTATAAATTTATTTAATATTAAATCCTTATCAAAAAAACTAAACGGCAATTACAATAATAATACTTCATTTAGATTATTAGATAAACAATATGAACCCGTTAGTATTTCAAAAGGTATAGGAAGAAAGGTTATAGATACCGTAACAGGTATTATATATCCCACAGTCACTCAAGCTGCTAAAGATATTAATATTTCACATAATACATTACGAGATTATTTAAATGGACTTTATAATAATAAAACTAATTTAAAATATTTATATGAGTAGTAATAAAAAATCATTACCATTAGTAGAAGCAATGGTAGCCGCAACAACAAAAGAGGAAGCCATTAAGGTTTTAAATAATGTATTAGAAAGCTTACATTTAACAACAAACTATCTAAGATTAGTTGAACTAAAAGATATTATGGATGGGTATTCTAAGGAATACGGTGAAATAATTAATTCCTACAGAGAATTAGAAAGTCCAATAAGTTATGAAGAGCTATCAAATATAAGAACTAATCTTAATTTTCTATATAGGGATTGTTCAGATGCGCTTTCTTTTGAGATTGGTAAATTATATTTATATTATAAGGAAGGTAAAACCTTGGCACGGGGAAATGCAATGAAAGACTTAAAAGATAATGAAGAATTTCAAAAGGATTTTAAAACAAAATCATTATCAGGACTCCGTGACGTATTAGGTATGAGTGGAGTATATGATAGTTGGGTTACAAATCAAGCAGTAGCCTACGGTTTATGGAAAGGACTTGATACATTATTAAATGCTATAAGAATGTTTACAGATACAGTATCTTCAGAAGCTAAGAGGGAACTATTCATTTTACAAAAAGACGTTAAATAACACATACTAAACCATTTATTGAAGGACGGCTCAAAAGGTCGTCCTTTTTTGTATAATAACATCTAATTTTATTACCTTTGAAATATTAATAAAATTGTGTATATTTGTAAAATAATGACCAACGGAGAAGTAGTTGCACGTACAATAAGCGGTGTAAAAGCAATCACAAAAGATGACCGAATTTCTAAAAGGTACGTCCTTGGAATTTTACGTTCTAAAACAATCACCTACATAAGCCAAAAACTAGCAGATAGGACTCTTTACAGAGAAGACAATTTATACAGACCCATCACTTGCTTTGAAATGAAAAAAGAGGACATGGTGAAATGTAAAATAGTAGAGTTCCGTAAATGTAAACACCTAATGAAATCTAGACAAAAACTCCCTGCGATGATTTTTAGTAAGTATGGTAGTAGTCTTTTATTAGTAACATCAATAGACGGAGAGAAAGAATTTGACTATATTTCTTTACAAAATTTCACAAATAGAAGTAGACGAGAGTTTGGTAGTGTTGGAAATAAGTATTTAATAAAAAATGGATATTTATACCTCCCAGATTCAGATGTAGAAGCCGTAAGTCTTTCTATTTTAACAATAGATGAAAAGGAAGCTGTAGAAGCAGAATGTGATTGTAAAAATAAATGTACATCTGTATGGGACTATAGTTTTATATGCCCAGATAAGTTGTTAGAACCCATAATGGCAGAAACTATAAATGAGGTGGCCTCTACTTGGAGGAAGATTCCTACAGATGAAAACCCAGATATGGATTCTAACATAAAATCTAAAACAGTTTGATACCAGCCGTAAGTTTAAGAAATAGAGAAGCGTATAAACGTTTTAGAGCTAAATGCTTAGAAAGAGGTGACACCAAAGTATTACATAGAGATGTATATATGAATATAGTGGAAGACCTTTTTAAAGAAATAGCAAAGGGAATAGCAGAGAAAGATGCAGGAGTGTTTATACCAAGATTAGGCTATTTTGCAGTGTGGATGACTCCATGTAAGAAAAAAATCAGGTTAATACGCCCCAATGGACAAAGTAAAGTAACATATAATCATCACTCTGATTCCTATATATACCATATTGGTTTATTTACAGAACTATCTAAAAACAAAGCTATGAGATATTATACAATGGATAGAGAGTTCGTATCTCCCCTAGCACTAGAAGTATCTAAACATATTTTTGCTGGTAAAAAGTATAAATTACATCTAACAGAGTTAAAACAAATTTTAAGAAAAAAGAAAGACCTATGACCTTAGATAACATAATTGCAGAAATTGAATCAGACTTTGAAGCGTATAAAGCTAGTGGACTGATTGATAAATCCTCAATGTATCGTTGGGCATATTTAAATTTAAAAAAGTTTGGGCAAAGTATTTGTGAACTAACAGAAACTACAATCACTGTAAAAGCTGGAGAAGCACAACTCCCACAAGGATTCCATTCTTTAGAACTGGCCGCAAAATGTGACCTATCTTCTTACTATTGTAAAGATGAAGATATTCCTCTTATTCAAAATACATTAATGTGGAAAGAAAAAGTGGAAAGAAAAGTTACAGGACTTTCATGTACACCATGCTGCACCACCACTGAAGAAAAAACTATTACAGAGAATGTCTATATAAATGGTAAACAAGTTAGTTTATTCTATTCTTCACCTATGATGTTAAAACTAGGAAAAGGAATGAAAAGAGATAGATGCTCAAAGAATTGTAGAAATTTAGTAGTGTATGATTGCCCACACGAAATTATAATAAATAATAATACCTTATACACTAACTTCGCAGAAGGAACCGTATATATGCAATATTATGGCATACCACATACAGAGGACGGTGATATAGTGATTCCAGAAACAGATAGAGGTGAACTTGCCACTTACATAGAATATGCGCTTAAACAACGTCTAATTGAGAAATTACTTACTAACGGTGATGACCCTAATTTAGCAACCCTTTTACAGTATTACAATGGAAAAGAGAAAGTACAATATGGATTAGCAATGGCCGATGCAAAAATGTCTACTCTTAAACCATCATCATATAGAAGATTAACACAAGCCAATAGGAGTCACATGGCAAACATAGCCTACCTACTACCAAAATTTTAAATCTTGGAAAATAACAAACAAATAAATCTGGCCAGAATTGGTATGAATCGGGAAGCAAACACGCTTTCTGACCATGAATATTCTTTTGCACTAAACACCGTAAGTGATAGTGTTGACGGAAATTCGCCAAATTTACAAAATGAACCATCTAATATTTTATGTGCTAGTTTTCCAACAGGATTTAAAGTGGTGGGAGTTGGAACCGATATAGTGGAGGATAAGACATATTTTCTTTTAACCCACCCAACTACAAGGGTTTCTCAAGTGGGATATATTTCTGGGAACCAGGGAGTAAATAGCTTAGAAGATATTCCAGAAGAATGTGGATGTAACACTACAGAAATTTTAAACACACCACTAGAATTACAAACCCCAGTGGCAACATGTATTTATTATCCAATAATAGTTGATACATGCAATAAATGTTTAGGATTTGATGTCCGTTACCCAATCAAGAACATTGAAATACATAATGGTGTTCTTTATTTCTCAGATGCTTTAAGTTCTCCTAGATTTATTGATACTAAAAATTTAGAACAATATAATATTTTCGCATCAACCTGTGATGGAGATGTAACACAATGTGAAGGGGATGATAGATGTGATGAGGAATGCGAAGACTGTACAGAGTGTATAAACTGCGAGAAGATGCTCATCTTTAAAAATTCAGAAAGACTATGCATAACTCCACAAGAAATTATATATGGCGGCACATTAAAAAAAGGAAGTTATTCATTTTTAGCAGCTTATTGTGATGCGGCAGGTAACGAGCTTTCAGATTACTTTGGCATCACACAACCCATCAATATTTTTGATACAGGACATATTGTTCAATTACAGCCAGACCAAAATGCACAAACTAATTATGCAATAAAATTATTAGTAGAGCATAGAGATGTTACATATGGTTATTATAAAGTTGCCGTTATTCAGAATACTAATTTAAACGGAGAGAACACATATTACATAGAGGGAGTACATCCAATTAGCGATTCCACTGTAGTTTATTCAACAGAGAATAATGAAAAGAGAACAACCCTTCTACAATTACTTTCTAAAAAAACTAAGTGGTTAACCTCTGAGAGTGTTGTACTTAATAATGGATACTTATTTCACCATGGGTTAACAGCTCAACCAGAAATAAACTTACAACCTGTATTTAGTTTAATGGGGGCTTTCTTGAGATGGAAATCTGGAGCAGCCAACGAAGATTTATATAAAGATGGAATAGCAGATTCATTATATTCTGGATTCATGCGTAATGAAGTGTACCCATTTGGTATACGTGTATTTACAGATGATGATTATGAGTCAGCCGTATTTTCATTAGTAAATAGACCAGCCACACTATCTGAAGTTGAAGAAATAACTACCAATGAAGATATACAATCTCTTACAGAATTTTCCCCACAATGTGTTGAAAATGAAAGAAATAAAAGATGGCAATTATATGATACAGCAACACATATAGATAGTTGTAATACCGTAGGAGGTACTGTAATAGTTGAAAATTCTACAATTGAATGTATTAGTGAAACAGACTATAGTGCAGGAAGTGGTGTGTATATTGCAAATCTACCAATAACATATACTAACTTAGAAGAATTTATTAATCAGTATTGGTCTGATATAAATAACCCTATTAGTATTTATTATAACCTTCAATTATCACTAGCAATTCAAGCAGCCCTAGCTGACATCACCCCATGTGAAAACTTATTACCAACAGGTTGCACAAGAGGAGCAGAGATAGTAGGAGATAGACATATTATAGCAGATGTGGTGTATATAGACCCACCAAATGAAGAGGTGGTGGAGCGTACAACAAAAGTACTAGCAGATTATAATATTTCAGCAGCACCCGCTGTTTGTAATATTTATCAACCAGGAACTACAGCGCAGGTGGATGATACTTCTTTCACATCAGGAGCAGCCTATTATAGATATACTCCTATAAATGAATCTTGTAGCACAGCAGTTCCATTACAACTTACTAGCCCCCAAGGATATTATACAAATTACTTACAAGGAACCGATATATTAAGTATATCTGATATTTCAAGAACAGCTACAGCCACTCCAGGGTTTTTCGCACCAAATCTACATAAAAAAGCAATTTGGTTTAAATTCGATTTTGGTACAGATTTAGATAAAATTTTAGAGATTACATCAGGAACAGTCTGTGGAAGTGGAAGTGAAACATTAGGAAGTAGTAGAGATGTAAGGATTTCTTTTTATACATCATGTGTAATAGGAGCACCTAGCATTCCTTCACAATTAGTAAACCTAGATACAGGAGCTTTAATCTCATTAACTAGAGCCGACTTTGGTCAAGATATAGTATATGTAGCAATTGACTCTAGATATGTATCGGTGAGCCCCACAGAATACTACATAGACCCTCCTTGCGGATGTTTTGGCGTACTACAAAGACCAATTGAATACACAACATCCTCCATAGCATATGCAGATGTTATATTTAACAAAGTTACTAAATATGAAGTGGCATGTAACGTTACAATTCCTACACCAAGTCCATGTACAGTGATTCCATTTGAATATGGAAAATTTGGATATGTAGAGTCTACAGAAAAGTACCCATGTAATCAAGAACTTTATGATAGTAGTGGTTTAGTAATTAATCCAACACAAGTATCTGGATTTTCTGACGAGTTTGAAACATATTTCAAAGATGGCCTAGATGGGGATGGTAATTATATTCTAAAAAATGCAAAGTTAGATAACACCCCTATTCGACATTATAAAATGCCGTCTAATGCAACTTCACCGTTTATGACACCCGTGAATGTTAGGTTTAATGAAAGTATTATTTTTCCACTAGGAATTTACATTGATAATTCTATTATAAATGCCTTCTTAGATATTGCCGTTACAAACTCTTTAATTACACAAGAGTTAAGAGATAAAATAACACGTTATGAAATAGTTAGAGGAGACCGTACATTAAATAAGAGTATTGTAGCTAAAGGACTTCTATATGATGTTTATCATAATGTAGAGGAAAACGGTAGTGAGGATGTAAGTGTATACCACTCAAACTATCCTTATAATAGTTTAGGACTAGACCAATTTAACTTTACAAATTCAAATAGAAATACATATATAAACCACCCTTTCAATACAAATAACGAGGGAGGAGATAAAAATAATAGATGGACATTTCATAGTCCTGATACTCATTTCCGTACACCAACACTTCCTTCAGAGATAACTTTCGAAGGATACCAATTTGGTAAGAGTAGAGGAACATTCAGAGAGGTGGGAGACCATCCAAAATATGTAATCTTAGGAACCGATGCATTTCATTTAGCGACAATCCTAGGTGTGGCCGAGGCAGCCTTAGAAAGTGCATTGATAATAGGACAAGCATTTTTAGACTATGTTAATGTTTTTTATACTCAAGTAGGTGTAGATAATGGAGCCAACTTACAAGGTATTCTTATTGGTGGAGCGTTTGTAGCTTCAATATCAATAGCACAAGCAATAGCGGCAGGAGCCTATAAAGCAGGAAAATATAGATATGAGTGGCTTACAATTTTCAGACAAAATGGAGATAAGTCAAATAATTTTGCATATTATTACACCTCAACAGGATGGTATAACTATTTTACAGCACAAAGTATTGAAGGAAATTATTTAAGAGGAATTTCAGCATCACGTTATTTAAAGCAGGGGAGATACAATGTAGTTGAACCAGATGCTACTCAGATAAGAATAAACAATGTTGATAGAGAAAGTTCTGTATTTTTATCTATTGCTAATGATACCCTACTAAATGACCCTTTTACATCACAATTAGTTAAAGACTCACTTACTTTAACTTACTCAGATGATTACAGGTATTATGATAATGTTACAACTAATAGAGATAATGCTAGTAGAAGAACAGCCTATGAAGCAGATGTTTGTGATAGTAAAAAAGAGATAGACAGTAATATTGCCTCACAGTATGTTTCAATAGGAAATTATTCTCCTGCGCAATACGGTGATATAGATGATATTAAATGGCTACCAACATCTTATTGCGGAGACCTAACAGTAGATAACTCAGCATGTGATAGCACTATAATATTTGGGGGAGATACAAAAATAAGCCGCTTCTCCCTAAAAAGAAAACTTCCATTTTTTACAACGGATGCTATGGGACTTGCTAATCAAACTCCATTTGCATACAGTTTGTATAACAACATAGGAAATGTAAATAAGTTTGCCAATTTTGATATTGATTTAGACTCAGGTACAGGGATAGGAAATGGTGTATTAAGTACAATTTGGCCAGATATAGGAAGTACATATAATTTCGACTGTTATGAAAATCATTTCTATATTAGAAAACCTTCTAAGTTTTATTTATACTCATATGGTATTCCTCAATTCTTAGTAGAGTCAGAAATAAATTGTAACTACCGTACAGCACAACCAACCCCAGAAAATTGGTTCTATCCACAGGCTGGAGATTATGTATGGTGGACACAACAAAAAAATGTACCTATCGGTAGGGATAACACTTATTTCTATAACTTAGGATATTCAATGAATCCACAAGGTGGTGGATATAGAATTCTTCCATCAACTTATTCAGCCGCTTCATGGGCTAATAGATTTAAATATCCAAATGGTGTAATAGCTTCTCAGCAATTTTTAAATGAAAATAGTTTTAGTAATCCGTTTTTAAATTACAAACCTTTAGATTTTTATAACTTCCCAAGCTCTTACGGAAAACTTATAGCCCTCACCCCAATAGAATCACAACAATTATTGGCCAGATTCACTAACCAACTGACAGTAGTTAACAGCACTAATGATTATATAAAGGATAGACTTACAGAACAAAACTATTTATTGGGAACAGGTATTTTTAATAATGCCCGCCCCGTAGAATTCAACATATCAAGCACAGGCTTTCTCGGAACTCAAAACTATTGTTCAACTAAGTCTGAATATGGATTATACACCCTTGATGCTAAAAGAGGTGGGATTTTTGAAATAGCCGCTGGGGGACAAAAAATGACAGAAATTTCTGCATTTAAAAGAGGAGGAGAGTCTTCAGGAATGAGACAATGGTTTAAAAAGCATCTTCCATTCAAGATACTAAAAAATGTACAAGGTATTACAGATTTAGATTGTGATAATGCATTTAATGGTGTGGGAATCTCAATGGTGTTTGATAATCTATTACGTAGACTTATTATTACTAAACAGGATAGACAATTAAAGGACTCTGTGGAAGCAACTATTAAGTATATTGATAGAGAATTTTACACATCTATTTTGAATGATGATTTAGAGGAAGTGTTAACTAAAATAAGTATAGATGACACTACATATTTTGAAAATGTAAGTTGGACTATTTCATATGACGTTTTAAAAGATAGTTTTGTAAGTTACCATAGTTATAAACCAAATTTCTATCTTAGTTATTCTAATTACTTCCAATCAGGTTATAATAATACAACAGGTAGTTTATACAGCCACCATCTTTTAAATAATACATCATTCCAAGTATTTAATTATCAATTATATCCATGGATTATTGATATAGGGTCTGCTACAAAATACTCACAAAAAGTATTTACTTCTTATAATTATTGGATGGATAGTAGAAGATATAAAAATTACAACAATGACTATGCCCCAGCCAGGTTAATAGGGTTTAATAAAGCCGTAGTGTATAACCAAAATAATAATAGTGGGGATATGAATTTAGTAGTGGCACAAAAGAATAACGCATATCAAAATACGCAATATCCGATATTTAACACAACTAGTACTGATATTTTAACTACAGAAAATGAAAACAAGTGGAATTTTAATATGGTGTTCAATAGAGTTAAAAATGATATTTCTAACAACCCTATATGGATAAATGATAGTAATCAAATATTAAAAACATTAAATAATTCAGCTTTAAATTATCTACCAACATGGCAGGATAGGATGAGGGGAGATTGGTTTTCTATTCGCCTAACTCAAGATTACACGTCACAATACAAGATGATTTACAGATGGGGACAAGAAAATTCTAATATAACAAGATAATGGGAGAGTTTAAGGGAGCAAACGAAAAAGCAGCAATACCATCTACAAATCCAAATATTTTGGTAAGTAGAGGAGTAGGTTATGATATTAAATCTTATGCAACTAATCCACAACATGAAAGAATTGTTAGTACTATTTTATCTTCTTTAAATCCCTTTTCAAACCCTGAAGAGATAACTTCTTTTATTAATATTAAATATCCAAATTCTCCAATATCTGGAGAAATGGTAATAAATAGTAGTATAAAACATGGAGTGTCTCCTGAAGTTATTTTATCAATAATGGCCGCAGATAGTAGTATGGGAACTAAGGGTAAAGCAGTAAGAACATTAAATCCAGGTAATGTTGGAAATACAGATGACGGAGCAACAAGAGGATTTAAAAGTTGGGAAGAAGGGGTTGATGCGGTTGCAAAAAATCTTGCAGGTAGAAAAACAAAATATTTTTCAAATACTCCCTCAATTACTCCATCAATTACACCATCAGTTACACCATCAATTCCAGAAGTAGATAACTCAGCCTTTCTAGCAGATTATAAAGCACAAATGGAAGCTACTAAGCTTCAAACAGTAGAAGCAGAGAAAAAATTAGCAGAGAATATAAAGGTACAAGAAGCCCAAAATATTCTTTTAGCAAAACAAGAAGAAAACACTAGAAAAATGAATTTTTTAAATGATTTTAATTTAGAATTTGTTTCTATGAAAAGAGGAGCCCCAGTACAAAATCCAGAATATTCTGTAGCTGAGGATGGAGGATATTTTGAAGATGGTGGGGATAATAAGGGAATGATAGGTATGATTAAGAGTAAAATTGCATGGGAAGATGCTATGGGTAATCCCTCTGCAAAAAGAATGGTGAGTCCAAATCCTCCAACATATACCTTTACAGGAAAAGAAGGAGAGCCCTTTTATATACAACCCCCAGAAGGAGCATCAGGTACACATTTTATGAGTAATCAGGATAACTCAGCTGTTCCACTTATTCAAGAAGGAACCAATGGGTTACAATATAATATAAATGCGTCCCCAACGGATAGAGAGGCAATGCACTTTAATTCCCCAGAAGAGGCTGCTTATTTTGCAGAACACTATAAAGAAGTAGCCCCAATGATGAGAAACTTGGAAGATGGTGGAGAACCTCAGGATAGAAAACCTATTATAGTAACAGATTTAAATGACCCAAAATTAAAGGCTTTTCAGGATAGTACAAAGGTATATAATTCATTCTTAGCTGATGATAAATTTTTTTCTGAAAACGCAATTCTTAAATTAAGAAATAGAAAAGGGTATTATGATGGAGAGCTAGTACAAAATTACAACGCAAGGGAGGTAGAAGTAAAACCAACTAGTTATAATAACTACAACTATCCACATGGAAAATTTACAGCAGATAGAGCTTCTGTACCTGTATATAAAGAACCAATACAACCAGTAGTATATCAAAACTCACAACAAAGACATCTTATTACAGCAAAAGATTGGCAAGATATTAATACTAATAATTACGGAGATGAGGAGATAAAAGTTAGAAATGCAGATACAAATAAATATGATATTTATAGAATTGGTAATAAGTTTGAATTAGTTCCTAAAAAACCAGTACAACCAGTAGTATACCAACCAAAACCTAAAGTAGTAAAAAAAGAAGTTCCTATTATAAAACAAAAAGATAAAATAAAAGAAGGTATAATAGAGGATGATAAGTATAATGAAACACACGATAAACTTAAAAAAGTAATTGACCCAAATAATCAATGGGATTTAGAAATGTTTAAAGCACCTAATGGAAAAATGGCATTAAGACAAAAAAAAGAAACTCCAATTACACCTGTTGTACCTCAACAAGAAACTATTACAACTCCAAAAACACCAATAGGAAGTATAAATATTGAGGGTAGAGAAGTACCCTATAACTCGGAAGCAGAACTAAAATTATTTGAATCTTACAAACCAACTCAAAAGGGTAGTTCTAAAGACTATACTATTAGTAGATTTAACAGTTCTTTGTATTGGCAAGGAGATGTATTGATGGATAAGAAAACAGGTAAGAAGGTATTTAAATTAGGCGGTAAAGTTAAAAATTAATATTATGAAAAAGAAAACAACAAAGAAAATGGAATGTTCAATGCCAAAAATGAAATGTGGAGGTAAAACCAAGATGAATAATGGTGGTAAAGTTCCTAAAATGAAATGTGGCGGTAAAGTTAAAAAATAAGAAATGAAATTAGTATTAAAAAATCCTCTTCCAGTTTATGGAGATGCAGGTATGACCCAAGATAAACCATATAAAGGATATAAGATGGTGAAGTATCCTAATGGAGATGGTAGTTATACTACGAAATGGGAAAAAATCCCTGAAACAACTACTTATACCCCAATACCAGGGGTTCCTAACTTTAAAGGAGATATGGGGTATGTACCACCTACGAATAATAACATCGTACATAGTTCTAATAAACCAATAGGGTTTAATCCTACTAATTCACCAACACCTTTTGAGTTTCCTCCAGTGGACTTAACAACTGACCAATATAAACAAGAGGCTAACTTATTTCCAATGTTTGGGTATGAACAAGGAGCTACATCCCCAGTTAATCCAACCAATTACCAGGAGATTAATATGAATACACTTCCTTTTAGTTATACACCTCCTGTTAATAATATAGGAAATCCCACACCAATAAATACAGCAACCCCACCTAATAGTTTACCATTTACTTTTCCCGATATACCAACTACTAATGAAGTAAGTTTAGGAAGAAATCTTATAACTAATCCAACCCCATCTAATACTTTAGCAGGTAATATTGATGTTACAGGATTAAATAATTCTATTAATCAAACCCCATCCAATATTAATACTATTTCGCAGGTTCCTATAAATACACCCTTTAATTTTCCAGACGTACCCGCCACTAATGAAATAAGTTTAGGAAGAAATCTTATAACTAATCCAACTCAACCAGCCACAGAGGTTAATAGTACATCACTTGCAGGTACACCTAGGTATAATACCAACATAGATGTAAATCAAAAAAATCAGCATTATAATTGGAATACCCCAGTGGAAACACAACCATTCCAAACCCCTCCTGAAAATTATTGGGATAAGCAAACGCCAGAACTTTATAAAATAGAGGAACAAGATGTAACAAATACAACCCCAGATAAACCATTACCTAAAAAAACACCCCCTTCTTTCGCAGCCACATTATTTAATAACCCAATGCTTGGCCAAGGTGTGGATTTAGCTAGTAGAGGATTTGCACTAGGACAAAGTATTGCATATGACCCAACAAATGTACCAGCAGAACTACAAGGAAAAGCAAAAACAGCTAATCTTTTAAGAGGTATTGGTGCAGGAGGTTCCTTAGCTTTAGGACTTGCACGTACAATTGGAAGTGGTATGGGACTTCAAGAACAAAATCAACAAGTGTTAGCCGACTACTATAAAAAACAAAGAGAACAACAATATCAATACTTTAAAGACGGTGGTATGTTAGATATTCCTTATGAAAAAGTGGCTACCAATGAATATATTTCAGGTATGCCAGAAATCATGGAAGATACGGCTAATTCGGAGGTAGAGGTGGACGAGTACATTCAACACCCAGATAACTCTGTACAAAAAGTATTAGGTAACACCCACGAACAAGGTGGTGAAAAAGTAATACTAGAACCTAATACTAAAATAGTTTCAGATAATTTGAAAGTGCTTTCTACGCAAATTAAAGAAATCAACTCTCAATATGGGTTAAAGGTTAAAACTTCAGATACATATGCATCCGTAATTGATAAATATGCTCATAGCATTGGGTTAGATGAAATGAACGAGGAACTTGAAGAACTTTATAAGCAAGTAAAGAAACAAGATGATATTAAAGATGAGGTGACAAGAAATATGAACCTTGATTTTCTAGAAAAGGAAATAATGGAATTGGAAGCAGAACGTGCTCCTCTATTAGAAAACCGTAGTGCTTTTGTTTCTTATATTTTCAATAAGCAAGAAGAGAGTAAACCAAAATCAGATGAAGTTACAAAGTTTGAAGATGGTGGTATGATGCATGATGCAGCTTTTAGAGCTCTATGTAAAAAACACGGCATGACTCCTGAAGAAGGAATGATGGCGATGGGCGGGGTACAGAAGTATGCTCCAGGAGGGACTACTCCAGAACCAAAAGTTTGGTCACAATATATGGCAGAAAACTATCCTGATAAAAGTCCTTATTTAACACAAAAAGAAATAGATGACTTAGGTATAAATATGCCAAAGGATAGTCCCGTAACAAATGAAAGTATAAAACTGTTAGATATAAATCCAGAGCACCCTAGTGTTAAAGCATTAAGAACACCCCTAGCACCAACTTCTCCTACAACTACTCAAACCATGGAACCATATGCATATGGAACAGATAAACTACACGCTAGTGTGTGGGATAAACCAACATGGACAGCAGCATTAAAAGAACTAGGTATAAATCCAAACCAAAGCAATAAAAAAATACAACAAGAGTTATATAACAACCCTAAGTATAAAGCAGCAATTGATGCACAGCATACAAAATTTGGTATGCCTGTAGGAGGTATGTTTGATGATAAGTTAGGAGAAAGATGGGTGATTGCAGCAAAAGCAGCTTTAGCAACTAAACAACCACCAGCAACTAAACAACCACCAGCAACTACTCCGAAAGCAAAAGTAGAGGAAACAACAACAGGAACAACTGAGGCTTTTAATCCAAATATGTATCAGAAAGCTTTTTCTATACCTTTAATGCCTTCCCAATATAATCTTCCTCCAACAGGGATGTCTGCGCATTTAAAAACGCAACAACATAATCAATTCTTAAACCCAATTGCTAAAACCTGGGAACCACAAGCTCAACAAATATTTGCAGCACAAAACTTCACCAATCAGCAAATAGCACAAATGCCTTATGCACAGCAAGCCAGTATTTATGCTAACTCAGATGCAAATGCTTATGAGGCTATAAACAAAGGAGTGGGAGACGTTAATTCGTTTAACGCCCAGCAACAGTATAACGCACAAGCTTTCAATATTCAACAAAACACTAATGAACAAATTACAAATAATAATGCAGCATTAGATTATGAAGAAAGACAATTGATGGCACAGGCTAATACTCAAAATGACGTTTACAACTGGTTTAATGCTAATCAACAGAATGAAATGGCAAAGTATAACTACTTAACTAAGTATAATATCGCTCAGACTCTATTTGAAAATGTAACTACAGACCCATTCGGTAGACCAACAGTGGATAAAAATACAATACCAAAACTTCCTTATTTACAAAATAAAGTAGGATAAGTCAAAAAAATTTCGTATATTTGTAAAATAAAATAATGGCATCAGCATATTCAATTTCTAGGCAGTACAATAAATTTGTGGAGCCTATTGACCTTTCATTCATGGTTCAAGCCATGGCAAATACCCAACAAAAATTTGATAAAAATTGGGAATCCACTTTAGGACAAATTGAAGCAATTTCTAACCTAGATATTGTAAAGGATTCTGATAAAAAATACCTCTATGACCGTACTAATGAGCTTATAAAGCAAATCAATCAGTACCCATTAGATATGTCCTCAAATGGTTTAACACGTCAAATTTCAACTCACATCAAACAAGCTGTGGATGATAATGTTGTGAATGCAATAGAGGGAACTAAAAAGATGAGAAGCTATCAAGCAGAGGTAGCTAATGTAAAGGAAAAACATCCAGATAAATATAGTAGTGTTAATGAAGCTTATGGTTTCAAACCAATTTACACCTGGTTAAATGATGGTAAAGTAGGAAGTGAATTTTCAGGAACCTCTTATACACCTTTTACTAATTTTAAAGATGTATATGATAGGTTTGATAAAATGGCCACGCAACATGGTGATGATGTAATAGAAATTAAAGATGGAAAAGGGGGAATTAAAAAAACTACATATAATGGATTAAAACCAGCAGAAATTAGAACGGTTGTAGAACAAATGATGACACCCCAAGAACAACAACAACTTAATATTAATGGTTGGTATAATATGGGACAAGGAAATGATACTTACGCACAAAGTAAATATAAAGAACATGTTACAAGAGCTAAGTCTGAAGTAGCAGGAGATATTACTTTAGCAGAAGCAGATTTAGGTAAATTAACAGTTGGAACCCCCGAATATAAAGATAAAAAAGAAGAAATAGATAATTTAAAAACACTAAAATCTTCTTATAATATTCCAGATGATGATATAAAGAAAAGAACAGCCGAAGAAATTGGAGGATATTTAGAAAGAGAGAAGCTTATTGGAGGAATCCAAACCTTACACAACTATCATATAAAAAGTGAAACTTATGGAAAGGATGACCTTTTTTGGGAAAACCAAAATTATAACTTAGATGTTTTAAAATACAATTTAGATGTAAGAAAACAAGAAGCTGAAGAAAAGTTAATAACGACTGCGGCAGATACTAGAATAATTCCAGTGTTAAATGGGAATGATGACCTACCAGAATTAGACTTATTAAATGAAGCACTTTCTACTATTAGTTCTACGCAGAATGAATTAGATGTAAAATCAGACGCTTTTGGAAAAGTACAATGGGGTTCTGAATGGGATAATGTAAAAGCAGCTATACAAGCTAGAGCAGAAACATCAAAACAAGATTATCATAGATTAGTTTTTGAAGAACTAAATAAACAACATGCAGGATTGAAAAAAAATGTTGATTTAAATAGTTTTTCAAGTTTACTATCTGTAAAAGAAAAATATAGTACTATTGGTAAAAAACTAAGTAAATTACCAGAGATAGCAAATCTAAATCCAGAAAAATTAGTAAGAGATGAATTAGCTCTTCCAGGAGCAGGTACTCCAGCTTTAGAGTATTACTTAAAAGTAAATCCAAATGATAATATTGTTAAAGATTTATTAAAAGGAAATAAAACAACCGAAGACGATGCTGTAATAGCTAAAAGAGTAGGGGATTGGTTTATACAAAATCCTAATAGTAAAAAACAATTTTCACAATACATTGTCTCAGTTAGGAATCCAGATATAAAGATGGATTATAGTTTACTAGATGAGTTAAAGGAAGTACATGGTAATTTTGGAGAAAAAAATAAATTTTTAGTAACTCCTGTAATAGAAAAAGGAAAGCAAATAAACCCAGAATATCAAATATTATATAGGTTAACTCAATCTGGAAGTTCACCTTTTGATGTTGACCCGAAGTTGGATATAACATTTGAAAAAACGGATAATGGTTATACTATCTCCCAAACCCCAACTAAAGGGACGGGTGAAAATGGTACTCCAGTTACACGTTCAGTAAATGTTACAAAAGAGACTTTTGAAAGAGAAGCCCCAACATTAATAGTTAAGGCAAATAAAGAAAAAAATACTAAGTTTTCACCAATTTCAACTCCAGTACCTAGTTATTATTCAGATGGAGATACTAGAGATGTATTAGCGTTAATGGGTGGAGACCCAGCAAAGAGCTCAAAAGTACTAGCGTCAACTACTAAAAGTACACTTATACAAGTAGGTGTAAACCAAGGTATTGATAAAAACGAACTTACAACTGCTATTAATAAAATTGTTAATAATGCATCAAAAATTAGAATAAGTACAGTGCAGGAAGCAACAAAATCAGGAGGAGTTAAAGTAGCAGCATATATAGGAAAAAACATGATAGGTAGTACAATAATGGATATAGGGGATTATAATAATATTATAGAAGCTGGGCGCATTAACCCTCAAATATTACTATCTCAAATTTTACAAGATGAATTATTATTATCAGAAAATAAAGAAATACCTAGTGGCATTAAATCTGCTAATATACTAATCAAATAATATGGATAAGCTAACATACGTAGACCCAAGCATTGTAAAAAATCCAACACTTCCCATAGCTAATAAGGAAGAGTTAAATACTATTGTAACTAATATCCAAAATCAAGCTGTAGCTCCTCCAAAGACAGCTCTTGATAAGATTTTAACTATTAATCAGTCCCATGCTAATAATCCATTCATACAATCTGAAAAAAAACAGCCAAATGAATTTAGTTATACAAAACCTATAGATGTTGCATATGCTGAAGTAGCCCCAGGAAAGTATGTACCACGGTATGAAAAATATTTAAGTGGGTATAATAATGAGGAGATAAATGCAAAACAACAATCTGGATGGGAACAGATGGCTTATGGTGTAGGTAAAAATGCTATAAAAGCTGTAGGGTATGCTTTAGACTCAACAATTGGATTTGTTGCAGGAACCGTAAATGCCATTGAAGAAGGAAAACTTAGTGCTTTTTATAACAACGATTTTTCTAAATGGATTGAAGAACAAAATAAGAGGCTGGATTATAAACTTCCAAACTATGTAACAGAGCATGAAAAAAACATGAGCTGGGTTAAAGCAATGGCTGGTCTAAACACCAACTTCTGGTTTAATGATGTTTTAGGAGGTGTTGCGTTTATGGCAGGAGCTATAGGTGGTGAAGCAGTTTGGGCAGCAGCTACAGGAGGAAGTAGTATTGGGTTAGCAACGGCTAAATGGGGTCTTAGAGCAGGAAGAGCAGCAGAGGAACTTGGAGCCACTACAAGAGCTATGCGAAAATTAGCAGAACTAGGAGTGGATTCAGGGAAAGCAGGAGCATTAGCTTCTTCAGTGAAGTATGGAAAAGTAGGAGAAGCTGCAAATTTATTACGTTTTACAGCAACTTCTGTAGGGTTTGAAGCAGGGGTGGAAGCAAGACAATCATTAGACGAAAGTATTGCTAACTACCAAGACGCTATACAAAAAGCCTATGGTCGTAATCCAACAATGGAGGAATATCAAAAGTTTATTCCAGATGCCGTCAGTAAAGCAAATAATGTTTTTTTAACAAATGCTCCTTTATTAGCAGTGTCCAACGTTATAATGTTTGGAGGCATGTTCGGAATTGGTAAAGGAATGTCTAAATCAATTTCTGAAGGAATAGGAAGAACATTTGGTGTAGGAATAAATACAATTGATGAGGGAGGTAAGGTAGTTTATAAAGCTCTTGAACCAACTAAAATGTGGAAAAACACAGGGAGAGTAGCTCACGCATTAAGTAAACCATTAACAGAGGGTGTGTGGGAGGAAGGACTTCAATCTGTAATTTCACAATCTTCTCAAAATTATTTAGCCGCTAAATATGACCCCAGCTCCTTAAAGAAAAACTATGACATGATGGATGCTTTCTATGATGCCATGGCTTACTCATATGGAACCAATGAGGGAATGAAACAAGTGGGAATTGGTATGATAATTGGAGCTTTTGGTGGAAGTAGAGGAGCAGTTAAAGGATACAATAAAGCATTAAAAGACCAAGCACCTCAAGCAGCAGCATTACAAGATGCCTGGAATAAAACTACAAATGCAGGAGCTAATGCTTTAAAGAATATGTTAAGTGTTGCTCAACTACAAGCAACCGCAGCAAAATCAAATAAACTAGCAGGAAATGGAGATTTAACCCCAGCCTCTATAGCTTTCAATCAATCTCAATTAGCCAAAATGGAACTTGAGCATAGAAATGGAAAGTTAGGAGAGAGTGTAGATACATTTAATAAATCATTAGATAGTATGGACACTGCTTCTCTTATTGAGGAATTTAAAATTGATGGTCAGTCTGAAGAGGAAATTACAGCAAAAGTTAATGAAACAAAACAAGCCTTAAAGGATGAATATGCAACTAATGTAAAGATATTTAAATTAGCAAGAGCTTCTGCTGAAACTCACGCTACACCAATCAAAACAAAAGATGGTAAGTTGCAGGATTATACTTCTGAGTTAACGGCCAACATATTCTTAGGACTTAAAGCTCAAGATAGAAGTGTAGATTTAGCAAACACCATAGAAGCAATGACAGGAAAAAATGGTATTGCTAGTAATATTGAGTTATATAATAACATCTCTAAAGAACGTAAAAATTCATTAGAAGCCATTCGTTTAGCTTCAAAAAGAGTTAAAGCACTAGATGAGGAGTATATAGCTCTACAACAAGATTTTAGTACCCTTCAAGAAACAGCACCTCGTACAACAGAGAATAATCAACATGCCCAAAAACTAGAAGCAAATAGAAGAAAGGCAGCGAAGACATTAGGAGTACTTCAGGAAAGACAAAAAGAATTAGATGAACTAAAAGCTTCCGCAGCAGAAAGTCCTTTATTTAAAGACCTAGCATTTAACTCAATTTCAAAGACTAAAACCTCTCCTTCAATTGATGACCTCCTTACAGCTTTAGATGAGTTAGATAATTTTGATGGATACTTAGCAGAGCTTAAAAAAAGAAACCCAAAGGAAGCTCAAGTAGTTGAACATTTATTAGGAGAATACAAAGCTAATCAAACTGCTTTTGTAGGCTTCAACAATGTTTATGATAAATTGGCCGACCAAAGACATAACTTTAGTAGTTATAAAGGAATATTAGGAGTATTTAATACAAAGGAAAGATTTAAAACTCCATTAGTTTCTGCGGCAGACCAGGCCAGATTTGATGCTAAAATTGAGAAGGGAATTCCTTTAACAGAGGATGAACAACATAAAGTAGCTATTGAAGAATACATAAAAGCTAGTTCTCTTTCTGAGTATGATGCTTTTAATATTAGACTATTAGCAGACCTTTCGAATGCACTATACACTGTAAAGGATGCCACCCTAATTGATTTCTCAGACCCAATTGAAGAGAATGTATGGAATGAGTTTGTGAGCTCCAATACAGTGTCCGATGAGCTTAAAAATAGTATAGCTGAAAAACTGTTTAATAACACCCCTCTATCTAGAAGGGAAGAAAGAATTTATGACACTGAAAAGAATGCTATAGATGATGCTGTAAAACTTCTAAAGAAAACAAAAGGGGATTCAATTAGAAAAGCCAGAAAGGTAGTGAAACCTGTAATGGACACTTCTTTAAACACTACAGCTGGATTACGTAAACTCATCTCTGACATTATGGCTTCTAAAAATTACCTTCAAGGACTTGATGTAAACCATTTAACCGAAGAGGAAGTACCAACAGAAGAGGATTTTAGAGAAATTAATAAGTTAGAGGATAAGAAAGCCAAAAAACCTCTTTCAGCCAAGTTACAACAAAGATATAATGAGTTAAAGGAAAAGATTAATAAATGGGGAGCCATAGAAGGAACTTTTTCTGGTAAGTATAAACTCGGAGAATTATATGCTCAGTTATTTACAATTGAACAGAGTAAGCAAGAAGTAGTGACAGATGAGCACCAAAGTATTCCGCTAACTGAAACTATGTCTGAGGCCGAAGAGGAAAGCTCAGACAAAATTCCATACGATGTTTTACAAACCTATGATAAGGCTATGTTTAAACGTGTAGAGAACGAAAAGAAGAAAGTTCATTATGAAATCTCAAACGTTTCTTTAAAAGAGTTTTTACGTATTTTATTTAATGGAGGAGCACCACAATCTGCAAAAGTTAATGGTGTAGAGGTTGATGTTTCCACTATCACCCTAAAAAGAAATGAATCAATTGTTATAGAAAATGACGGAGTTAGATTCACTATTAAAGACAATGATGCCCGCAATCTAAAAATTGATAAAGCTTCCAAGGATGCTATTAACGCACTAGGTACAATATTAATCACTAGGACAGCTACGGATAATATGAGACTTCCAACTAGTTACAACACTTTGTTAATGAATGTAGATGGAAAAGCAATCCCTGTACCCACAGATTTTGAACGTGATGCCGATAGAAACTTCGATGTAGCTGAGATACAGAATTTAGCCCCAGGCGCACCACTCTCTTTAGAGGTTCCAAATAATAAATTCAATCAATCACTTCTGGCCGATTATAAGAAAGCAAAGGATAAAGCAAAAGCCTTAATCACCCTTGCTAAAAACTTAGTAATACGTTCTGTAGATGGTACAAATGAAATAGGGGTGCTAAAAGCCGAGAGAGAGCTTCAGGGAGCGAAAAATGGTGAGGTGTTTAAAAGAGTATCAGAGATAAGAAAAAAGGCCGCAGAAGCCTTCCTTGCAAGTAATGGAGATATGGTGGACTTAAACACTACAGTCACAGTACAACATGTGTATATAGGACACCCTGTATTAGATGCTACAATTAATCAGGACGGAACGTTAACTATTCAAAATAACCCCTTCACTCAGGACACTGTAAAAAATGTTGTAGATATAGGGTTTATTGAGAATGGAAAAGTACATCTAAAAAATGATTCAAAAGTAGATGTTTCCTCTTTTATAAAATCTGTGCAAGCTAATAAGAAAGGTAAATATGATAATAAAAGAGTGGCCATTATTGTGTTTACATTTAATGGAATGAATGTAGCCTACCCTGTTAATCTAATACCTACAGTGATAGATGTTTCAGGAGAAGTGGATGCTATTATGAATACACAAGTGGAAGAGGCTGAAAAAGCATCTAATCTAAATCTCTTATTAATGAGAAATGGTATTGATGTTCAGCCCCTACAAATCACTTCAGGAAACCTTAATAAAGCAAAGATTGATAAAATAAAATCTTTATTGTCTAATGTAAATAAATTCGTATCTTTGTCGGACTGGCTTTTACCAGAAACAGATATGGAACAAACTTTAATTGAAAATGCAAGTATACATTTAGATTTACGTGGGGATGTTTTTCATTCACCAAAGGTTGTACTAGATTTTGGGGAGCCGAATGAGGAGGTGGAACTATTTGAAGGAGTGGATGAAGAAGCTCAACCAGTAGTCCCTACCCAAGAAGTAAAAGTATCCGATGTAGATATAAGAAGAAATTCACTACCTGATTCCCAAGTTAATACAAGAACTACAGCAACTCAAATTATATTAGATTATTTTGCAGAGGTGGTAGGTATTCCCAAATTTACTGAAAATTTAGATAAAGGTACTTATATAGGTTGGTTAAGAGGTACAAATAACTTAGGAGATACACTTACATTATTACTTGAACAACCCAAAAGAGCATTTGATGAAATTACTAAGTACAGCAACGAATTATCTATACTTTCTCAACTAAAAAGTCAAGCTACACCTTTACTTGAAGCCCCAAAAAGTCAAGCAACAGCTTTACCAAAAGCAGGGAGTGTAGGTGTAGGGGGAGAAGATGCTACTACAAATGAGGTATCTAATAATACATTAAAAGATATTGAAAGTACAGGGACTGCATTAGGTAATTTAGATATTGCTTGGTTTGATGATTTTCAAGATAAATTTGGAGATGAATATAAATCTGCAAGAGATGTTTCGGAAGCATACCACAAAGCAAAATTAGACGACACTAATCCTGAATTAGTAAAAACTGTAGAAGATTTACTGTTACCCAAAGAACAAGGTAAAACCGAAGAAGAAGTAGGTAGTGTTGGTGTAGGGGGAGATGTGGGAAGTAAATTGGAAAAACCATATAAAACTGTAAATGATGGCTCGGGTAAAATGGTTAAGGTGGTTGTAACTACAACAGAAAAAAATGGTGTAAAAACAACTAAATTTAAAACACAAACTACAAATAAACAAGGAGAGAGTAGAGAACAAAATGATAAGGGTTTTAACACGTTTGAAGAAGCAGTAGAAAATTTAGGCATAGATTTAAAATCCGAAGAAAATGAAAGTGCATTAGAGTTAATACAAGCAATAAAAGAATCACAAGGAAAGGAAAATATTCCAGTAAGAGTTACTGAAATTCGTGAAGGAACAGATAAGTCATCTCCTTTTTATGGTAAAAAAGTAGCTACACTTGTAGTCGGAGGTGAACAAGTTGATGTAATTTTAGAACAATCCCTCAAAGAAACACCCCAAGCAGGTAGTGTTGGTGTTGGTGTAGGAGATGTGAAGGAAGATATTAGAAGCGAATGGGGTGGCATTAAATTAGGTGAAGTTGTTTCTGCGGAAGATTTGACTAAAATATACGACAGAATGGGGGCTTATGCTGATAACAGCTCTAATAAATTTAGTGGTCAATATGAATTAACTTATGTTTCTGTCAATACTAAAATCGACAAAGATAAATTAGTTGATGATTACGATGGTGATTTAGAACACATGGATAGAGTCAATGATATGGTGAAACTATTAAAAAGAGGGGAAGAATTGCCACCTGTAATTTATAGCGGATTTTTCCATGATGGACAACATAGAATGGCATCACACGTTGAATTAGGTCGCAAAAAGATATTGGCTTTTAAGAAAGTTAAGGCAGTAGAACAATCCCTCAAAGAAACACCCCAATTATTACAAAACCTAAACCAAGAAGACTATGATAGAGAAGTAGCTTTTGCAAATGAAATAATTGCGGGAACTAAAACACTAGAAGATTTTGAATATTATGCTGACTATGTAGAAACTTTACAAAAAGAAACCCGTTTTATGAAAGGTAATGTTGTATTTATAGGTTCAGGAGCCATTCCACTTTCTCCAATACTAATTGAGAAAAAACAACATAAAGTAACTGGTGTAGATATTTCACAGGAAGCTAATGCTTTAGGACAAAAAGTTCTAGATGCAGTGGGTTCTAAAGTTAATTTAGTGACAGCCAGAGGGGAAGATTATGATTATTCATCTCACGACACTATAATAGTTAGTTTAGAAGCGGGAGTTACAGTGGAACAAAAAGAAGCTATTTTCGAGCAAATCAAGAAAACAGCAAAACTAAATGCCACTATAATAATTAGAAGCTCAGAAGGAGAAAACACCATAGGAGGATTTGTGAACTCTAAAGACGTTCTAGATAAATTCATGAACATAGACAAAACAATTCCTATTTTTGGAGGACTTTCAATGGACTACATTGGAAAAATGAAACCATCAATTGTAGATGTAGCTCCCGATGTAGTGTCAACTCCAACACAAGAGAATACTAAGGCCGCAAATGAAGAGTTGAGTAAAAAATGTAAAACACGTAAAAAGAAATAACAATATGTCAATAAGTTGTCAGATAATGCGAGTGGATGGAAAAATAACATCCGTAGATGCCCCAAATGGAGAAGATTCCTTATTATATAAAAACTTACTCAGCATATTGGGTGAGGAAGAAAAAGCACTCGAATACTTTGCTATTTCCTACACCCCAGAATTTACCACTATTCATAATAATGTACAAAAAGATGCTAATGGGGAATATTACGCCCAAACAGTGTTAGATTATGTACAAAATTCCTCAGCAAAACAAGGACTTTCTAGTAAAGAAATAGTGGAGGTACAGAATAGTGTTTTAGGACTTCCCATCACATCCCTATCACAGCTTTCCACACTACTTAAAACAGCTTTTATTTCAAATGGTGTTTTTAAACCCACTAAACAAAGCTTAATAGCATCTAAACTTTACACCAATAGTGAAATTGATGTTATTATCACTACACCAACTTTACGGGAACAGATTTATAATGTCATTAAAAAATTAGATAGGACACCTAATATCCAATTTTCACCTTCATTAGAAGTATTAAGCACTACAGACTCAGTTTCACCCATTGGTAAGACAACTCATTTAAATCCTTATTTAGTAGAAAAGGAACTAGAAAATTATTTAATAGGTGTAACTGAAGAACAATTCAGCGATGTAGTGCAAACACTCCCATTTCAATCTATAATAGATAAGTATAATTCCGATGCTACATATGCAAAATCATTATATGAGAAATACTCAAAGCTACAAAAGGTTCCTTATTTAATAAATGAAAAACAAGTGGTGGATAGTACCCGTAATCTATTGGAGAGTGTTTTAAAGACAGGCATGAGTAATGCTATGATTATTAAACACTTTAACACCTTATTAAGAATATCACCAGAAGTGTGGGATGCATATCCAAAGGAAGTGGCCACCATATTAGAAGACATTTCCAAAGAGTCTCTTCTAATGGGAATAAACCTTTCTGACTTAGTAGAAGTACAGGAGTCTAAAACACAACCACAAACCTTAGAGTTTTTAAATGCCCTAGTTGAATTTACAACCAATTTAAGTGTAGCCCCTACAAGTGAAGATGTTGACAATTTTAGTCAAATATATGACGAGTACTTCTCTATTTCTCCTGTAGAAAAGACAAAGGTGATAGAAACATCAGACCTATCTTTAGTGGTAAATAAAACTACAGAGTCGGCCATAGAAACATTTGAAATATCTTCCCTTCTACAGGTGAAAGATGATGTGTATCAACTCATTGATAGAATACCTCAAGAAGAGTTATTTAATGAATTAATGGTGATGGTGGAAGAAGACCCATCAATCCTACCAGATGTAGCATACTACCCAACAGCTTATGACGGTACAAATACATTTAGACCAAATAAGGCAAAAAATGCAGGAGAAGATGTTAAGAGGTATTTAAATGAAAAAGCCTCTTTAAATAACATCACCCCTGAGATGGTGATATATAAACTTTTATTTGGCCACCCACTTAGTAGCACCCAAAATAAAGTGGATGTTAAGCAAGAATTTAATAACTATTCAGAATTTACTGGGGATGTAACATATTTAACAGGAGAATTTATTTCAGACTTCTACCAAAGAATGGTGGGGAATGATATTTTAAGTAAAGCATTTGAAATTGAAAATGGTGAGATTGTATTAAAAAATAATGACCCCATTACAATAGCAGAAATAAAAACCGTTTCTGATTTAAATGATTTAAAAAATTATAGTATAATAAATAAAAATCTGGAAAACATCTTTGAGCCAAAGGAAATAGCAGCGAGTCCAACAACACCATTTTTACGTTCATTCTATGTAAATAACCCAAAACTAGTGAGAGAATATAAAGGAAAATTTTCTGGAACCATAGGTAGCCCTATTATTAATATAGAGAATATACAAGATGATTTTGTAAGACTTGATGGTAGGGTTTATGAGAAGATAGAAACTACAGCTAATATAGCACATTACACCCCATTAGTTGGTATCAATGATTCTACATATAACGTTATTGATAAAAATGTATCTGTTAATGAAGACTATTCTGCCAAAGATGCCACATTAAAATCCTCTGCATTTTCCTCTTTTAAAAGTACACCACTTTACACAGAAACAGAGCGTCAAAATATTGAACAAACAATAGACCACTGCGGATAATATTTACTTTTATTATCTAGGAACTTTCATAAAATTTTCGTATATTTGTAAAAAATATAATGGATTGGATTTGGCCTGATAGTAGTTCTCCTTCTTATAATGGAGCTAAAAGAGCGAAGATAACTGCTTCAGCTCTTCAAAAAAACAATAAAACAATTATTGAAATTAATGAGTTTTGGGGAGTGGGGGATGTTTTCATCATCCTAAAAAAATCCGCAGAACAATATTATATAGCTAAATGGATGGGTCATTCAGGCCGTAGTAAGGTGTTTGAAGTTAAACGTCTTGATGGACACAATATTATTGATTTAGATTTAAATGCCCTAATTAAGGGAAATACAGTGGTAATTACAGGCTTCACTCAGGAAGAATGTTCAACATGTTAAAAAATATATGACTTGCATAATAAAAAGAGACAAGAAAGGTGTTATTAGTAAAGTGTACAACTATTTAAGTGCACAAATTCCTAGTTTTCAAGCTACACCAACAGCGGAATCAACTTCTCCAGAGGTACTTATAAACTACTTCAAAGACCTTTTCAAAAAGTTCACCCCGAATGAAGTCATTTCTACAGATGTGAATGAGATGAACCGTATTATTGCGGAACATTCAGCTTATCTAGCACAGGTGGAAGCATTTCATGGTACTGGTCGTACTTTCGATAATTTTGATATGTCAAAAGTTGGAGAAGGTCAAGGTGGAAGCGTATTTGGGCATGGAATTTATTTCACTTCTCTTAAAAATATTGCAGACAATTATGCAAAGGAAATGGCCGACACTGAGATTCAGGATATTTCTATTGGAAAGTGGAAAATCTATGAAAAAGGTGTTGTAGTTGGATATAAAAATGCCAAAAATGAAACTCAAAGAAGACTTGTAGATGAGCTTACAATAGCAGAAATAGATTTAAAAAATGAATTTAATAAAAATGCATCTGTTAAAGAAGAAATAAAAAATATCATCCGTGATTTTATTAAGGACTCTCAAAAGGAATTAGAATATGGAAATGATGTTGAGTATCAACAGAAAGCCATTGATGAAGCCCAAACATTGTTAAATGAAACTATAAAGACAAAATTAACAAATTCTGGGGTGGTTTATAAAGTGGCGTTACATGAAGGAAAAACACCAGACCAATATGACTTCTTAGATTGGTATCAAAAACTAACCCCAACACAAGCTGCAAAGATAGCAAAACAAGGGAAAAAAGAAGGAATTAATACATCAGGTTTAGCTTCTCCTCAATATACAGCCGCAGAAATATATTCAGAACTACAAAAACAATTTAGAGGTCTTGATGGTTCAGCAAAAGCTGCCTCAGAATTTTTATTAAGAGCTGGAATTGATGGAATACAATACCCACCTGATAGTTTAGGAACAGGAGTTACAGATAATATTTCTAAAGAACGCAATTACGTTGTATTTGATGATAAAGCCATCACTATTAAAGAGCAACTAAAATTTAATGCCCCCTCAACTTTTGGAGGAGAACGCATCACTTTAGAAAATTTTAGACAATACATTGATGCTTTAAAACAAGGAGTAAAATTATCACCATCAGATTTAATTGATTTAAGAAATGTTGTAGATGAGAATTTTACAAGGGAACAAAATAAGCTTTATGATAGATGGCAAAATAAAGAACTTACATATGACCAAGTGGAACCTGGAAAAGGAGAGTTTGCAAAACCACTTAGAACAGAGCAAATGGCTTTTCATAAGCTATTAAATGTTCAAGATAATCCATATGGTCTTGAGGGAGATATTAATGCACCCACTACTTACCATTACACTACAACTAAGAATTTAGCTTCAATACTTGACAGTAATATCATCGTAGGAGATGAAGGAGAGTATCCAGGAGTATCTACAACTACCTCTGACCAATTTGACCATCCAGAACTTACCACTACTCGTTGGTATCTACCTGATGGGTCTCCTGTAACATTTGCAGATGGAGGAGTTAGAATTGATTTAGACTTACAAAAGTTAAAAGAAAATACTAAAATTGAAAAAGGTAGTGAAGAAATAGGAACCTTTATAGGAGAACAGGAACTTAAAATAGGAGGAGACGCAGGAATTGAGAATACTTTGGTGTATATTAAAAGTATACAACTAGATGCTACTAAGATGGAGCCGTCTGTTTTTAATAAGCTAAAAGCACAAGCAGAAGCTATGGGTATTCCTGTAGTAACTAAGTTAAACTTTGATAGAAAGTTTGATACATATGAATTAAAAACTCCAGTAGGGGTTGTTTATGGAATGTATTTTGACGGAAAGATTTATTTAAATCCTGAAAAACTATCTAATGAAACTACGCTTCATGAGGTGGCGCATCTTCACCAAGCCCTATTAAAAGAAGCAGCAAAAGATGGAAATAAACAAGCACAAGCTATTTTAGAAAGAGGGAATGAATTATTAACACCAATAGCCCAACAATGGCAAAATGCTTTAGATGAAAAATATGCAGAAGCTGTAGGTAGTACTATCACCATGAATATTGGAGGAGTACCGACAGAAGTACGCCCAATTGCGGCAGAAGTAGTTAATGGTTTTTATTCACCATTAGAAAAACTAATTTCTGAAAGTAAGGTGGAAAAAATTCCAGCAAAACAATGGTTGGATAAATTTGGAAAAGGGTCAGAAGCAGAATGGGTTGGGTTAAACGCCTGGTTGAAAGAACAAAATAGAAGTGTTACAAAAGCCGAAATACAACAATTCTTAAAGGACAATCGTGTACAGGTGGTTGAGGTTGTGAAGGGTAGTTTAACACTAAAAGAAGCAGAAGAATTCAATAAGCAAAAAGCAGCTCTGCAACAACAAATAAGGGATAGAGTATCTCCAGCGGCAGAGGCAATACAAGAAAAAGTTACAAGAATACGAAGGGAAATGGATGAGTGGACTGGAAGTTATTCTCAAAGTGGATATGCACAATTAGGAGAAGACCTAAGAGAGGCAGGAGAAGAAATGGAGGCTACATACCAACAAGAATTTGGTGATATTTATAAAAAACTGGAAGAACTTGATGCTAAAATATCAGGTAATGAATTAGACACTGAAGCTTGGGTAAGAAGTGAACGAACATCTCCTATAGGAAATATTGTTGAATTTAAAAATGCAGGGTGGAGAATTGAAAAAAGAGGGGATAAGGATTTCCATGTTTATAAACCAGGGGGAATGAAATTGGATATGCGATTGTATCCAGAAACACTCACAGAAGCAAAAGACCAAATTACAGAGTATTTTAAGGAACAAAAAGAAGTAAAGTGGGGAGCACATACTGAAAAAGGAGCCAGACAGAATTATAGGGAAATATTAGTGGTGCTTCCAAAACAAGCCCCAATGACTCGAAATGAATTTATGGTAGCCTCTAATAATAATGGTATATTATTTGGGAGTCCAGAGAGAGTTGAAGAAGAGTATAATAAATATTTAGAGGACATAGGAACAGATATTTCAAAATCAAAAAACTTCTCTTCAGCACATTGGGATGAACCCAACGTATTAGTACATTTACGTATGGATACCCGTACAGATATAAATGGTGCATCTACGTTATTTCTCGAAGAGCTTCAGAGCGATTGGGGTCAGAAATATAATGCTCAAAATATAACAGCAGATAAAGCAGCATTATCCCCCGAACAACTATCAGAAATTCGTACTAGATGGGAAGATAGTCAAAAGGAATATGCAAAATTAATAAACCTATCTGAATATTTAAATAGTAGTGCAACAGAAGATAGAATAAAAGTACTTTCTGAAACCTCACTTGCTACTAGATTAGAGATGATTCAACAAAGACATGACGAAAAAATGTTGGATTTTAATAATAGAAAAGATGATGCACACTTTTTTAATCATACATCTAGACAAGCATTTGCTGATACACTCATAAAGGCAGAAATAATTGCATATGAAAGACAATTAAATGTTAATAGCGAAGCCATATTAAATTTTAATCAAAATAAGGAGGATTACAATGCTTTATTTGATAATAATTTTAACATTAAATCAAAAATACCAACAGCTCCTTTCATAACAAGTACCCCACAATGGGTGAAACTTGCCTTTAAAGTTGCTTTAAAGGAAGCCGTAAAACAAGGTGTTGATAGTATTTCTTGGACAAATGGTGAACAACAATTTGAACGTTGGGGAAGTGAAAAAATCCAATGGCAAAAAGCTACAGAAAGAAACAAAGAAAGGAATGAAGAAAGACAAACTTTAGTTAATGACCTTTATAACAAATATGGAAATGGATGGGAGGATAAATTAACTCCTGAAGAGAGAGCCCAGTATTCATCAATAAATGATAAACCAAAATACACTCCTTTAGAGGGGTGGAGTATTAATATCAAAGAACAAGTGGGAGGAACAGCATTTGAAAATACAGATGTTGATAATTTAATGCTTTCTGCTAATAATGTTGTAGTTAAAACTAAAGAACAACTTGCAGCAGTTGTTGATAAAGTGTTAAGTAGAGAACGTAACGAGGCACAAAAACAAAAATTAATTGACAGGTTATGGAATAGAATGCAAACTGAGGAATCAGGTGTTTCTATGCCACGTAGAGAAGGGATGAATGCCTTTTACGGAAATCCTGTTAAAGGAACATTAGGCACTGTTGGGGAGGTCGCTAAGAGTGTTTTTAAACAAACCCCAACCACTACTAAGTTTGAAGACGATAATGCACTACTTGCAGCATCATATATAGAGGAAAAACCAAATGGTAATTTTTCTATATGGAATGGTATTGCTAGGGAATGGAATAATAAAAATGGAAAAGACATAGAATATACTAAAGATGAAGCTACTAAGATAGTGGAAGAATTAAATTCAATTAGTCCATCTATTTATAAAATAGACATCACCCCAGAACTACAAAATGAGGTAAAGCAAGGTATTCCTCTTTTTCAAATTATAGGAGAAAAGGGGGCTAAAGGACTAGAAAATGCTACAGCCGTGTTAGAGAATCTAAGTGTGGCACAAAAATTAGAAGAATTAGGTAAGACACCTAAAGAAATCCTTTTAGCTACAGGTTGGGAAAAGGGGGTAGAAGGAAAGTGGAAGTATGAAATTGCAGATGGAACCCTAAAAATAAGCACTAATGGAGAGTATACACTTAGTCAAGTGTTAAACAATTCAGAACTATTTAAAGCATACCCACAACTAAAAGATATGAAAGTCACCATATCTATAGACCCACGTGTAAGAAATAATTCATGGTATATCCCCGAAACAAACTCAATTGAAATAAATGTTAAAGAAGAAAGACTCATATTTGGAGATTTAATACATGAGCTTCAACATGCTATTCAATTTATAGAATTTTTTGCAAAAGGTGGAAACACAGAAATAGTATTAGAAAATTTAAATAAAATATTTACCAAGGAACAACTAAATGAGATTGAAAATCTAAGAGTACAGGAGAACGTATTAAGGGAAATGTCTTATATAGTGGAACTATTAGATGATATTACAGAAAAAAAACTAAACAAAATCTTTAAGGCTGATTTTTTAATTAAAGAGGATTTAGTAATATCCGAAGAGTTAGCAAAACAAATAGAAGAAGAGTGGGATAATCTTCCTGAAAGACTACGTATTAAGATGGAAATTGCAGCTAGAGAGGATTATATGGATGTTCTTTATGCTTTAGATGAATATTTAAATCCTATTAGAGATAGAATTTCAGAGTTTTCCCCATATAATTTATATCAAAAATTAGCAGGAGAAGTAGAGGCTCGTAACGTAACTTATAGAAATATTTTTACACCCGAAGCTAGAAGAAACAGATTACTTAGTAAAACAGAGGATGTTGTGAGAGAACAACAACTTATTCTATTAGAGGTATTAGGAGGTAAACACAATATTCCTCTTTTTCAAATAGTAGGAGAGCAAGGAGCAAAAAACCTAAACGTGCTAAATTCTTTATTTAATCAGGCAAAGGAGTTAGAAATTCAAGGAGCTTCCCCACAACAGATAGAAAATAAAACAGGATGGTTTAAAGAGGAAGGCCAATGGAAATATTTCTCTAATGAACTATTACAAGAGTTTAATATTAAAAAAGGACTAGATACATCTCCAGGGAAAGAATACACCCTAGACCAAGTATTAGAAAACACTAGTTTATTCACATTATATCCACAATTAAAAAATATAAATGTACATTTCTACAAAAAATCAGAAGCTGACACAGCTAACGGGTCTTACTCTAATGGACTTATTCGTATTAGTAGCCGAGAGCAAAATATTGGAGAATCAGGAGTTGGGAACAACGGAGGAGAGGTTCGAAATATCATCAACAATATCGAGTCTGGCGACCTTAATGGGAGTAAATATTATGCTTTAACTCTTATACATGAAGTAAGTCATGCTATTCAGGAAATAGAGAATTTTCCAAGAGGAGGAAATAGTGATACAATATTTAACGAAGCCAAAAAAATAATAGGAAATTCTTCTAATAAATTAGGAGAAGTACGAGATGCTATTGCTATTTATCTAAAAAATAACTCTCCTTCAGTAAATGAAAGTAATATTTTAAGTGCTGCACAATATGAATTAGATTACTTCTTTAATACAAATAAGACAGATGCCAAATACTTAAATTATTCTTTATTATTTGGGGAAGTAGAAGCCAGATTAGTGGCCGATATTTTAAACCATAAATTTGCAGGGGTAGACCTATCTAATATTTCTTATACAGAATTAAAGAAGGAATACACTGATGTACATAACATTATGACACAATTTGTTGTAAGAAACTCACAAACCCAACTTAGTGACTTAGCAACAGCAACAGGAATGGATTTAAACAACCCTGTTTATGCTAGGGCAGCAGAGGAATCTCCTGAGCAACATCTTGAAAGACTTGTGGATGAGGTGAGAGCTAACTTAATTGGAAAGTATGGAGCAAAAGAACTTGACAATTTATCAAATGATAAAGGCTTCCTACAACAACTAAAAGATTGGCTTTCTACAATTTATGAATGGGTGGCCAAGCAATTTGGACTTAAAGATGCTTCATCAGAAGAATTAGCGAACATGCCTTTAGGAGAATTTATTTCTCGTTCTACAGGAGCTATACTTAAAGGAGAATACTTTCAATATTTAGCCCCACAAGAAGTTGATGTATATGACCACCAAGATGCTAATGCAGAAAGACTTTTAGAAGTGTCTTTTAAAGGAGAGGGTGGAAATGTTTGGAAATATAAAATAGAGAATGCAGGAGATGTATTAAGAGAACTTGCAAAATACAAAAATACATTTTTAGACCCGTCTTATATATTTGAAAAGATAAATAAGATAGAAGATTTCTTAGGAAAAATTACCTCAGATAGACTTTCTCCAATAGATAGTTATGCACAAGTATCTTCAATGAATCAAGACCGCCTTGACTTGTTTAGAGCCGCTTATGAAGCACAACCTGTAATGTCAATTGCGCAAGAGCATGCTCGTCAATTAGCATTAGCAGTGGTGAATGGTGATGTAAAAGCAATGCAACAAGAAATAGCTTATTTCAATACGTTCCGTGGGGATAATGTAAGAGAAAAATTACAAGAAGCAAACACATATTTTTCGAAAGAAACCACCCGTCCTAATTTTAAAATTGAAGGACTTTCTAGTTTTGAAAAAAATACATCATTAACACCATCATCTACATTTAAAGATACTAAAGGGTTTCCTACATATACAGAAGCATTAGCAGCACATGATGGTTTAAATCAAAAGAATATTTATGTAAACCAAAATCCTTCAAAAGATAATGCCGATAAGGTATTAACTATTCAAGTTAGCTCACAATACATATTGGATAGACAACGTGAAGGAAATGTTACAGAACAAGGACAAATCTTTGATGATTATTTTGATAAGGTGTATTCTAAAGTGGAGGGGTATGATAGAAGCGTTGACTTTATGGAGGTTCCATTCTGGATAGCAGCTGTTAATAATAGTGTAGGGAAAGATATGGACATGTATGTAATGCGTGACCCAGAGGAAACCCTTAACTTTATTCAACAAGCAGGGTATAAAAAGGTAATGCTTTCTGTATTAGATGCCAATTTATCTACAGCTCAAACACTTGTAAAAGACAACCCATCAATAAACTTCATGTTAGGAGGTTATATTCCTAATCTTTCAAGTAAATTTAACACTACAAATGCTTCTACTTTTGATACAATGGAAGACGGGGTGTTAGAAGCTGGATATGATTTTAAAGATGGATATAAGTATGATGTTTTCAAAGGGATGGAAATTATTCCTCGTCTAAAAATGTCAGAAGGATGTTTATTTAATTGTGCTTTCTGTACTGTTGTTAAGAAGATTGAAAAAATAACAAAGGAGAATATTGATGAGCAAGTTGAAAATATTTCAAAATTAAATGCTAAATACATCTACTTAGATGATAAAACATTTGGCCAGGCAGATAATTATACTTATTTGGAAGATGTTTACCAAAGAGTTAAGGAGCAACAACCAGGATTTAAAGGGTTCATTATCCAAACTACCTCAGCCACTGTTAAAAAGATTGATAGTAATCCAGGATTTTGGCAAAAAGCTGGTATAGCTTTAGTAGAAATTGGTGTAGAGTCTAATAACGACTCTGTAATGCGTGGTATGAGTAAACCAAACTCTGAAAGATTAAATGCAGAAGCCGTTCAAATTATTAGAAAAAATGGAATGAAATTTATTCCAAATTTAATCATTGGTTTTGAAAAAGAAACAGCAGCAACGTATGAGAACACAATTAAATTCTTAAAAGATAATGCTGATGTTATTTCTCACGCCAATATATATAATCTTGCCGTATATGAAGGAACAGCCCTTGATGATATGATGAATGTTACAGTGGAGGCAGATAGAAATGAAAATATGTTAGAAAAATCTTTTCATTCTAATCCTCAACTCCATGCTGAATATTTCAAGAAAATGTACAAAACAGTGGAGGATATGATTGATGCTAATAAAATAGCTCCAACTCCTCAAGTAGCTTCAGAACTATTCTCAGAAATAGCTGCCAACCCACACATCCAAAGTAATGAAGATGCTAATGGTATTTTCCAAAATGTATTCTCAGAGAAATTTAAGAAATTCTTTGGAGATTGGACAACCCCATCTACCAATGAAGATATTGAAAAACAACTAGAAAATGTTCCTGTAGAAAAATTACACCCTACAGCAAAAGCCTTAATACTATCTACAGCGGCTAAAATGAAATCACCTTCTCTTTACTTTAAGGGAATAGATGGAAAGACAGGAGTTAATGCTCACCCAGATGTAGAGGGTATTTTTGCGGCCACAACTTATGAAATGGCCAAAGAGTATGATAGAGGAAGTGGTGTAGATTTCTACCTAGTAGATTCACCAAAAGTAGAGACAGTGAGGGTAGAAACTAATGTACCATTCTCTGTAGCTAGACAAAATGAAACAACTGAGATAAATGCAGCCAAAGCAGATGTTGTATTCCTAAGTACTTTTGATGCCGCAGGAAAAAGAGAAACCCAGGTGGTTATAAAAAATCCAAAGGTTAAAATCAGTGGAAAAGCAAATCCCCTAGTAAACAAAGGGGGAGAACCTAAGCTATTCTATCGTACCCCAGAGGGTAAAGTGTTCACTAATTTTGCAGATGCTTTAAATAACACAAATATTGGTAGCATTGAAATGGGATTTATATCTACAGACGATATAATGATTACAACTAACCCAGATGTATTCGATATAGCCACTGCTGATTTAGTGGTGATGAATAACCAATACAAGTTAGAAAATCCTGACAGCTTTTTAAAGGTGGCCGCTATTGACAGTAATAGTAATCCTAAGTCAATTAGTGGATTTATAAATAAATACTTACGCCAAGGTTTAATAGCTCCTAACAAGAAGCAAATGCCAAATGGAGAGTTCAAATTAGCTGGTAAGGGAGAACTTGCTATAAACTCAATTGTTAGTGCCGCCATCCTTTCTGATGAAGCTCTGGCCGACTTAGGTAGAGAAGGAATGACACTCTCTAATGATGGTACATTCACCCTTAATCAAAAAGATGAAAGTGTTATTGAAATACCAACCAAAGATGGTGGGGTTAAACAAGTGTCAATCTCTGATTTAGAAAAAGGGAAAATTGATGCAGATTTAGACGGGGTGCATGATGTTTTATTTAACCTGTCATATCAAAAGTCCACACCATTTAAAGGAGTTCCTATTTCAAAACAGGAGCAGGATTTACTAAAATCTAAATTACTTGGCCTACTTAATAAAATGGGAATTTCTGTAGTGAGTATTACAGAATATACGGCCAAATATAAAGTACGTACAGGCACTGACCTATCGGTAAATGCTTTAGTAGATTTAGCTAATGGTGTTGTAGCTCTTTCAGATAATGCTACATTACAAGACTTAACAGAAGAAGTGGCGCATATAATAATAGAAGCGCACCCAAACCAACAAGAAATCCGTGACTTATTAAAAGAAATTGAAAATACACCTGAATGGGAAACTTTTAGTGGTGAGTACTATCAAAAGTATTCTGAGTTGTATGAGGGAGAAGAACTTGAGGAAGCCGTTAGACGTGAAATCCTAGGAAAAATTCTTTTAAATAATATTCTAGAGGGATTTGCTAACACAGCAGGGAACCCCTCCTTATTTCAAAAGTTAATTGCTATTATCAACTCCTTCATTAATAGAATACAAGCTCATTTAAATGTAGGACATAGAACAGCTCTTCAGGAGTATATGGATATGGCTACAAGGATAGCTTTAAATGAGGATTCTGAGTTTCTAGATAGAAATGTATTAAAGCAAAGTTCATTAGTGCTATATAGTGTAAATAACACTGTAGTGAATACATTAGATGTAACACGTAGACGTTTATTAGGTGAATTAGAAGTTGCGAAGCAACACATCCAAAGTAACCAACGTATTCTACAAAAGCTTAAAGATAGTGGCGCACAGACGTTAAAATCAGATATTCGTAGGTTAAATGCAGCGATAGCAAAAATAGGAACCAATACAGCCACACTTAACAAAGCTTTTGCTGATGATACTTTAACAGAGGAGGTTAAATTAGAGGCTCTAAATAATTCTTTAAATGAAGTGGATGAATTTCATGCTGTTCAAGTTATAGCTAGTATGAATGAAGCACAGATTACCAATTTAAGTAACAAGCTTCGTATTTACAAAAAAACCCCAGGAGCCGCTTTTAACTTTGGAGACCAATCACAATACAGATATTTAACAACTGTAGCCCTTCCACAGTTAGATAGACTTATTGCTTTATTTAAAACCTTCCCAAATCAACCAAATGTAAATAAGGATAAACTTGTAGCTCAACTAGAACAACAAACTATTGAGATACATAGAATCCAGGGGGAAGCATACTTACAAGAAAATAAGGATGTTGAGCAAATAGTAGATAGAACATTAATGGGACTTAACCTTCCAGATTCTTCTACAGAGAGTGGTGTAGTAACTAAGGAGAATATTAAAGCTTCTTTTGATGCCGTACAAAGAGATGTTAATGTTCTACAAAAGGTTTTTGGACAGCTAGAACATGCTCCAAATATTTTCTTAAATTTATTAGGTAAGATTGTTGCCAATAATAATATGTTAGCTAACCTAGCTACATTAAAAATTATCAACCCTCTTATAGCTTATGCTGAGAAAAACAATTGGAACATAACTCGTTTCAAAAGTTTAAGAGAATCCTCAGTGTCCAATTATTTAATTTCTGTTATTAGAAGCCAAGACTTCGACAATGCAGAAAAGAAAATGATTGAGGATGCTTATGAAGCTAATTTAACCGATGAGAAAAAAGAAGAAATTGCAAAAGCAAAACGATACCCAGTAGAAACAGACTTAACCGATGAGGGATTAGACAAATTTCTGAAAGCAAAAAATGATTGGTATGAAGAAAACCTTGAAAGACCAATGGTTGCTAAGTACTATCAAGATAAAGAAAATCTATATACAGAAGCAGGTGTTGGAAATGAATTAAGAGTGTTCCTAGCTAATTTAGCTTCCCGTAAAGCAGAAATACTAGAAAAATATCGTGTTTCTGGTTCAGTGGATTATTCTAAAATTGAAGAGGAAGACCAATATAATTTAAGTAGAATTGTATCTGACAGAAAAGCTCGTAAAAGTTTCTTCAATGCGGAAACAGGTGAGGAAAAAACAGGAGTGGATTTAGAGATTGCAAATCAACTTAGAAAGCTGGATGAAATTGTGCAAACTAAAATGAATAATAAGGTGGCACAAAGTTTATTCTCTAAAAATTTCTCTGAACTTAGACCGAGCGAAGTTGTTAAAGTACAGGAGGCTAAAAAGAAAACTATAAAAAATGAGTTTTTCTCAGCAGTGAGAGATATTGAATCTACAGATGGTTCCCAGGCCGCATTCAAATTCTTAATGGCCAATGGTGGATTAAACTTTAGTGATGCTTATTGGAATGCAATAACTGCTAACACTACCAAAATGGTAGATAGAGTGGATGCAATAAGACTTAATGATAGCCGTATAACACCTGAGCATAGTAGAACTATGAAGGCTAGTATGGATGAGTTGGAAGAGCTTCTTAATTCTAAAAAAGAAATCTTACGTCAATTCACTTCGGCTAACTCGCCAGCGGAGATTGAATACGATTTAATGGGGGAATTAACAAAGAAGAATATAATTGAAAAAGAAGACCGTATTCAAGAACTATTCCTAGATGTTAATACAATTTTAAGTAAGTATGAAGAGAAGATTGAAGACCCTTTCTCCTATTCAGAAAATACAACAAACGAAGCTTATACTAAAGCTTTAGCCGACTCAGGTAAACCAGAATCCGAGTTTCTTCTTCTACATATGACAGAAGAGAATAAATCACGGGTTAGACGTTTCACTTCAGCTCTTAAAAATGTACAACGTGGGGGAGAAAACCTTAAAGCATATGAAGACTATTTTGATAGAAAATATGGGGTGAATTCTTCAGACGATGTTAGAAGTCTTTTAACAAATAGAGGGATGGAAGAGTTAGTGGCCGATTACAGTAGAGAACGTGTAACTAGCTACTTCAAGAGATTTGCTCCTATGGGATATGATGCGCTTTTAATAAACCTAAAAGACGGAACCTATTCCACCACTAAATTATTGGATGATTTAGAAGCAGCTAAAGCAACAGCTTATGCTCCAACTAATATTTTACATAACCTGGCTATTTCAACTAGATTTGAATGGGTGGAAGAGGGAGAAGATTTACGTAACCCAGATTATAAAACCGATTCTGAATTTGGATTTAAACAACCAAAAATCAGTAAGTGGAGAAATGATGAATACTTCCGTAGATTTAATCCTGATGCTAATGGGCAAGCCACAACTAATTTAGAAGAATTTACAATGCTTCAAAAATTAAAGGCCGTAACCAAAGATGCTCACATTAAGTATGAGGAAGAGGGAAGAAATATTAACAAGATTCCACAGGTTAGAAGAGGTAAATATGAACGTATTCAAAATGCAAGTTGGGATGCTATTAAAAATAGCGTAAAAGATGTCATCTATAATAGAGAGGACGAAAAGGATTATGGAGAGCAAGTGGAAGGACAGGATACAGACATACGTATTATTCCAAAATACTATTTAAGAGATTTGGATGATATGGAGGATGTTTCAAATGATTTCATATATTCTTATGCCGTATTACAAAATGCAGCAAATACCTTCGAACAACGTATTAACTCTATTGCCGATGTTTCTGTAATACAGAATAAGTTATTAAACTCTAAATTTGACAAAGGGAAGGCTCCAGCGTCCACCAATGTAGCGGAAGCATATAGAGAAGCCATGGATGCATATTTCTACGGTAGAAGGCTCTCAGCGAAGTCATCCATAACATTACAAAATGGTAAGGAAGTGGATGTATCAAGAATGGCCGTACATTTTAATAATTTGATTAAGAAAGCGGCATTAGGATTTTCTCCAACAATTGCCATCACCTCTGCTTTAGTATCTAACATTCAACTTGCTATTTACAACCGTGTCGGTTTATATATCAATACTAACTCAAGTAGATGGGCTGGGGGAGAACTATCTAAGTTATTACCAGAATACACTACAGAGATAGGAAAGGTTAACAAACAAAATAAATTGTACAAACTAGGTGAAACCTTTGGAGTGCATGAAATTGCTACTAAGACTAAGAGTGCTGGGTATAATAGAATATTGCGTTCATTAAATGACAGTCCATATGCATTTATGGAAATGGCGGCAACCCCACACGCAAATATTGTAATGCTTAGTGTTTTAGATGATTTTAGACTTGTTGGTGATAAGTTCTTAACATACGAGGAGTTTAAGCTTAGAGCAGATAATGCAAATATTGATAGTAAGGCTTTATTATTTAAGTGGAACACACTTCGTAAAGATTCCTTGTACAATCTATTAGAAAATAGAGAGGGAATTATGCAACTAAGTGAAGCCACAGAAAATGCTATAGGTAAAGAATATGCAGATGCTTTATTAAGTCGTGTACAGAGTAAAATAATTTCTACTAATAATACAATAGATTCTAAAACCTCAGCTGACGATAAGAGTGCAGCAAGTCGACACTTTATGATGCAATTCTTTACAAACTTCAAGGATTGGTTTACATTAGGAGTTCAAAAAAGGTTTAAGAGAAAGCACTTAAATTTACGCCAAGGAATTGAAGAAGAAGGTCATTATATTACATTTAAGCACTTCATCTCTGACTTAACCTCATTAGCCTATAAAGATGGGCTTACAAAGGCTATTTCGTCTATTAAGTCTAACTATAGAAGTCTATCTAAGACAGAACAAGCCAATTTGAAATTAATTGCTTTAGATGTTGCCGCATTCACTATTTTAACGATGCTAGGAATGTTAGTGATGGCCGCTGCGGATGATGACAAGAATAAACACAACTGGGCTATCCAATACCTTTCATTTATTTACTTTAGAACTACTTCGGAAGTTGGTTCATCACAGGCTCCAACAGGATTCTTGAATGTTATAGATATTATAAAATCACCTATTATGGCTGGTAATACAATGTCTCAACTATTTACAGTGAAAGATTGGACTTCTGACCCTGTAACTTCTGGCACATGGGAGGGTTATCCTAAAGTTGCTAGACTATTATTGAGAAATACGTATTACAAACACTATATGGACTTACGAAACGCAGATGCGGTTAGGGAGAAGACTTCCTTCTATCGTATGTTAAATAGTGAAGTTTTAATTTCAGTTCAAAAACCATCTAAATTAGAAAAGGAAAAACTTAAAAAAGAAGCCTTAGATAATAACATAAATACTATTGATAAAACAGGAGGTATCTAATGAGAAAAGCATGGATTTATATGATTACAAGTCCTTCTGGAAGGATTTATGTTGGTTCTACTTTAAATATAACAAAGAGAAAAAGTAACTATAAAAGAAGTGAGGTTGTAGGACAAACCATCATATACAGGTCAATTCAAAAATACGGATGGGAAAACCACATCTTCACTATAATTGAAGAATGTAATTTTGATAATAGATTTATTAAGGAAAGATATTGGGGAGAGTATTATAATGTATTAGACCCAGAAGTAGGATTAAATTGTATACTACCTGCCACAGATTTATTACCTCCAGTATATTCAGAGGAAACTAGAAGAAAAATGTCAGAATGGCAAATTGGAAAAGTAAGGACTCCAGAAGCAAGAGCAAAAGGAGCAGCATCTAATAGAGGGAAACAAATGGCAGAAGGAACAAGAAGAGGATTGTTGAAAAGTCTATTAGGAATACCTAAGTCAAAAGAATGTAGAGATAAAATATCTAAAACAAAAGGTACACCTGTAATTAATATAGAGACTAACGAAATTTACTCTTCTATAAATTTAGCTGCAAAAGACTATGGCCGTAGTAGATTTTATGTGACACAGATGTTAAAGGAACAAATACCAAATACTAGTAATTTACGATATTATTTTCCAGAGAGCATGTAAAAGAAAAAGCCCCAAATAGGGGCTTTTTTCATTTAATGGGTATAAGGTTAAGCTTTTAAGTCAGTCAACTCATCTTCCAATCGTTCAACTTTCTCTTCTAAATTTTGAATCTCATCCTCCAGAGAATTAATCTCTGAAATTAAGTCAATTATAATGTTACTAACACCATCGGCTTCTCTTTCTAAACGTCTATTTTTCATTGTTTTATAATTTTTATTGCTTCTTTAATAGCTCCATCATATGATTGTTCATCACAATATAGAGAGTCAACATGGTATACAAATCGTTTAGGAGTTACACCATCATTATATCCTGTTTTACCAATGAATATTTGATGTTCTTTTTCAAACCAATCCACTACTTGTTGGTATAGTGGGGCAGGTATAGCACCCCCCCTTATATAATCAGGAGCATAAACCCTTGATTTATCAGCTACAGAATAAACTGCAAAATAATCTGTAGTCATTCCTAGTTCCTGTAAATCTAATGCTTCGTTATACTCTACAAATTCTCCCATGATTATATTTTAGATAGGTAAATAAAACTTCTATGATACTTTTCCATTCTATCGAAATCTGCTTTGGTCAATCCCTTGAGGCGTGTAATATCAGAATTATCTTTTAAGTCTGCTAATTTCACCTTTACAGCATCAGAATTAGTTGCTACACACTTGATATAAGTATCATATGATTCTCCTTTACTATGGGTTAATACGTAAACAGCTTGACATATTCTGGTTGAAAATCCCATTTCATATAGGTTAGATATTGAAACATCAGTATCTTCTACAACATCATGTAAAACAGCTATACACATAAGCTCAAAATCATTATGATTCATCTTATTCATAACCCGAAGGCAGTGTAGGATGTAGGGTTGACCAGCCTTATCTGTTTTGTTTTTAAATTTCTCTGCTGCAAGAGCAATCGCTATACCTAAATTCATGATACAAAGATACAAAATTTTGTTAGATAAACAAGCATTAATTTTTCAATTGACATAAATATGACAAAAATAAAAAGCCCCCCGAAGGAGGCTAGTATGGGGACAAATAGCTTTTTTGCCTTTATGCGCTGGCGAATACTTAGTGAGCATAAACTCCTGGGGCATTCCTAATCAACGTAGATTCCCACCCATCTGGGAATAGCTTTAAGACAAGTAACGAAATAATTTTAACTCAGCTCTTGTCAAATAATCTTCTTCAATATTTCCTTTAGTGTATTCACCTAAATTAAGAATCTCAGATTGCTTAAACTGTATACATTCATAACCAAAATCACGTTTCACCACCTCTCTATGAATATCCTCTGCAAATACAATAAAATCAGCCCACTCAATATCCTTATAGGTTAAATAGTGTGTTTTCTTCTGCTCTGTGAAGTATTTGTTAATTCCAGCACTTCTATACTTATGGGAGGTAAAAACATCTTCAAAATAGTTTTCTAGGGCAACGCTCCTATCTTTGTTTGAGGTACAAATAAACAGAACGTTCATAGCACTTCAAAAATATTTTCGTAATCTGCGTGTTTATATTTCATATTATTTAATTTGAATTTTAAACCATTTATCCTCAGAAAGAATAAAATAATAACCTGGGATAAGTCTAACACTCCCAATTCCTTCAAAAACAACATCTCCAACAATATTTAATATAGTGGAAAGAGACCCTGTTGTTATTACATCATCTATTATTGAAATATTTGGAGCATCTTTATATAAGTAAATGGGTTGAAAAGTTTCCATCACCCCATTAAAATCTCTCTGTACTATTCTATAAAATCCAGAGGGGTGTAAGTACATACATGAATAATAAGTATTAGAAGTAGAATTTGAATTTTTTGATTGTATTTCCAGTATAGTATGCCAATTTGTACAATCTTCACTCTCCTGAATCATAAATTTTTCATTATCAATTTCGGAGGCCGTCACCCATTTAAAACTAAATAATTCTTTACTATAGGAGAAAGAAATTAGTTTAACAGGAAGTGGGGCATCATAATAACAATGGTTAATAAAGCGTTTATCACTAGAACTATAATCATGTTTTAAATCAACATTCCCCTGCCAATAAGTTATCTTATCCTTATGCTTCCCTGATGTATACATTTCTGAGGTTCCATCTAAAGAATCTGAGGCATTGTTTGTAACTAAAGTGGTGGAGGTTTTAGAAAGGATTTTTATTTTAACCCCTCCTTTTGTATACCATTGACTTCCTTGACCAATACTATTTTCAATTTGTATTCGGTCATAGTTAGAATTTCCATTACCATCTTTTGGAATACCTCCAGCATAATAAAAAGTAAACTGCTTCTTAGAACTATTGTAAGAGACAGAGGTTGGACAGTTTTCACTATCTGCTTTTGAATTGTAAGCGATTAAGCATAACGCTAGTATTAATAGTTTTTTCATATATTTTTTTTGTTTTTAATTTCTAAAATTTAAATTAGGAAAGCTATGCCTTATTTATGCTCGGACTTATTTTAGCTCACTCATTACAGAAGCAGAGTGGTGCTTTCCCGTGAGGAGATGACACCTCCACTGTACTACCTTAAACTACCAGCCCTATAATATTTCTATTATTCACGTTGTAATAAGGTCTTTTAGCACTCCTTTGTCAGAGGAGTAGTACCGATTTTTGAGAAGTGTTTTAATTCTTCTCAATATTTTTATAAAATGAACGTTTATACTTTTTCTTAGAGGCCACACATCTTTGAAGTAGCTTTCTTCTTATTAATTGTCGCTGTCTCCTTACCGATTTTGATTCTCTATTTCTTTTTACTTTCAAAACCATATTACAAATATACAACAATTTTTTCAATGTAACAAATTTATTCTTTTTTTGTTACAAAAATATGACAATTTGTGATTTGCGAATCGAGAATTATTTTTGTGTCATCAATTTATATAGTTTTGAATCTGCGGTATTTGGCTTGGTCTCAAATACAGACATTGGTTTCCATATAAGGTTAGGTAGAAGAGTACAATAGGTAAGTTCCCCTACTCCCCATATATAATCCGAAATAGCTTTACAGACTTGTTCAGCTGAAAAACTTGTTTCAATTAAAAACCATGATATTAAAGAGACAGCTCTTTTTTTATTCCCTATTTTTTCTCCAAAACCTCTGGATTCATAAGATGAACAAGCATTAGTTAATACTTGTTTTGCTTCTTCAGAAACGCCAGGAATACTAATATCCCTTAAAAAGTCTTTTCCTTTTTTACTAAGACGTGCATTCATATAAGTAGGGGTTCCAACCTTACCTTTCACCATTTCCACAAATTCCTTATCTTTGAGAGAATTTAATTGGTCAGTACGAATGGCTAAGTATTCATAACCCTTGTTTTTAATAGTTAGGAGTGTAATTATTTCTGAATCACTTACTCCTGATTTAATCACTAATTCTACGTTAAAAATCATAATACAAATATACAATAATTATTAAAATATACAATAGTTTTATTTTTTCCTGACAAAAATATTACAATTTAGAAATCATTTAATTTTTCTACACTATCTGTATATTTCTTCTCTATAGGAGCCACACCATACCTTTCAGCAAAAATATCAGGTATTTCACTAGACACCCTATTTTTAACATAATGATAAAATATTGTTTTATATGTATCTAAAGAAGCCCACCTATCACTATTACCCTCTATGAAAAAATCGGAAAGATAATGATACTTTTCAACATTTAGTGTCAAATACTTTTGAATACCCATTCTACTAGGTTGATGTACTATTAATATAACAGTACTAGCAAACCCCATGGTACTACTAGCATAAACATCGGATAACCTAGGAGCTAACTCAGTTATAAGAGTACGCCCTTCTAAAGACCGATTTAATTGCGCTAGTAGCAAAAAGAAAGAATTATCATATTCTTGCTTTAATTTTATACAAATCTCCACCATTTTATCCACAGCTCTTTTTTTATCCTCTCCTTGTACGAGGGAGCAGTGGTCAAGCTCTATAATAGCTAAATCTTTATCTGTATTACTGTCTAAAAATATTCTACACTCTTTTTCAAATTCTTCTGGGGTAAGTGCTTGTTCAATATGTACTGTAGATGAACCTCTTTCTTTGTCAATTATAGACTTAAAAAGAGCAGCATCTGATGGTGGAGATAATAAAATTTCTTCAATTGATAGATGGGTCTCCATTTGTAACCTACGTAATATAAGTTCTGAAACACTCATTTCAAAATTCATTTTTAACACGGCTATCTTAGAGTTTGGATTATTTTCTATCGTTCCATTAATAATACGTTGACTTAGGTACGTTTTTCCCATTCCTGTATACCCAGCAAGAGTAAAAATAGTTTTACCACGTAACCCACCTACTAAATTAATGTCAACATGTGGTATACCACAACTCAAAGGTCTACTTTCTCCAGACTGAAATCTACCTATTTCTTTAACTGCTAAATTTACACTATCTGTCCATTGTTTAATTTTACTCATGAAATCTTTATTAAACCCCCCGTAACATCAAATAAGAAATTAATATGAAATTTATTGTTATAATGCTTTATCACCCAATCTTTAAAGAAATGAAATTGTGGAATGAGCATAAATAAATTCACTTTATCATTGAATTCCATTATAGAAAGTTTTCGTTTCCCAAATTCATTAGAATACTCAAATAAAATATTGACAGCAGCATTTGCTTCTAAGTATTTTATATATGTAGGTCTATCCATTTTTACTTTCTAAATGAGCTATTAAATGATTAAGATACCACAAAGCCTTTTTAACATCTGTTAACCCATTCTTACTCTCAAACCTCCACAAATATTTCAAAACATTACCTGTATCAGTAGCCTCAATCCCTGTCTTACCAACGGTGGCCGACTCAATAGCATCAATACATTCCACTTTTCCTTTTTTATAATGTTCTGGATTTACAACGTCTTTATCAGAGGAGGTTGATTGAGCAACACCTTGAATTAAAGGAAAGGTTATAAGGCTTGAACTTGCGGGAGCCGAATTAGGTGCATCTGACCAAAAAAATCTAAAGGTACTGAAGTCGCTCATTGTTACATTATTTTGTTCCATATTAAAAATTTATATTTGTACTTTCATGTTTCTCATTCGCTGTAATAGCTATCACACAGTCTGTATCAAGAATTGTACTAGCTACACTATAAGCTGTCTCTAGAGCTGTCCTTGTCACTTTATAGGGGTCAATAACCCCACTATCAATTAAGTTTTCAAATTGCAAACTACGAACATTAAATCCCCAATCATCTTCATTGTAAACATCTGTTAGTTGTTCAATCACTTTATTAACATCATCGTTATTTCTAAATAAGTTAAAAAGAATTTGACGTAAAGGAGCTTTTATGGCTTCTCTGACAAGAGAATACCCCATATATTCACCACCCCATCCATATATTAAGCTATTTAAGCTACGTTTCTTCTTCTCTAAGGACATGGCAGCTCTAAACAATGCAATTCCCCCTCCAACTACAATTCCTTCTTCTATGGCACATCGGGTTGCGTTTTTGGCATCTTCCACACGGTCTACACGTTCTCTTAATTCTAATTGTGAATTAGCTCCCACAAATATTTTAGCAAGTCTTCCTTTCAATCGGCCTGTTCTTTTCTTAAAAAAGTCTTTATCGGCTCCTTCAGCAATATTGGAAGTGTATTCATCCACTTCAGTCACTGTAGCGGTTCCCTCTATAAAAATTGTAGAAGACTCAGAACTAACAAATGTTTTACATGTACCAAAATCTTCTAACTTAACATCTTTAAAAGCATCACCACGTTCCACTGAAATAAATCTTGCCCCCACCATCATAGCTAAATCTGAAAGAATAGCATTTTGCTTATCACCAAATTCTGGAGCCTCAATAAGAACAGCTTGTAAAAGTCCTTTACCCACATTTGTATTTAATGTTAAAATGCATGGGTCAGAAGCTTCTGGAGCAATCAACACCACAGGAGTATTAACAGGTATTACACTTAGAAATGCCACCATCTGCTCAGGACTATTCAAAGGAAGATTTGTTATAAGAATATAAGGAGAATCAAACTCAACAGTTCCTCTTTTCTTATTCGTTACAAATAAATCAGAGAAATATCCCTTATCAATCTGATACCCAGAAATTGTTTCTAGATAGGAGGCTTCTCCACGTCCTTCTTGAATTAACACTTGGCCGTCTTCTCCTGTATGAGCATAGGCTTTTGCTATTAAGTCTCCTATCTCTTCATCACCGCCAGCGGAGATTGTAGCAATGTTTTTAATTGTTTCTGTATCGGTTACATCTAAAGGAATCACTAAGCTTTTTAAATAAGCCAGAGTTTCTTTCATGGCCTTATCCATTCCCATCTTCACCTCAAATAGGCGTTCAGAAGCAATCATCCCATCATTTTGAAGGAAAGCATTGGCTAACACTGTAGCGGAACTTGTCCCATCACCAGAAATTGTGTTAGTGAGCCTTCCAACCTCCTGAATTAAATTCACCCCCATTTGCTCATAAGGGTCTTGTAATTCAAAAAATTCTGAAACTGTCACACCATCTTTAGAGATAACGGGAGCATTCACAATACTATCCATAATAACAGGTGTACCTGCTCCTCCCATAGTAGAACCTACAGCTTTAGTTAATTTGGCCACTCCCGCTTTTAGCGAAACTCGTGCATCCTTGTCGTATTTTGTTATTTTCATTTTGTAAGTGTTGTTAAACAATTCTTTAAATCCATAGCTGCCCTTTTTAGGGCTCCAGTTTCTTTACAACCTTGGACTGCCCATGAATCTGCTGCGATTCTAGTTTTAGCGGCCTCCATTCTTTCTTGGAAACGTTTCATTTCTGTTTCCACTTTTAAAATATCAATTATTGTCATATTAATTTATTATATCATAATTTTCGAAAAGACCATTTCTTGTATAAAATTTATACGGTACTTGACAGAAGTTTATATGGAAATACATTACTTGAATAAATAACATGGTGCAAAGATACGGAAAACATATTACATTCCTACCATCCATGTGAAAATATGTTAGTCTTTTAAATGTCATATTTCCTCCAAACTAAATTTCCCATAACATCCTCATAACCAAGTCTACATTGGCCTCCGTCATTATTTATAGCAACAAAGCCATACCCCTCACAAATAATATATATGAAGTAGCCATCTTCTAATTTTTCAAATTCCTCTTTAATAGAGAAATCATAGGGCATTAGAGGGTCATTTTCCTCACACCATTCTTTACTAAATTCCGACATTTTCTATTTGTTCTTTAATTTTTTTATCCCACATTTTGTACTCATAGGAAATAGCTACATTTTGCTCCCATATAATGGCTCCGCTATTTACTATCCCATGGTTGTTTTTATCAAAAACATTAGAGATTTCTCTAGAGCTCTTATCCGTGTATTTTTTTAAATAGAAAGAAACAGCTTGTCTAAGTCTAACACATTCCGTTTTCTGAGAATGGTTTGTTAACCACTCTCTTGGCACATTTAATACAAAAAGAATTATATCAATTATTTTGTCTTGCATTTTCTTGTTTTATATTTACTAATTTATAAAATTTAATATTATTAGTGTTCCCAAACTTTAGAAATTTTACCAGAAGTTTCGAATATCACATTTTCACAAAAGTATTCTGCGGAGTCCTTCATATATTTTCCTTGTAACTTAGACACAGTTTCTGCATGTAAAATATCTGATTCACTAACTACCTCATCATGTAATAATAAACAAATATTCCACCCTAATTCAGGATGTATAATAGAATGTTGTCTCATTTTCATCTGTGCTAACTTAGATTGTTTTGCAGCACATCCCTGAATCTTTAGATTACACCCTCTGTTTCCTAAACGAGAGGTCATCACCCCTATATCTGTAAAATCCTTTTTTATTTGTGGATTTTTAGCATATAAATCTGCTTTGTAAATAGCCCTATTAGTTTTATTCATTGCCTTATACTCGTCATTGAAGAAATAACCCATACACTTCTCTCTCTTCTTTTTCATTGCCCCAAACCCAGCTTGCAAAAATACAGCTTGAAGTTTTGGCTCAAAAATGATGTAACCCTTATCTTGGGCATCTGCTGAGGAATTGTTTAAAAATTCTTTAAGTTGTGGGAGGGCTTCAAAATAGTCTGACATTAATTGTTCTGCATCTTCTTCATCTATACCTAGTGTTTTAGATAGGGAAATTGCGGTTATGCCGTATGCTAAACCAAAGTTCGTAGCCTTGGTACGTTGCCTCTTTTCATCCATATCATGTGTAAATTCAGGATGCCCTTTTGGAAAAAATTTATCGGTAGATTTGGGATTACGTATTTTCTCTACTAAGTCGGCTGTGTAACTATGGAAGTCATCTCCAAATATAGGATGACCATTATTGAAAAAGGAAGTTAGAGAAATATCCGCACTATAAGCCCCTATTATGCGACTTTCTTGTGATGAAAAATCGTTAGTAATAAGCACCTTATCTGTACCCTCAGTGGTGAAAGCTATTCTATGGCTTCCTGGAATTGCTAGTAGATTTGGGGAGGTGGTGGCTGTTCTAGCTGATAGTAAATGTAGCCGATATGATGGGTGTAGTCTCCCTGTGATAGGATGAACATAACGTAAAAATTCTTCCCCATAAGTAGTGATATTCATTTTAGCTTTTCGCACTAATAGGTAAGCTAACTTTAAAGAAGGTACATCTGTAATCGGTTGCCACTTATCCTTCATATAAAAATCTTTTAACTTATTTGAAAGGGTGGGTAGCATCGCTTTAGCAGATACTGACCACTCCATTTGTTTAGTGCTTTTTGACTTTTCCCTTGGACATGCGTTTAGCTTCCTAAAAAAGTTTACTACCTGTTTAGGAGACCCCCATTCTATACCATGAGACTTAGCTTCAAATAAGTCAAGCTGTTCGGCTGTTCCATAAGTATCTATAACATATTTATCTAAATCTGCTAACCGTTGCTCATATTCTATCTTATTTACCTCAAATAAGTCTTGCCATATTTTTTTAGAGAAAGGGAGCCCAACATATTCCATATCTACCCCTACCTGAGTATAAGTACTTTCAAAACGGATATTATCCCCGTTGTAAAAATGAAATCCAAATAAATTATGTCCCAAGGATTGTTTATCTCTTATAAGGAGTGGGTAAATAATATCATCTCCCCCATATGCAACTTGTTCATAAGTGAAAGGTTGGGCTTTTAAGTTTATGAATTGTAAACGAGTACTTTTATTTATTTGTAGTAAATTTGCTACCTCAAATGGGGATATATACCCATCGAGCTTCAATAGCTCCTCATCCAGTGTTATTTGTTCAGATATATCTAAACTCTCTTCAAATAAATTACCTGTTTTCTGTTTTACTTCAGTTACTCCTAAGTACTTTTTAGCTAATCCTGCTAAAGATAAGGGAATGTTTAACCCATTATATAGACTAATTTCTGCAAGCATAGTATCATATACTTTTTTAAGGCGTATACCAAAATTATGTCTGAGGTGCTTTCCATCAAATTTTAGGTTTTGGCCTACAAAAATAACTTTATCATTCCAATGTAAGAACTCTATTAGGGGTTTTAATTCTTCCTTGGTAAAATCCCGTACATCTATAACAAATTGTTGGTGTAAGTCCCCTATTTGAAGCATTAATACCCTACTTAAAAAGGGACAAAGACCTCCTTTATAAATCTCTGTTTCTAGATGACCATACTTAGGATGTTTACTCGTTTCAGTATCTATTCCTACTACCTCTAAAGTCGAGAGGTAGCTCAAGCATTCCTCAATAGTACTATTTTCAATCCCCTCTATAGAGTATTTAGCTACAAATTTAATCATATACTATTTATTTTCTTCTCAATTTCCTCAATCGCAGCGTTCATTGCAGACCGAACTACTTCATACATTGTTCTATGTATTTGTTCAAGCTCATGTTCTATATTTGGAACTTGGCTCCCACATCCATGGTTTTGATGACCGAAAGGTAGTTTTTCTTTCCACCCCTTTAGTTGTGCAATATCTTTTTTACAGTATTCGTAAGTGATTATTTGTTCTTCTGTCATTATATAAATTTTATATGTTTCGGCAGCACTTCCTCAATTGTGCCATTTTGTAGTTCAACTAAAGCCACTGTGAAGTTACCAGCACCATGTTCAAATTCTTCATAAGAAGAAGCCCATTGATGAAAAAGACCCTCATTTATAAATTCAGGCTCAAACCCCCCTGTTCCTTCCACTTTTTGTCTTTGTGGAGGATTTGTACTAGTTGTTATAAATTCAGATGGTATCCACCTTTTAAAAAGTACTTGTCTCATAAATCAATCACTTTAAAATTTCTCAAAACCCTTTGGTCAAAATAAATTACATCCATATGAACATGTTCTTCTCCTAATAATAATGTAGGAATACATAATGCTAATTCATAAGTAGTGATGTCTTCTAGGGGTCTCCACTTTAATAATACTTGTTTCATTATTTTATAATTTATTAAATGTAATTCTCATCATATTTATAGCAGTTTGATTTGCTTTATTATGGTTGTCCTTTAAAATTTTATTAGTACCTGCATCATATAAAGGATTATATATAAACATAAATTCCCCACCATACTTTGTAAAATAGGTATGAAAATCTGCGGCATCTAAACCTAGCTCTTCTCTAACTTGTTTAAAATAGCTCATTAGAATTGTTTAAGTTTTTCTCTTGTTTCCTCCACCGAAAGCACATTAAATTGCTTGGCACATGGAACCACCATTTCATCCCATTCCCTAAAAAAGGGCATAAAAATAACTGTTCCACCCTTTTCCCTCATCCAATCCATCTCCTTAGCTATTCCAGCTCCAATAGAGTTATCCCCAAAACCAAAAGCAATTAGTTTATCACAAGAACGTACTAGGGTTTTAAAATAAGACATCCCTTTTAATTTATATTGTTTCTCATGTTCAGCACTATTTGGATTTACAATAAACACATCAGGGTATTTCTTCATATAATCTAGAAAGAATGTTTCCAGAATAGTGTTATAGGTGTTTATTGGATGAGCAAAATATATTCTCCTCTTACTTAGAATACTTTCTTCATGTTCATCATCTGCAAATAAAATATCAATTAGGCTCATGACTTTTTGTTTATATAATTCATTGCTTTTTCAACTGTATCAAAATCTTTTGGTTTATCTCCATTCCACTCCATTGCTGTAAAATCTTTTTCACCATACCCTGTACATTGAATTATATATTGATTTGAATCGTGATGTAATGAAAATCCTTCGGATAGAATTTCTTGCATCCTTTCATTAAACTTTACATTAAATTCTTTTTCTTCTTTGGTCATAATTCTACTTCTTCAGTTTCTAAAATTTCAATTAACTCACTAATGTCGGCATCATTCATATCCGTACAATCCTTTAATAAAGCTTTTAATTTCTCTAGGTCATTTGCATTAATAGCAAAACGAGTTAATAGAAAATGCTTATAGGGAATGTAGGCTGAAATATCTAATTCGGCCAGGTCACAACTCTGAAGTCCTTTTTGTTCAGAATTTTGATGTTGATATATGTGGCTAATAGTGTAACGCTCCCCTTCCTTCACCCATAAACTATCAGGGATGATGGAGGGTTTATTTTTGTCGTCTATACAAATACATGGTATCATTGTGTAGTGTTTTAATCTATGGTACAAATATACGAAAAATTTATTAAACAAAAAAGCGAAACTTTTACATTTCGCTTTCATGACAGTAATATTACAAATTATTATATTTCACAACTACCCCCAGAACATGCTACAGCCCCCATAGTGTTCACATTTTTAAATGTGGGAGCCGATAGTATTTCAAAAAAGTTAATTGGTTTCAACTCTCTATTTACAGTACACCATTTATGGTATAGGTGTAAATCTTTAAGGCAATATATTAACTTCTTTAAATCATTTTTAAAATAGTTTTTTGCAAACTTTCTAGCCCTTTCTAACCAGTCTTTCTTTAACAGCTTTTCTTTTCTAATACCATAGAGTTTTTTATCCCTATCTAATATGTAATCACAAGCTTCCCATAAATTATTATCAAAAACATCTAAACCATCTACTATTAAACCTGATGCTAATAAAGCTGCATCCCCATATTCTTTTAGTAATTCCTCCGATGTTAACACCGATGTAAATGGAGCTTGATTAAAATCCTTATCACCACTTCTATCTAAAAAAGAAACTGCTACAAAGTATTTCTGATTATTAAAAATATAATCTACAATGGCCTCTTTGTCATCTATTAACACTGTATTAGATACGTTATGGTGGATATTAGGGTTATAGGCCACCTCTGGGTTATTCCCCTTAAAAACCCAATGCTCTTGTACCATGTTTATTAACCTCAAATGCTCAATATCTGTTAAATTTTCCTTAAAATACCCTTGTTTTGGATTTTCTACAGGAATAAAAACAACATAATCAGTATTTGTACGGCTCCATACAGATTCTTCTATTAAGAAAGGTTGTTTTTCTTCTAAATACTTGGCAACTTCAGAATTTTTATTTAGTTGCATTATTCTAAAATATCTCTCAGAATGCTCTGGGTGTATTCCAGAAGGTGTTTGTAAAATAACTGAGGCATTTCCAGATGGTTTTGTACAGGTTAATCTAGCTGCAATACTGATACCAATAAGCTCGGTCACTTCTTTATTTGTTTGTCTAATTATTTCTACCCCCTTGGATAAAATTTCAGGGTTAAATAATTCGGGAACATTCATCCACCCTGTTATACTACAACCCAATAAAGCCTCTCCAGCCACTATTTCTTCCGTTTCCTTACCCAAGTATGGAAAAGATGTGTATCCAGCCTGCAATGACCCCACAATGGCTAAATTACGACATAATCTATAGAAACGTTCTTCCTCAAATTTTCCTCTATTATTGTAACAAGACATTGCATTACCTTCACATAGATTACAAAGCTGAATTACAGTGTAGTTTCTATCTTTAATTTTATCATAGAAATCAAAGCCAATCTCGAAACAGGGGTTAAACATCTGATTTTCAGATTCTAATAAAACAAAACCAATATCATTATCACCAACATTTAAATCAATTAGTTCTTGAAACTTCTCTTTTGAGAAAGAGTATTTCATCAAACCCACCGAATTATTACTTCTTGCAAAATGTGGATGGGTTGTTCTCCAATCACCTGTTTTAGCGTAAACCATCTCAGTATCATCTTCATCAATTATAACATTCATGGCCGACCTCCTTACACCACCAGATAGAACAGCATCCGATATATACATAAATACATTATATATTAAATAGCTTCTAAATTCAATACTATCTGCTTTAGAAAGTTCTTTATCAAAAAGTTTTTCAATTAAATCTATTGATTGCCTCAAACCCATGTGCCCAGGAGCCGAAAACCCTCCTGTTATATAACTACCCTCTTCTCTTATTAAAGAATAATCCATTCTTATTTTCTTTCCAAAATATTGTGGATAGAGAGATGGGTGTTGACAATATGAACTAATAAGAACTTTCATTGATTCTGCCCAACCCTCAATACTGTCGGGAACTACAAAAGTAACAGTTTCTTCTGTTCTTTTCTCAATATTTGGCATTTGGGAGGTGTATTTATTTTTTAAATTAACACCTAGTCCACAACCAGATAATAACATAAAAAACCCCTTATTAAAACAGTCAGGGGCATAAGCATATAGTACAGAGCAATTGTAAAGTTTAGCATTATTTTTTGCAATACTTTCTTTCCTAAACTGAAGATTTCTTTGTGATGTTAAGAACTCTTTATTTATATAATGTGGTAACACCTCATTAATAAGAGGTTGAACCTTTTCTCCATATTTTAGTAAGTGTGTATCTAACACATCTTTACACGCCTCCGCCCATGTTTCATAACGTCCCAAATCCTCATTCCATTTCAAATAATCAGAGTATAATTTTAAATCTGATAGTAATTGTTTTCCTTTACTCATGTTTTTTATAATAATTTTTAATAATGCAAATATACAATTTTAATTAAAGTCTTCCAAGGGAATAAAATAAAAAACTTCTCTAAATTTAGAATAATTTTTAAACTTATCCACTGAGTTTAACTCTTCTAACATTTCATCACAAAGGTCAACATCTACATTATTAAAAATGAAAATAGCTTGCCACACTGCATCAAGCCATTCCATACTTACATTCTTTAAATCTTCGTCAGTTTCTGTTAGTTGCCAGATTTTCCAACATTCTAGTATTGCTTTATCTTTAGATGTCATATTCATTCTTTAATGTAGCTATATTTTCTTCAAGTTCTTTTTGTAATTGAGGTCGGTATTTGTCAGCAAAGTATTTTAAATCTTCATCATCTAATCTAAATAGAAACGTTTCACTATTTGGTATAGTTAGTTGACCTGGGATAGTCTCCTTATAACAAATAGAAAATGTTATGTTTGGTATTCCTAACATTCTTTGTCTGTACAAAGGTGTGAATTTTTCTGTTTCTGTCCCTGAAGTATAATGAAGTTCCTCCACCCTCTTTTCAAATCTTTCCTTTTCTCGTAGTTGTTTAAAGAAGTCTTTAATTCCTGTTTTCATATGTATTCAATCTTTTTAAATAAGAAGTTGCTCCAGTGTCTCCAGACATATACCATTCAATTTCTCTAGCCCTAAAAGCACATTTTTTTAAATCTGCTATTAATGATTTTATTTCTGCCAATATTAAAGGGCGTTCTTCCTCTGTGGCATCACCAATTCTATCGGCTCCTACTTGTGGGTGTCTACTAAAGCCAATGTGAGGAGCAGAATAATCACCTGTCATGTATTTTCCGTCTTGCAAAAAATCTTGCTCTATAGCGTCAGCTAACTCATTGAGTGCATGATACCTGTAGTCGTAATGTCCACCACTCATTAGTCAGTAATTAAGGGTGAATTTCCTGTACTACCATAACCACCTGTATTTCTTTCACTTTCATATAAATAGTCAACCTCCTTAAAGGTCATAGGAATCACTTCCTCCAAATACACCTGACCAATTCTGTCTCCCACTTTATATGGAAATTCTGGATATGATAACTTATAAACTGCATTAGACTTTCTAAAAACCCCTGTAGGTAGAGCTCTAAATCTATATTGATATTCTCCTCTGTAGTGGGCATCTCCCAATCCTGGCGAGTTCTGTACAATCCAATGTGTACTAGTGAGGGAACTCCTTGGTACAAGAGTTAACTTATAGCGTTCAGGAACCTCTAATGCAAACCCAAGTTTACATATAACAAAATCCTCGGCCACTTGCTCAATTTCTGTACATACAACATCCCATCCCCCATCAAATGCATGGGCTTGTTTTGGAATCTGTGCTAATTCGTTTAGTTTTTTTATTCTTATGTTCATTTTTAATATAAATCTTCGCTATATAATATACCTTCACCACCAGACTGTTTAATTATTTGATTAGCCTCCTTTGCTATTACCCACGCTTCTTTCCTTCCTACAAATTTATTCGTATTAGTCAAAAAACCTTGTTCATATTCTCCTACACTATCTTCCCCATTTGTAACACTTCGTAATCCTGTTAAGCTTCCCATTGTCCACATACATTGTCCATGTCTATGTCCTAGTACAACTATTCCAACATTACAGTTTTTTGGTAATACCCCTTCAATCACTTTTTTTAGTGGAATATCTTTATACCAAATTGCGGCACACAATATATATTCTTTCATAATATTATACAATCTCTACACTCCCATGAGGAAGCTACTGTACTACATAGTTGGTCATACATCATTGCTGATTTTACTTGTTCTACTCCAAATTCCTCTTCAAGAATGGTAAAGTCTGTAACATGACAATATGCGTCTATAATTTTATCATATAAAACTCTCTGTTCATCAGGAATATCCAAGTTATCACCCATATCTCTAAAGATTTTAACTAACTTGGCTCCCTCAAAATTTCCAACTAAAGGGTCTCCTTCTTTTCTAAAGGGTAAACATTCTGAGGAAGGTTTTCCACATCGCATACATTTACGGTCATTTGGTGGGGGATTTATTGATAATTTCATAGTGCAAATATACAATTAATAGTTGAGAGTATTGTCATTTTTTTGTATTATTCCTAAGAATTTTCCAAAGGCTGTTATTACAAGTTGTACAATATTGTGCTGGGAGTTCAACATCCCCTCTTATACATTTATGTTCCTCTTCTGAAAACTCATTCCCTGTTTTTAAGATTTTAGAACAGAATGAGCAAAGAATCGCTAGGTTTCCCGAATTCCACTTACATTTTAACATAATATTTTACGTAACATATTTCTAGCCCTCAAGTACTGTGTCCGTGATGTCGCCTCCTGAATATTTAATTGTTCTGCTATTTGTTTATGACTCCATCCCTCAACAGCAAATAATAAAAACACTTGTTTATAACCTTCTGGGAGTTTATTTATAACAGAGAGAAGGTATTTAGCATCCATATTATTTGACGGGGACACCATTACACCCATTGCATCATTATATTCAACTAAATTATTGTTATTTTTTCTATTAATATCTAGACAGGTGTGCACCATGATTTTACGAATCCATCCCACTAACAAACCTGTAAGAGTTAGAGATTTAATATACTTAAATACCTTCAACCACCCTTCCTGCAATGCATCCTCAGCTTGGTGTTTATTTTTACAATATTGCAAACACACTCCAAACATTTGCTTGGAAAAAGCATCGTATAGGGCTTTCTGGTGAAATTGTGAATTTTGCTTACACCCTTTTAAATATTCTTCATCAGACATTACAATACAAAGGTACGAATATTTTGTGTAAAAACAATGTCATAGTTCAAATTTATATGGAACTATTTTTTCAAACCTAAGAACAGTGGTTTCCTCTTTATGTCTTAACTCAACACGTCCCCCAGATTCATAATAAATATCAAAATCCCTTAATTTTACAATGTACGACTTATCCCACCAACCCCCATCGTCTTTATACCCCACTGAGTACTCCTCATTTACCACAGGATGGCCTTCAAAGGAAGAAGTGTAATGTTTTCCCTTTATTATGAGAAACACTCTGTAATGCGAAGATTGCACCTCTATATTCAAAAGATTTACAGCCTCAGCTGGGGAAATGCTATACATATTAACTTCTTGTAAAATAGACTGTAAAGCGTCATAGGAAACATCACCTAACGTAAGACAGATTTCAGATATTTGCTTCTTAACATCTACATCGGTTACATTATCCGAAAGTACTTCTTCAATAAGCTCTTCAGAAAGCCCTGTGAAATGCCTATGGTATCTGACTCTACCTGGCCGATTTAAAAGGAATTTATTCACCGAAGGATTATTTGTGGTGAAAATAAACAGTTTTTTATTCTGAAAAACACCATCTAAAATTGGCAAAAATTCATTTTGCTTCTCATGGGTGTCATAAATCTTCTCAAACTCATCAATGAAAATTACAACATCCTGTGATATTTCATTTAAAACCTTATGAAACTGTGTTCCTGTATAGTATTCACTAATAATAATTACAGGAAGGTTGGACATTTCGCAAACCATCTTAGCTAGTAAGCTTTTTCCACTACCCGAACTCCCCGATAGTAACACCCCAGTGGAGTTTGGAAGGGAATTAAAGGACGATAAGTAATGTTTACTGGTGGTCAAATAATCCCCATAAATCTTTGATGGAAGGGTAAATTGAGGAAGCTTGGACAAATACATGGACACTGTGTCCAAGTTAAGGAGCCAATTACCTTTTGGTATTTCTTCTAGAAATGTAGCATCGCTAGAAAATTTAATAACATCACCTTGTTGTAGTATCATTATCTTGCCCACTTAGTAAGTACCCACAAATTTCCTCCATCATAACTCACCTGATTTTCAACTAAATCCACTATAATTAATTCTGAATTAGTTGTAGGTTTAATAGACTTTGAGTAAATAGAAATTTTAGCTGTTTTGTCTATTGTTAAATATTTCATTGTTTAAAGGTTTCTGTAAAGTAAAACTCAGCACTAGCATCATCAGTATCTCCCGTACCCTCTCGTTCATTTAGACAAAAACCTATCCCCTGAAAGTAAGCATCACAAATCTGTTCTTTTTCAGTTTTTAAATAGTGTTTAACCATTAAAATAACCTGACCTACTGAATGTGGGTTAACTATACTTAATTCTTCTATTAATTGCTGTAAAGCTGTTTTATTTTCCATAGGTGTCATTATAATAATCCTCTGCTGTTATGAGAGTATTTAAATATCCTTCATTATTACCTTGTTTCCACGCATCTAATAGCTGCTGTTTATGAATCTCTTTAGCTTTTTCAATGACGAAGGTTGGTATACCCCTGCAAGGTGCTTCTAGAATTTCTATTAAATAGTCTACTGCTGTTTTTTCCATTATAATATTCTTGCTACGTTAAAATCAATATAATCTTGTCCATACTCAGCCACAACCCCATAATGCTTTTCCTCATTATCAATAAATAAAACATCTGCTTGAAATGTTTTCCCAGCTAGTTTAACAAACATGTGGTCTTCTTCAAAAGTCCATTCTATTCGCATAACACCCATTTTAGTTTATATGTTGCCGATTCATTTGGAGCTAACCAACGTTTTTCTCCAGTGTTAGCAAAGTATTCTATAAATTCTTTACCACTATTAACTACAGTCCTTTCTTCTCCATATTTTGCCTCAGTAGGAAAACATGAGCCTATATTATTTACAAACTTTGTTGTGGGGTCTAACATATTTCCAAGAGTACTAAATACATCTTCCTTCTCAGGTAGTGCTGAATAGCCCTCTGTTTCTGTATGAGTTTTCATACAATGTCTACATACAGTATTAAAACCACCCATACCTAAATCTTTGTAAACACATCTATCGCAGGTTGTATATCTATCACCAAAATCAGTGATGGTTCCAAAATCATCTTTTTTCATATAAAAAAATTAGTAAGGGTGTAGTAAATAAATTGTAATATGTGAAATAGATAATAGACAATTATACCCCCAATAGTGCCTATTAACACTATATCAACCAAAAAGTCGTAAATTTTAACTATTTTATTCATTACATTCTCATTAAAAGTTTATCATGTCTATTAAAACTACCATCTGGATTTCTTGTACTCCAGAATCCACGTACATACCATTCACCATCACTTGTTTCAGAGAAGTCTAAATTCCATCTCCACATTAGTTTGGTGATGAATAGAATTAGGAGGATTGTTATTATAATTGTCATAGTGGAATTTCTGGTAATTCAATATATTTTAAACTCGGTATTTTGTTTAGGATTTCCTGCAAGTAGGGGGTTCCATCGTATTGGGAGAGGTGTTTTGTAAGTTCCTCTTTTTCCTTTGCGTTAAGGGATTCCCCCTTTATAGCTCTATCTAAAATTTCCATAATACAAAGATACGTTAATTATTTTGAATCACCAAAGAATTTTGTAAAAGTAGTGTAAAATTCACTAATTTCTTTCACTACTCTTTCTACCTTATCTAGGGCATACTTCACTCTTTTCGCATCATACACCAAAGGAATATAAAACTGCTCATTTGATAAATGTAAGGGCGGTTTTATGTGGGAGCCCGTACGTCTACAGAACCAAACACCCATACTATCTATTGTATACCCTTCTAAGACTAGAGCATGTGCATATATAAGTAATTGAACATAACTTTCTTTTTTATATTCTTCCTCTTTTTTACTACCTCCAGTCTTTACATCCTTCAAATCCACCACCTTATTTGTTTTTTCTTCTAGAATATCTATGAAGCCAATAATGCAATATTCCCCCATATCAATCAACACCATCCTTTCATATTTGGCATTTGGTTTACGTTCAATTAAAGAAATGTTTTCGTGTCCTGTAAAGCCATAATTATTAGTTTGTACTTTCCCGTGCTCAACACTTTCACCCACCCACGAGCCGAAGTTCGAATACACAGACTCTGGTAAAGAAATACCTACAAGTTTTTGTTTTATAAAATCACTACGATAATCCTCCCATGAAGAAATCGAGGAGTAACTTATATAAAACTTCCCCATATGAGGAGCCAATAATTCTTTATTATCCTCATAGAACCAACAGTCGGTAGTTAGTTTATTTATTAAATTTATTTTTCCCATTATATTGTTGCTAAAAAATTATCCACTTCTTTTGTTTTCTTTTCTATCACTGCTTTTGTATCTTGACTTCCGTTAATAAAGTCTGTTAATAAATAGGTTCCCAAAAGTATCTCTCTAACAATTTCTCGGTCTCTCTTGGTCATCTTTTTCTTTTTCAGTTGTCTCTCAAGCCCTTCTCTAACTTCAAGGGTCATTGCCTGAGATTCATATAGGAGAGCTAAAAAGTTTGTTGGTTTTATTTCTTCCACAGATTCCACCCTTACTTCCGAATAAGTTAAGGATTCTATTTTAGATTCTCCCATCATACATCTATGTACATTAACTAGGGTGAAAATTTCATCAATAGCACTTTCTTTTAAAGCTTCCAACTCTTTCATTTGAAAGTATGTAAACTCATCTACAGGGTCAATAAAATTACAAGGAATATTATAAATCCATGCTAATTCCTTTAAATTGTGTTTATAAGCTCCAGCTCCTGTATAATAATCCCTAACACAGCATCCCGTCAAATTCCATGGCTTCATATTTTTGTATTGTAGGCCGTTTGGAACCGAAGAAACTATACCACTCTTATCTATCCTAGTACCCAAATATGGAAGTATATATTCTGCCCCATAATGTGTAACAATATAGTCTTTAAAATAATCGTTTTTTAGGGTGTTTAAGAAGGTTTGAATAATGTCTTTTTCATCCCCTGTATAATACACTATACGAACTTGTTCTTTTTCTACATAAGCTACTGTAAGAGAATATATACGGGAATAAAGTGGTGTTCGCCAAGCATTAAGCCTATAGTGCTCTATAGTTTCCTGCATTGACATTAATTCCCGTGTGTTAAAATCTTTCTTAAAATGCTCCCTGTATAGGTTGTATTCTAGGGAATCCACTTCTAATTCCTCTGTTTGATTAATTGATTGTAATTTCCAATATAAATTAGGCATGTCTTTCTTTATTATTTTGAATTAAATTTAAAAGTTTATCTTTTGAGTCTTTTGGGAAGCTTTGTTTTAGGAACCAATTATAGAATCCTGGGTCGGCAAGAACGGGTTGTCCCACATTCTTTGAAAAATTCCATCTTACAACTCCTTCAGCATCTTTATACATTTTACCTCCAATGTCCACCCTGAACTTCTCACCCTGCAATAAAACATCAACTTCTTCGGGAGTCGGTATACTATCAAAATGGTTTTCTAAAATATGTTTCATCACTACCATGGTGGCTTTAACATCTCCCAGTGCATCGTGGGCATCCTCTAGTTCTTTTCCTGTAAAACGTTTATAAATGTCTGTTAGTTTATTTGGATAGAAGTGTCTGTACATCTTCATCACATCCACTAAATTAAATTCCCAATCTAGAAATGTAATACCACAACGTTCCATCTCAGCACTTATAACAGGAATATCATAACTATCTGAATTAAACCCAGCAACATCACAACCCTTAAACCAATTTTTCATACTCTGAGCCACTTGTTTAAATGTAGGAGCATTCTTCACCATTTCATCTGTAATCCCATGAATTTCAGATGTTTCAAGAGGAATTGGAATAGTGGGGTTTATAAGAAGATTTTTTTCTTCTGTACTACCATCATGGTTTATTTTTATAGCCGCAATTTGTACAATTCTAGCTGTTTCTGTATCCACCGAGGTAGTTTCAAGGTCAAATACTATTATTGGTCTTTCTATTTTCATTAGTTTACGTCTAATTTATTAAGTGAAGTGTTTTCTTGAGCAATTTGTTCAAGAGCTGCATCGGCCAAAACATCTAAAAGTTGTCCTACAGCTTCAAAAATAGCTTCTGGTTTAGATGTGGCCATCACTTCTATTATTGGTTTACCATCCTCTTGACGGAAAATTTGGCACTGTGAGCGAACTACTACAATGTTATATGGATAGAACTCTTCAATATTATTTACAAACTCCATGAGTAACCCATAGTTATTTAGATAGTCAAAGTCTTCAATTTCCATGTGGATTTTTTCACCGTCCACCTCTAGATACCAATAACCATCAGGATATAATGTCGGAGCATCATCCAAAAATTCAAAGCCATCAAACTCTGCAAACTTTGCTGAAATGACATTCACTCTTTCCTGTTTTTCTATAGCCAAATCATAGGCTAGTCTTTGTTTTCTGTTCATATTAGTTGAAATTGTAATGTATAATTATGGGTTGAAAATAATGCATCTAAATACTTATACCGAGCATCATTTTGTATTAATGCAAACCTTTCTTCAGTACACTTGAAAGTCTTTTCTCTAGGAAAAAATCCTTCTAGTCCTTTTAGTTTTGAGTGGCAGTAGTATCTATTCATTTTTGTTTGTATAATTCAAATGGTGGGTTGTCATATAATTCATAGTTATTTTCTATACCGAAAGCATAATACTTAAATCTTTTAACCCCTGTCCTCATTAATAACACCCTTTTACAATTAGAAAAAGAAATGTATCTCATGAAGGTGTAAATTCCTGTTTTAGGTTCCTCTACTTTAAAATAACATTTAGCATCAACTAAAACATCTAGCTCTTTAGCTAACTCTGGATGTGTATTATAGCGACTTCCACTTCTTAATACACGTACTTTGTCTCCTTCTTTTAAATCGTTATATAAATTCATAGTGCAAATTTACAAGTTTTTATTGTTATTACAAAATTTATTTGTCATTTTTGTGCATTAATTTCATAAAGAAAATCTTTTAAGGCTTCCCCTAGTTTTGTCACCTCCTTTAACTCAGGAAGTAGCCTCTCTAATTTAAATTTAACTATAGGCCATATATTCATCTTAGTTAGCTCAGAAAATCTATGTTCATCTAGGAGCCTATCAAAGCGAGAATGTACATCCACATGTAGAAATATTACATTGTCTGGGTGGCATTGTATAGAAAAATGATTTCTCTTAGGGAGAATATGACAAACTGAAAAAGAGCTCGGTATAATTTGAACTCCTGTCTCTCTACAATATGGATTCTGTGCCAATAATTCAATTTGCTCTTTAAAGAATTGTGAGAGACAATCTCTTTTTTCTTTTCTTGCTTTTTGTTGTTTACTTTCCCCTTTTTTAGGTGTTTTGTATGAAATATCCCCCATTGAGGCTGATTTTAACTCTAATGACCGACATAACGGACATTTTCCCTTACTTCTAATGACAACTAAAGTTCCGCATTCTTTACAGGGATATTTTTTAGGTGGGTTCATACATCGAATATAATTCAGTAAGAGAAAACACTACAGGGATATTATTTTCAGTGGTTAAACGCACTTCCCCATCTGCTCCAGCACTTTCTCCTTCTAATCTTAAAAGAACATCACAACTAAGTACCCAATCTGCTGAAAGAGCTATCCACTTATTATAAGCTTGAGGAAACATTAAATCCTGAAAGTGAAATAAAAGAGGACAAAATGGGGAATACCCTTCTTCTATTAATGTATTCATAGTAGTCATTTGAAGACGTACATTTTCTGAAACATCCCCTTTAGTGTAGGGACTTGCTATATAAACTTTAATCATTTTATTTAAAATTATTTTTCCACCACATTTTAAATTTATCAAGGAGGATTAACAACCCAATAAATAAACCAATAATTATTATTAGACCTAGAAAACCTAAACCAATAACATCTTGTACTGTCCATACAAAAACACTTTGGCAGTTAGATAGTAATGAGCAGAGAGCTATTAAAATTACAATTTTAAGCTTCATCTTTCTTCCTTCCTAAAAACATTGGTACAATAAAACATAGTGCTGTGAGTATTATAAATTGATTCATAGTACAAAGATACAATTAATATTTGAAAGTATTGTCATTATATTGTAATGTTAAAACTTTATCCTTTGTTTGTAAATCATACATATATAAAAGATTCATTATTTTTTAATATTAATTCGTGAATTTCAAAACCAGTTTTATTAATAGCTTTTCCAGCTTCAAATACATTTTTATAAAATATTCCTAATCTATAAAATTAGATATTATAATTTGATATTAAAAGTCTTATTATTTATTTCTATACCTTTATCTGTTTTAGTTGCAGCAAATTGAATTTCTAAAAGTCTCATAAGATTTCCTTTCCTAAACGCATCCACAAACTCTCTCACATTTTTATCCATATTTACTGAGTGACCATACCCCATTTCTATAAGGGCTTTATAGCTTTTACTCCAATTATTTTCACACTCTAATAAGGTAAATAATTCTGAACAACTATATGACTTTGAACTGTCAAAACCAGTACTAGTGCTAAAATTTATATATCTACTACCTTGCTCTACAATATATCCTGAATGTTTACTGCTACTGTTGCCTTGTCTCTTTACCATAATCTTATCCCCACGAGTATCTCCCACAACACTATACCCATTTCGCATCAATATATTTAATGCATTTTCTCTCTTATTATAATCATCGAAGGGTGAGACTAAAAATTTATTTTTCTTTTCTTCTTGAAATTGTTCGAATAAAAGTCCTTCATTTATAACCCTATTAAAGGAACCTAATGAGTCAGATATGGAGTAATACTCATCTAAATCCAAGATATGAATTTTCTTATTATTTGAAATAACTTCATAACCTGGGGTTACAGGAGCCAAGCAGTAGCCTCCATTGGCTCTTGATTCCAAAAGTACTCTCATAAGTTCCTTTGGATTTTCTTTACGTTCCTCTTCTGATGTTGGACGCATTGCAAATTTCTGATTCCTTCCAGCTATAGGTGCTCTCAAATACCAATGATACCCACCGTTCATAGTACTCACCACTACTAATTTTTTAAAAATATCTTCTGGAATAGCGTCAACTACTTGCTTATATGTTATTTGGTCATCGAAGTTTTTAGTATCTACGTCAATCATTATAAGAGAATAACCCTCAATATCAGAACTAATTGTGCCTCCTAAAACTGCGATACCCCATGCATCTTTAAAATACTTTTCAACTTCCTCTGGGGTCATATAACGCTTTTGGAATTCATACCATGAGTGGATTGTAGGGCGTTTTAGGTTATCTATAGGAATCACACTCAATCCCTTCGATAAATAATTAAAGGCTATTCTTCTTAAATCCATATTTTATTTAAATAACCACCACCAACTCTGAAATATTAAACTAAAATAAAAAAACCATACATCAAAAGCTACTAGTAAACCTTCAAATAAGTTATTACGCTTATTATGCACTCCAAATAAACTTCCGAAAAAATAACCTAAAGTTATGTCAAATAGCTTAGTTGCCGTAAATAATCGTAATACCCCAAATACAAATGTAATTGCTAATAAGATGTTCATAGTTCCTCTAGATATTTTTTAGATTATTCCAATCCGTTAAAAATAAGTTGATTGTATTGTAAGAAACACTTCCTACAAAAGTTTCTCCTATGGCTACAATTGAGATGGGACAACCGATTTCAGATTGATTGATTAAGATTGTGTACGTTGAGCCGTTTTCATAACCAGCTGTGTCAGTTCCTGTAAATATTCCTTGTTTTTTTATCATGGTGCAAATATAATATTTTTATTTCTATTTTACAAATTTAATTATTAAAATGGGCATTTTATCTTTTCTACCTTAACTAACATGGTTCTTAACTTAGTAAGAGTTATAAATTTTCCTCCAATATAATAACCCTTTGAATAACCGACAACTGTTCTTTTTAAAATTTTACATCGTTGTAGACTAATAACAATCCCTTTATTTGTTACCCCGTAATTCGGATAGTTTTTTAAAGTGAAATCTATATTATAAGTCGTTGATATTGTTACCATTAAAGTTGGGTTTTATTTCTCTAATCTACTAGTTAGGCGAAATTAAGCGTTCACCCAATCGACACATAGATTTATATTTTTATGTATCTTCTGCAATTCATCAACTGTTAGCTTTTCAAAATCAGAAGAAGTACCATCGCAAAAATTTATTTCAATAATATGCTTTGCGTATTCTTCCATTAATTGAACACTTCCAATAGTTGAATCTTCATTAATTCGTTTGTTGTAAAAATCTCTTGCTTCCATAATTTAACTTCGCCTAACATTGGTTTTACGCAAGTGGGGGTTAGTGCTTAAACCCAGCTTGAGTGCTTTTAATAATCATTTGTGCAGGTTGAAAGTTTTGCGCTATTTAGCCCCACCTGCGTAAAGCCAAATACCGTTACACCTCCAAAATAGAAATACTAGCCACTTTAGTAAAAAACCGTTCTGAGTCCTTTTCTATCTTATCTAATATAGAAAGTACTTCTTTGATAGACTTAACTCCTTTCACTGAAAACGTTTGTCCCACTCCTTCCACTTTGGTGTATGTGATTCCTTCAATTATTTCTGTAGATAGTTTCATGTTATTTGATGATACAAATGTACAACTTTTTTGTTACGCTACAAGATTTTTTTGTCATTTTTATGTCTCTTTATTATGCTACTAGTAATGGGTAAGCCCATATGATTAAGTACTTTAGTGCATACGCTGTTGTTACAGTGTATATGATTGAAATAAATATTCCTAGCACGATTAAATCATCAAGAATATTTCTCCACATCCAATTTATTAAATGTGGGGTGGTTAAGATAAAAATTATTAATACGATTATGCTGAATATTACCATAGTATTTTAGTTATTTTTAATTGATTGTTGGTTATTTTTGGTGCTTTTATAATAAAACATTCTTCATTGCTTATATCTTCCATTTCTATCTCTATTGAGATTAGTTTGGGTTGGTTTATTTGATATTTAAATCGTTTATAGCGATAGTCTTCTTTTCTTCTTTCTATGTTTTTAGAACTACCAATGTAAATTTTACCAGATGGAGATGTAATTTTATAAATTCCTATCATATTTTGTATGTACATACAAATATACAAAAAAGTTTTCAAAATTTACAGGTGTGTTCATTTATCTAGTTTATTAACTTGTAATCATTATAGCGACCATTCCCTCTAACTATTCTCTTAAACACTCTTCTTTGAGTTTTAGGTAGATGTATTAGAGGTTTCCAATAGGTGTTTACCTTTTCCCTTATTATAAGCATACTTATTCTACTCCTATAAAACATAATTATATTTTCAATGGCAGTTTTACCATCATCATAATAATTGTTTACGATGTAATTATGTAAAAGTTCTTGTAAGCTAGGATGAAAATCTGTTAATTTCAAAACATCATACAAATGGTCTGCTATATATCTATCTACAGAGGTGTTACCATCCTTATAGTCATATCCACAGCGAATAGCCCAAATCCTTCTTAACCCTGTTAAAAAGTCTATATTGGGTACATAGTAATTATTTTTGCAATACAATACTAAATGGCCGTCAAAATTATCAAGATTTATCATAGTTTATAAATAAATTACTCCTACTCCACTAGGATTTAAAACAATAATATCGGCATCTGTATCACCAAAAAGCACATGGTCTTCTACAACTTCTGCAAGAGACATATCCTCTAAAAACTCTTTTCTAACGCTAATAGAGAGACCATCTTCATCTCGGTACATAATAACACTCCAATGCTTTTTAAGCTTAATGGGTAGGTTATTTATGGCCTCAACTAAGGAATTAGCCCTCACCATTCTTCCCACCATTTGATTACAAAACACTCCGAATTTTATTTTCATATTTTTAGGAAGCACTTCCTCTATAGTTCCATCAGTTGTTTCGATTAAAGCTACTATGTAATTTCCAGCCCCAGATTCAAACTCTTCATATGCGGGAGCCCACTGATGAAAATCACCCTCATGTGTAAAATCTTCTTCAAACATTCCTACCATACCACATCTAACCTTATTGTCAGGAAAATCTTTCCATTTTTTAAAAAGTACTCTTCTCATATTTTAATCAATACAAATCCAACCTATTTTCTTTACTTTATACCCAACACCATTATCCCCCACCCAGGCTAAAATCTTATGAATATTACGACATCCTTTCTTTTCACTATTAAATGATGCCTCTTCAAATTCAAACCTGTTACCACCAACATGTATAGCTGAGTTTACGTCATAACCACATGCTTTTAAAAAGTCTCGACATTTTTTATATTTTTCTAAATCTCCTGAAAAGCCTTCCATTATTTTTCAATTATTAAATAAGTGTTCCTGTCTTTTAAATTTAGCTTCAAAAATAAATTAGAAAAACGTGTCTGAGTTAGGGTCATATAAGAATAGCATGTAGCTTTCTTACCGACTCCTTCATACCTACAACTAAAATGAGGAATATCATGGTAGCCTGTTGGGTCATATTCTTTTCGCCTAGGAAAACCTAAATCAATTTCACTCTGTCTAACTTCTCTCAAAGATATTAATGTATTCATATTAATTCGTACAGATTGGGTATAAACCGTTCCGTCCTTTGAGAATCTTTTATGGTAGCCTACTTTAAAATTTGTCATAATTACTCAGGGAAAGTTAATCCATTTGTTGAAGCATGGAATTTAGTCGTAGTTTTTCTATCACTCCTCTTATCCATCCAAAGCCAAATTTCAATATCTCCATCAACTATTTTTCCTGTACATGGTAATACCTCTAATCCAAGAGCAGTTTTCGCCCATATTAACTCCCCTTCTTTATAAGGGCATTCAGGTACACAGTTTTTAAGAGCTCGGTCTATTATTTTGATAGGTGTGCAAAGTTCATCATATGTACTATTTAATAAACATCTTTTAGCTTCAACCAATGCTGCCTTTAATTCTTCATGAGAATTTACAGCATTCACTATATAGTTAGCATTCGCCAAGGCTTCTTCTCTATTCTTTATCACTTCGTTATTAGTAAAAAATTTACCTATGGCACTAGTGTGTTCCTCAGATTTAATGTAAATACCATTACTTCCTTCATCCCTTACTTGCCATTTTCCTTTTGTTATCTCTGTTTTCATTTTAATTTGTTTAATATATCCAAGTTTCCATTATTGATATTTCCTCCCTATACCCACCTCTAAAAATTTTCATAGTGTATTTAGGAGAGTTTGTAAAAACGTCAGGGAGCTCATTTAAGACAACATCTACATCAAAGTGTTCCTCTAGTGCCACCTTCATCCTTTTAGTTAACGAGAGTCTTCCGTGTGGGTCTGAGGAGCAATTTACAATTGTTCCTACAACCTTTCCATCCTCGGCAATGATATTAAAGTGTTTCATTTGCATAGAACAAAGCTACAACCGATGTTTGATATAAACAAGAAAGTATTGTCATTTATTTGTCAAGAAGTTGAGTATTTATACAACCTAATTTACCTTGTCTCTCATTCTCAGGTAGAGGGGAATAAAGTTTAGACTCCATTATTGAGACTCCTGTACTTTGAATCACCACACCTTCTTGGTTAATTTGATATAAAGATTCATAATCTTTAACATCCTCCCAAACGTGTCTATCTAAATTAATCTTTGCCATAACCTGCAACTTTTTTAACCATGTCCACAACAACATCAACCAATGGTTTACGAATTTTATGTACACCATTTTCATCAACTATTGTATGAGCAACTAACTCTTGTTCTTTATAAACAACTGCTTCTGCAACAATATCAATTTGGTCGGCATTTAATCCTTGATATGATTGCTCCTTTTGCTTAATAAATATCTCAGCAAACATTCCACCTCCACCACCTTCACTTAGGCGATGGTTTAAGTTTTTTCTAATCACCGCTAATTGACTATCAATATCTTCCTGAGTGTCAGTATCATCACCATAACATTTAGCGTGTTCTTTCTTACCTAAACTACCAAATGTATCCAAGTGATAACCCAATGACTCACCATTGTCTTTTCTTTTGTAATTAACTATAAACATGATTTATTTAATGAATTTATTTATTTTTTCTAAACACTCAGTAAGCACTGCCAAATTTATAGCATCTTGCTTAGTTGCTGATTTATCTTGTAACTTTCGAACAAGTCTTAACATTTCAATTTCTAATGCTTTTACTATTTCTTCCATGATTCAAAGTTACAACTTAATTTTTAAATACCAAAATATTTATGTCAGCTGAGTGTAATATCCATAGATACATCTGTTACCTCCTCTTGTACAATCATAGGTGTCTTCAACAACCCCTTCTACAATGGCCACTAAATGCTTGCTCACTCTAGCAATAATCCGATTAGAGGAGCAAAGAATTTCCCCCTCCTTCTTCACTACATCCCCGATATGTAATGTGCATCCTGTTCCAATTCCCATGGTGGGAACAAACTTCCATCCTAGTTCAGATAGATATTTTTCATAAACCTCCCTGTGAACTCCTTTAGATGGTGAATGCGTTTTAATACTCTTGGCGGCTCTACTCCGAGAGGAGGTGGCGAAAGATTTAATACGTTCTGTCAGTTCGTCATACACCAATTTATACTCTTGCTTAGTAGCAATGGCAATGGCTCTTACAACGCAATCTCCCGTGGTTCCCTTAAATCCTGCTGAGGCTCTTCCACCATCATTAAATTTAAAGGCTGTTGGGTTACTTTCTGCTTCTTGTTTCTTTTTTTCTAGGGCTTCTAGCCAAGTTGTCGGTAGGTTCATGTTGTTTCTATTTGTTGATACAAAGCTACAACTAATTTATTACACTACAAACTTTTAATGTCATATTAGTGTAAGGTTTTCATAATAAGATTTAAAGTCCCAATATATAAGGGTGTCATTATTCTCAATATCATTCCAAACCTGATTAACTACTATAAATTCCAATTGACTATTGAGGTGGTTATCCTCTATGAACTGCTTCCGAGTTAAGAATTCTTTCGGGTGGGAGTAAAGATAGTTCCATACTAGTTCTGCTGCATATCTAATTGTCATCTCCTGATTCCTCACATCTCTCCAAAAAGTCTTTAATGATTCTTCTTCTGGATTCATACTAGTTCTTTCTAAAAGGCTTCCAATTCAAAGATTCATCTGCCTGTAGGTTACAAGCTATTTCAATGTTGCTTATATGAGTCCAAGCTTCATCAGTGAAAGGTGTTGGGTTTTTAAATGTTTCAGATAAACCCCCCTCTTTTATAAAGGATACAATGGCGGCCATATCTTCCTCAATCATTTTTAGGCGGTGTTTCAGCTCCTTATTCTTTCCTTTCCCTTCCTTTCTTTCAGCTAAATACTCTGCTAGGTAATTTGAAACATAGTCCTTGGTATTTAGAAGTTGCTTGAACATTTGCTCGTCCATATTACACTCCTCCAAAATGTATTGCATAGTTTCCCCATCCACCTCAATTTCATCTGTTAGTATTTGAAGCACCTCGCCTAAACTTGGGTGTTGAATAGGAAGTGGATTAGTTAGCTTAGTTTTATTAATGTCGAATTGTTCTGAGGCGACATTATCATGAATCATTTCCACCCAAATATCTGAGTAGTATACACCATTGTAATAAAACAAATTACACACCATGGGTAGGTAATGTATCTCCCCCTTCAAATCCGTCACCTCAATATTTCCCCAAACAATTCTAAATGACTTAATATCAAGAAATTTTACACTTTCCCCATCAGGTTCAGCAGTTGGGAATGGTCTGCCATAATTAAGATATAATACTTTTTTCATGTTGTTTTTATTGTCTTTCAAAGGTACGACAAGGGTTTCACACCACCAAGCTTATTTTGTCATTTTATTGTCAGGAAAATTCCGCTAAAAAATCTCTTATCCATCTAGTCTATACAAGAATTAAGAACATCAATCAAATCCTCCAAGGTACAATCAGAAAATATAGAATAAGCATAGCCTGAATCATCTAGGAAAACTAACTTACCATTTAGATGAACTAGCTCAGTGTACCCAAATATATTAACTCGTATAGCATGGGTATCAACATGCTTTGACTTATAGGTACTTCTAAGAACACGAGTTTCTAGTTCTCGTAGAATACGCATTTCAAAGTCTCGGTATTGTTTTTTAAAGTTCATCTTTTTCTATTTGAATTAACATATCACAAAACCATTTAATCTGAAACTTATTCTCATTAGCCATTCCATCCTCAGCTAGATTTTGAATATTTTCATTAAGCAAAGAGATAAAATCCTCTCTACCATAAGATTTAATGTTACGTTTAATAAATTCTTTTTTAGATTCTTTCATAGCTCAAAGTTACAACTACTAATTGACATCACCAAATAAGTATTGTCATATTATCATCAGGATTTGGCCGCTTAAAAATCTCTTTTAACATTCTCTTTTATACCACCTCATTACATAACATCTTAAAGAAAGGCCACCACTTCTTAACCAATTGGTCTCTAATCTCTAAATCCCATGGAGTCATATACCCTTGCTTCTCATGTTTACTAGCAAGCACTCCCATATTAAACTTATCATCAAAAGTTCCAAATTGATTTATTATTAACTGAGCTGCCCCTGTATGGTCATTTATACTAGTTAGCTTAGAATGCTCTTTTTTTAATTCGTGTATGTTCATATCAATATCCAATTATCACAAAACTTTACTAGGTAATTTACACATTCTGCATATGTATTGGGGTTTTTCATTTCTGACCAATCCTCATTTTCTATAAAGAGATTTTGAATAAACTCAATGGCATCTTCTTTCTTATCAAATTCCTTGGTAACTCCGTCAATGTTTTGGATTCTTAATTTTGGATTCATATGTTGATTATTAACAGAACAAAGATACAACTAGATATTTAAACCACCAAACATATTGTGTCATGTTATTGTAAGAAAATTGCCGCAACAAAATCTCTTTCCCCATAAATTGAAAGCAACCCTCCTACATAGTAAGAGAGGTATCCAAATAAAATAACATGAAAAAGACGTGGGAGAAAATGGTATATGCAATTTGGAAATATGCCAAACACGGTACTAGGTATTGCACAGTACCAAGAATACAATATTAGGGGGTTCTCCATCCTCCTCCAACCCCCTGATACCAAGGCTTTACAAATTTAACGTAAGTAATTCAGAAAACAAATTATTCCAATAATCGTAACCCATTTCGGTATATTTCCAATAGAAACTGTTCTCTAATTCATCCGATAGGCGTGAATAATTCTCGTTATCTATTATGGTTTGGTCAATTTGTACTTCCTTTAAATTGGCAACGACATCATGTCTACCTATTTCTGTGTAATATGCAATTAGTTCTTTCATTGATTATCAAGTAGTTAAGATTTTTCAATGCGGCCATTTTCCCCACCAAAAACTTGTCTCCGTACGGTGGAGAAACCTGACTTGGGGTGTGATTATCAATGAGTTATGAAAAGAGATTTTTATGCCGCCAACCACTTACCAAACTCCTTCACATCATCGAACACCATCAAACGCTCTCCTACATAATCCAATGCTGCTTGAGCCGTTGTAAAAGATTCTGCCCAACAGTCTGAGTTCTCACAAGATACAAATGCCCATACGTTATCAAGTTCATCTATGCTATGTAGTTTACATTTTCCTTTAAGCTTAGTCTTAGCATCATACCCATAAATTTTCTTTGGGTTAAATACTTTTTTACTATCTGTTACAAGATTTTTTATAGCGGCAATTCCTTCATTCCACTGCTCAGGAAGAGTGAATACTAAATTAGGAGCTAAACAAATACTTCCTGTTAAAGCAAAAAGTATTTTACCTTCTTGTTCTTCTGACCTTAAACTCCAAGTACCATCAATGGCCTGTGCAAAAAACATCCCCTCCTTATCTTTAAATTTCTCTTCTGTGAAAGCATTGAACACTGTATGATATTCAGCACCTAACTTTTCACTTTCTTTTTTGAATGCTTCCAATAAAGCAAAACTTTCTGATTTAATTCCGAACTCTTTTAACATGGTACAAAGTTATATTATTTTTTTGATGCAAACAAGTTTTTTTGTCATTAATTTGTCATAAACATTATTATATTCAAAGAAGTTTCTTCGTGGAATTTCTACACTTAAAGAGAAGGAACGTATAATAGCTTTCCTTGCTAGTTGTTCTGCTTCTGTAGTGAATAGAAAATCATAGGCATAACAGAAGTCTCTTTGTATTCTAGTTGCTTTCATTTCTTTGTTATAAATTTGTCTTTAAGTAAGGGGCATAGGTTTTTTGATACGGCCAATTTAATCTGCTCCTCTAATACACTCTTATATTCATCACGGTCAAATTTAGGATTCCAATTTGATTTATGTTGTACAGCTTCCTGTGTCTCCTTTAAACTCACCTTGGTGAATGTTCTACCATACCATGGTTTTCTAACGGCATCTTTATTATGTGCTACACCATTACTATCTAAATAAACTCCTGCAACTTTAATTACAACATGGTCACAAGAAGTGGCTAAGAGGGTTTTTTGCTTACTGTATTGTTTTGCAAATTTTGGTATCAGTGAACTAATATTATAAATCTCAGGACGAAGAGGAGCTAACTCTTTTGCCATGTTTAATGCAAATATAGCACAACCCCCTGCGTTTATGAATGGAACATCTAATGATGCCTCCCGTGCGATTTTAGTTAATATATACATACTACCTTATATAAATATTTCGCATCCATTAACCACATCCCAAATTGCTTGTTGCTTACGAACCCTTCCTAGTTCTTTTGTAAGAACCTCGGAGGCAAGATTCTCGGAGACATCAAATACAATGTTTTTATCTGTAACCCATACACCTAGGTATGCTCCATTTAATAATGGAAATAAGTTAGCCTTGATAAATTCTTGAAGCTCGTATCCAATACGTTCTATATTTTTTGTACGGGGAATTGTACGCTCACGATAGTCTGAGAGAGCAACCATGTACCCTGACTTGGGTGATTTACCTCTTAGGGTTTTAGAGAACCCCTTACCATTACGAATGTCTTTGATTAGTTTGTCTGTGAATGTCATATGCTATAATATTACAACACAAAGCTACAACTATATTTGGGAATTACAATAGGGAAATTGTCATTTGTTTGTCATTTGAATTCTACCCTAGTTTGCATAAAACGGTTTTTATCTTGGGTGATACCTTCCCCGATTGTCATTCTATTAGAATCATTAAGCTAAATAACAATACTTGAGTTCCCTTTCAGGAGAAGCAAATCATCCAGACTTACTTTCTTTTATTGTCTTTTAATAAATGCGGCCTTATTAATTTCTATCACCCGCCATAAATGTCAAACCGTTTACAAGACACATATGGACTTCAACCACCTTTATTTATTAGTATGTATTTCCGTTTTCGCCACCGAGGATTTATTTTAACTTGTTTAATCCAATACAACAACGGGCAATAAAAAACCCTGCTAGAAGTTCGATTTCCAACAGGGTTTCTTAGGATTTATCAAGTTTTGCGAACGGCCTAAGTTATAGTATTAATCGAACCAATAACGAAGTACAAATGTACAACAATTAATTGGAATATCCAAATCAATAAAATTATATATTATTTGTCCTCTTTTTAAAGAGAAGAGAAATGCAATATAAGATTAGATGGAAATACATTTTTTGTGTGTTTTAGCTCGTCCCCTAGAGATGCCGTGAATATCTAAATTAGCTAGGCTACTTCTTAATGCCGTCTCACTTTTTGCTACACCCCAAGCCAACTTAGTTTCTCCACTTTCTGTTTTGAAAAAATATTGATAGTGTTTCATGTTACAAAGATACGTTATTTAGTTGAATTTCCGCACAAACACTTTGTCAATTTTCTGTCAGGATACGTAACCATTGTCGTGCTATATTGATACTCATAAAGTAGTATGCTTTTACCATTGGGCAAAATGATTTCCTTTTGGTTCCCACTTCTGTTACCTGAGAGAGTTCCCTCACAATAGCCTTGTTGAGCTTCACTGAAATAAATTTTATTTTTCGGCATACGTTCCAAGCCAATAAAAAAATATTCCTACAGCCATAATAAATACAAAGCCTCCCATTATCTTTTGAATGTTTTGTAAACACTACGAGATGGCGTGTCAATATCTATCCCATTTAGTTTCATTCCACCCCAATTAGGAGTATCATTTAGAAGCACCTGACGAATTAAGTCATGGCTTGCTGCTTGCATTTCTGCTGCTTGATTTTTCAGTCGTCCTTTGTGTGTACTCTTAGCCTTGCTAATTTCATCACGTTCCTGTTGTGTTAATTTATTTTTGTTCATAAATAATTTCTCCTTCAAATTTTGCGGGAACAATCCATGCTGAATAGTTTCCTTCATTCAAATCAATTACATCCACAAGCTTCTCCTCCTTCACATCCAATGTAAGGTCTACACGGTGTATAAGAGCCTTCAAATCTTTTTTGGTTTTAAACAAACTAAGCTCTCCTTGGCTCAGGTGGTTAAAGGTTATGTTTCCGAATATTATTTGCATAGTTCTCCTGTATAAGTGTCAAAAGTATCATTACCAATATTAAGCTTTGGTTGGTACATTATTTTATATAACCCCTCCACCATTACCTCTCTTGCTTCTGTTGTGCAATTAGCATATAATAAACATTCATCTATACAAGATAAGTCATATCCCTCATTAAACATTTCCACCACCTTATCCACAACTTCTTCGGGGCAGTTGTATTCAGGCTTTTCAATGTTAATGGTATTGAATACATGTATACCATCCATGCTACCAACTACAGCGGTTTCTTTATTGAATACTATTTGCATTATTCCTCTATTAAATAGTCTTCTGAAAAGTCAGTGATTTCCTCATTAGTAATAAAATAGCCCAATCTGTTAACTATATGATAACCTGCTGAAATATACATTACTCCATCCTCTTCTATGATTGTCCATATACGGTTACTCGGTTGTTTTATAACATAATCTAATTCTTCTCCATATGTTTCATACATACAACCATTCCACGAACACATATCTTCGGGTAGCGTTGAACCCGTATCTTCTTTGGCTTGTAGTTCTTTTAATAACACCTGATTATATTCGGGTGTATAATTTTCGAAAAAAATATCTTCTGTTTTCATCTTAGTTACTATAAAGTTTTATGAAACTTTCAATAAACACGGCCACTTCTTCACCACCAATTAAATATTCTCCCTCACTGTCATATATGTAAGGACGAAATTTTTCTTTAGTGGTATTAACCAATTGAAACTCATTGAAGTTTTCAATAACAAACGCAATGATTACTTTTTTTAGTATATCTTCCGAAAGGTCTTCGTATGACATATCGGTTTCATCGGTTACAATTTCGTGTACATAAGTTGTTACACCCACATAGTCGAGATGGAAACTTTCTGCCAAACTAAAATGGTCTTTGCTCACCTGGTTGATGATGGGTGAACTGATTAGTTCCATATCTGCGTCAGTAATCGGACTTCCCCAATTACTGATGATTTCTCTGATTGTTTTTATTGTTTCTTGCTTATTCATTGTATTACTTTTTTAAAATTTCATGTAAAAATACTTCAGCCTCACTACCACCACCATATTGTATTAATATAGGTGTATATTCATCAAAGTCCTCATTAATCGGTTCAATGTATGTGATAGTATAATCATTGTTTTTTATCGGGTCTGGGTCATTCCACACCAATTCTTCGTTATTGTCAATCGACTGTTTTAATTCTTTAAATGTTCTCATTTTATTATTTATTTTAACGATAAAAAGTTACTACATTACCAATTCTTTGTTCATGATTAATAAGCTGATATAGGTAGGTTTTGGTTCTGTTCATAGGTAGTACTCTCCCAATCTCCCTCAGGATTTGTAACCTCAAACATATATCTACTAAGCTCGTCTGCTATTTTAACTAGCTCAGAATTATCTCTCCAATTTTTAATGGTGCAGTCATTTGCTATTCTACCTAGCATACCTCCTCCTAAATAATTTTGGTAGGCAGTCATTTTTTCTCCTTCAAATCCAACTGAGTTAAGACTGATTTCAACTCCTCCACCTCTAAAGGTGATTTTTTCTCTGATGATGTTTTCTTGTATGTTCATGTGTTAAATATTATGCTTCAAAGCTACAACTATTTTTTCAATTTATTGTCACGGAATTGTAATGCTTTTTTATATTTTTCAAATAAATCCTCATACATAAACTCATTCAGTGGCTTTAATAGCTTAAAATAGAACCCACAACGCTCAGAAACTGCTGTGCCAGTACCTTGTGTTATTCTAAAAATACCACGTTCAAGCTTCTTAATTATTTCTGCTTCCATTTCGGTTTGCTGTAATTACAGATAAAAGAAATAAGATAACAAGGATGGTGATTATATGCATATGGTTAAATTTTTACGAAGTTGTGTATGTGTGTTACCATGTATATCAGCTAAGAAACAATATTTTTGTTTATAGTCTGTAAATCCTAGGAACATGTATTTTAGTTCCCCTAGTTTAACGTACATTCCTGATTTCATTTCACTACCTCAACCCCGCTGTGAATTTCAACGAGGCGAGGCTTGTTGTTGAACTAAATTCAACTTTGCGATGGCCACATATATTGGGCGGTGCAGTGTTTTTACCCCAAATTCTCTTCTAACTAGGTTAGATTGTAGGCGTGTGCTGACGCCTCGTTGTTCGTTCCTTTCGGAATATAAATTTGGGCAGAGGGATACGGGATTTGAACCCGTGTCTTCTAAAGTGTATTTTTTCGGTTTATCCGAAGTTTAACATGGTGGGTAATTACTCCACTTTTGTTATCCTTTACACGTTAGCTATTCTAACCGCTACTACTAATCCCCCATTTTAATTATTTTTTAGTCCTAAGAAAGAAACTTTGGGGAAATCTACATTATTCCCCCTACATTTCTCAACATCATGGACAACTATTTTTGTTTATATTGATTAACTGTTTCCTTTACCCAATTTGTTTCAACCATGGCTCCCCTACTCTGTATTTTGGATACTAAGCCAAGTTTTGGATGATTTAAAGGTACGATTTTTTCGTTACACTACAAAATCTTTTTGTCATTTTTTTGTCACTTATTTCTTTGTAATTATACCATCAGATATTGCACCTAAAAATGTTGTTCCTTTTAACCTTTCAGAAATTCTTTTTCCATTGTCATCTACAATATACCAAAATCCCCAACCATCTCCGTTACAATCATATCTTAATAAGTCACCTATTTTAGTTTTATAGGAATTAGCAGTGAATTGATTTTGGTGATGTGTATTTTCCATGAATGATAACTCAAATGGAACTTTTACATTTTCATTATTATATTTAAAGCCCGTAACCTTTATAATTTCATTTTGTTTAGGATACATAGGAAATAATAGATTTATTCTATCCTTGGCTAATTCAACTGCTTTTTCTAAAGAGTCTGTTTCAATGATAAATTGAATAACACCATATTTAGCAAACGAAAAGATTTCTTTAGCTAATGAGCTAAAATTCACTTCAATCCTTTCCTTTTTATTATAAACCTCATGAAAAAAAGGAGTGATGATAGTACCTCGGCCATCTTCTTTATATATTACTTCCATGATTCAAAGGTACGAAACATTTTTGAATTAAAAAAGTTTCTGTGTCATTTTTTTGTCATTAAAATATAAAGTCATTGTGGTAATTAACTCCTTCATTTCTGTGTCCACCATATATCCTTTTGAAGGTTATATTAGTTAGTTTGGATTTGAATTCTGTGGTGTAATAATTTGAATGCTTAATTGAATTGATTTTTTGCATGATGCTTTCCATAACATCTACACCATCATTAACCGTAATGGTTTTACCAATCCTTTCACCATTAGCATAAACGTAATAAGTACTACAATCTATCATAACTAAAATGGAATATCTTCGTTTGTGTTATAACTTTCAACAAGTCCTTTCAACCGTCTGTAGCTTTGCCAAACTGTGGCTTGTACTTGTAATGGTAATACTTTTTTGACCTTTGCTACATCATTGAAGCATGAGGCAAAAAAATCGTACTGTGGCTTTGTTAACACGGCAGCTTTCATGTTTGTGTTAATGTCTTTTAATTCATTTAAACTAGCACCGATTGCATGTCTATCAATTGTCACCCCACTGTCAAAATCAGGGTGTAATAAGTTAGTATAAAAGTAACTTGTTTTTAATCCCTTCTTAGTTAGCAACGAAAATATTTCAGTTTCACTGTCACATATCAAGCACCTTTCAGCTTTTAAAATTTGCTGCTTAGTTTGTCCACCTCGTTTACCTTTCATGAATTGATAGGCAAGCTTTTTATTTTCTTGCCAATTTTTTTGGGGACTCATTGCAGAAACTATGCCAGCAACTTGAAACAATGGTGTTTTAAAAGCTGTGGATAATTCACGGCAAAATTGGTTTGCTTCTACATACCAATTGTACGTTAATTCAGTGGCTGTGGCTTGCTCGTAATAGAATAGCAAACGTTTAACCACTTGTTTACGTTTTACCACCTTAGTTTGAAACTTTATAAACATAGGAGGTTATAAATTAGGATTGAATAAATAACTATCGTTTGGATTATTACCTCTATCATTAGGATACAAATTTACAACTTAATTATAACACTGCAAAATAGTTTTGTCATCTTTTTGTCATCAAATAAAGTAAGGAAAGCCCACCAATAATTGTACACAAACTAATATAGATATAAACAAACTTATCTATATTAATACTTTCAACCAATAAAAAAGCCCGCTTTTTACAGCGAGCTAATTTTAAGCGTTTCATTTTAGTTAGTTTGAATGTCATAAAAGTCTTCCTTAGATTCAATTAAACTAGCTTCGAATTTTGCTAATTCATTTGACAATTCAGGTTCTACAAATGATTTGGCCAAACGTATACGAGCTAAATTCATTTGCTGCAAATGTTTGTCACTTGCTGACAAAGGTCTTACAGTGTTTGAACTGTCCATACTGTGGCCGATTAAATTGCCTAATTTACCTGTGGCCGTTTGGCCTGTGCGAGTTACTACTAAGTTTTTATGCATGATGTTTTAATTTGTTACTCAAAGGTACAACTATTTTTTAATTATACAAGCTTTTTAATGTCATCTTTGTGTCATAAAAAAAGCCCACATTTCTGTGAGCTTTTTGTTTTAACTTATTTCGATTTAGCAATTTTCGCAAACCTCTATTTCATTAGTAGATAGAAAAGGATTATTAATTGTAACCTTACCTGATACGGTTTTTAAACTAGCTTGTTTAATTTCTTTAATGATAGTATCACAACGTGTTTTGAATTCCTTTGTAATTTCAATTTCAGGAGCTTGTAAAAATTCCTTTAACACTGTATTTGCCGTGTCTTTATTTAGCTTATTTAGTGCGAATAAAAATGCTTTTTGCCAATCAATTGAAAAGTTAACTATTTGTTGAAAATCGTTTCCTTTTTTTACGTTTACATCCCCTCGAATGTTAAAGCTAACTTTGAATTCTTTTTCTCTGTTAGTTAGAATAGATTTGCTTTGTTCGGCAATAGCCTTGCCAATAGCTTTGGCAATGTCTGTAGTAATTAGTATAGGTTCCATAATTTAATATTTGACTTCAAAGTTACAACTTTTTTGTGTCATAACAATGTCATATTTGTGTTTATATTTGTGTTAACTAGTTTAAATCTGTGTGTGTTATACATGTGTGTTAACTAATTTATATTAACTAGAATAAAGGGGCTAAAATTTAGACATAAAAAAAGCCCCTTTCGGGGCTTTCCTTTGTTAGTTCCAACTAGATGATTCCACTAGTACAAGTTCATGGGCTTTTTGGTTTAGTTTAGCTGCATTGTCAAAAAGTACAGCATTAACATCCCCTTTGCCCAATTCATGAGTGGTGTATCTTGTAATACCTTGCAACAAGCTAAAGGCTGTCATTCCCGTGTTATTGCTTTCAATAAGAATATCACGATTTATTCTATCTAAAATATTTCGCTTGTTAGTGTTAAGGTCTTTATACTCCCCCATGTTAAAGCCTGTTAGCTTGGTCACAAATCTGTCTTGTTGCTCCTTGGTCACTTTAAATTCATTCAACTCATTTAGTTGCTTAATATAAGCCTCTATATTGTTAATTGAATTCATAACCTCATCACAAAACATCATAACCTTAAATTGGTTCCCAATGGTATTTTTAAAGGAAAGTTCAAAGCTAGTTTTTTTGTCCCATGCAGCCGCTCCATTAGTACACCATAACCGCTTAGTCATATAAGATAGGCTACATTTAGTTAGTCCATCAAACCCCGTTGAAAACATTAATTTCGTTTCAACTATGTCCCCCACTTGAGGGGTTTTAAGTTTGTAAGATTTAACGGGCAAAGAAAAGGCCACTTTTGAACCCCCTTTGAACTCATCATATTGTAACTTAGATATATCCAAACCATTGCCACAATTAGCAACACTTTGTTCAATCGAGTCAATAAATACGTTTAAATCCATTGGTTGAAAAACTGAACCAACAACCCCCAAAGGTGCACCCCCCGTATGTCTATAAACCCCGTAAGATTCGGGACTTTCGAACCCCTCAACACCTGAATGCAATTGCATTTTTTTGGCTTGAATTACTTGAGTCCTTAACGATTCAACGTGCGCATTACCTGCTAAAATACCGTCTAAAATTGTGTTTGTTTCCATGTGTTTTAATTTGCTTTAAAATTGAAATTAGTTTGCATAGAATAGGGGTTTTGTGTTGTTAACCTTAGTTAACCCCCTATATAATTGCCAAGATGTCAAAGAGCGTTCCTCAGTCATCGGAGTAAATCCGTGCTAAGTAGTTTAATTAATAAGGCAATACAAAGGTAATACTAAATACCATAACCGCAATAGGCAATTGTCATGCGAATGTCATATGAATGTTATTAATAATTGCCGCATAAAAATCTCTATTAACCTAAATAGATTCATGTTAACTATTATGCTTAAACAAGGCAACAAGGCAACATATAAGGCAATATAAATAACCTAGCATATAAATAAGCCTACCAACTAATAATAAGGTCTTATAAGGCAAAATATAAAGGAGCTAAAATAAATATATTTTTGCAAGCGGTTAACAAGGTTTGCAGGATATTAGAAACAAGCTAGTAAAAAGTTGGTAGGGGGTGCACCAAGTTTGCAAAATGCCGTGGCCTTCTACGATATTGTCTATCCGTACATCTATCACACAATACATTTTTAAATTTTAGACCCCTAAAAAATTTTTTTAATATGAAATTTTTAATAATACCACAACTTATAAAATACCCACCTGTATAATATAATTTTATCTATTAGGAAATTTAAAAATAATGCCGTATATTTGTGTTATGAATTACCTAGGAAAAGATTATAAAGGTTGGAGAATAGTAGATGATGTAACTATTAACATATATAGGAAGTTTAAATGCGAATGCAGTGTTTGTGGAGAGTTTAAAGAATTAAATCTTTCTCATCTTCAAAATAAATTATTAAATATACCTTGTTTAAAATGTGGTATGAATAAAATAACACGTACAAAATACAAAGAAAATAGTCATTATGAAGAACACCCAATCTATGGTAGGTTTACAAAACTTAAAGATAAATGTAAAGAATGGAAATATTTTATAGACTTTCTTAAATGGTACGAGGATAATACTCCTGATTTAAATCAATCGTTTGAACTTACTAGAAAAGATTTTTCTTTACCACATTCCCCAGAAAACTCATATTTTAAATATCAACCAACCTACAGTTTTTCAACTCTTTATGATATAACCTTTAAGGAGGTTGAAAAAAGTAGTATTTATCAAATGTTTGAAGGTACATGTAGCTGTGGTAAAACTTTTAAAATGTCTGGGGTAAAAATTTCTAAATTAAAAACTTCCCCGTGTGAGTGTAAGAGACAACCTTGTAAAAATACATCACCAGTATTTAGATTATGGTATGGGATAGATGCTAGATGTAAATCTAATGATAAAAATTATGGAGGACGTGGTATTAAAATGTGTCAAGAATGGCAAGAAGATTTTTGGAAATTTTCAGAATGGTGTTTAAATAACGGATATGAAAAAGGATTAGAGATGGATAGGATAGATGTTAATGGTAATTATACCCCCACTAATTGTAGATTTATCACGGGAAAGAAAAATTCACAGAATAAAAGAACAACAAAGTTAAATGAAGAAATTGTAAAAGAAATACGTTATGGTCAATATAAAGATTTAAGTTCTTATGATATATCTAAAATTATAGGATGCTCTTCTAAAACAATAAGAGATATTCAGCAGCTTAAAACATGGGTGTAATTTATTAAATTTGCCACCTGGGGCTTTTACAGAGCTTGTATATTTAGAAAGGAGGGGGTTATTATCTCCTTATAAGAGAAAGTGGCTTAAAACGCTTTAAAATGCTTTTACATTTTTATGACAATGCTTTTAAAAATAATTTTATAAGCTCTATGTGTAATCATCAGCAAATGTGCATAGAGTGTCCTTCAATAAACGAATTTCGCACCATAACAAAATTATTAAATATAAAATGAAAAAATATAGAATAAATTATAACACTATTGATTTATTACATGATAAACCTAGTATAGATTTACAAACTATATATCTAGGACTTGATGGAGATGAAGATAGACATTTATTGGAAGGGTTTAGATTCTATGTAGAAGACTACCAATTAATACTCACTGAGATTAGGTATTTTGAAGATATACCTATGTGGGAGTGGGGAGGAAAAGGAGAATGGAGACCAAAATTTTTATACGGATTTACACTATTTACAAATAGTGCAACAACGTATATACCAGCTGAGAAGCTTAAAGTGGGAGAGTACTTAAATCGTCCTCTTCAACCACTGGTCATAGATTTTTTCTAGTGGAATTGGTTGCACCAGGGGTGTATCATTCCTAAAATAATTATTATACTTAAAGGAATAATTCTCTGTAATGTATTTCACAAAGTCTATTGCGTTTTCTTTCATTAGCTTATGGCCGCTTTAATAATATTGGTTGCAACCTCTATTGAGGTTTCTCCAAGTCTTTCTGCGAGCTTAGTAAGCTTCATGTAGTCTTCTTGTGAAAGAGTGATGATTAATGTATCTTGCATTATTTTATTTCTAAGCCAAAGTTAAGAAGCATAATTCTAAAATGAGCAGCACTGGCATCATAGTACAATTCAAATATTGTAAGGGTTCCAAAACGTAGTTCTAGAACAGCTTTGTCATTTTGTTTACGAGTTGATGTGTAAGAGTTTATAAAATTCATAATTTATTGATTTAGTATTGTATTTATTAAATATTCTTTAGTTTTAAAAACATCTTCTTCCTTCACCCAGAAATTACATCCCATCTCACCATTTGTATACTTTATTTCAAGTTCGATGTCTTCATGGGCGTAGTAACAGTGCTTACTTCCTTTTATTGCCACTACGGTTCCATTCATGATATGTCGGCCATTTAAAAACCAAACTTCTTGGCCAAAATCAAAAGCACTAACTATAGAGGCTTTACCAAATAGTGTTTGATTATTAAGGTTTTCCATTTTCTAAATGTGATTTATATAATTTATACATGTCTGTTATTAACTTATGCCTCATTTGAAAGCTTTCATCTAGGTGAATATTTTTAACCACTGAGGCAAATATTTTTGTAAAAGGTTCAAAGCCACTATTGCGTATGTCTGATTGCCAAACATCTCCTAGCATTATTAGCTTTGAGGTGTCGCTAAGTCTTGTAGCAAATGTAACTAATTCATGTAATGTAGCGTTCTGACACTCATCGGCTATTATGATGTTGTTAGCATAGGTCATTCCTCGGCAAAAGTTTATTGGCTCAAAGCATATTTTTTTAGAATTGATGAGCATTTTAAATTGGTCTCTACCAAGAATGTTTTCAATTATTTCATAGAAGGAAGTTGTGTAGGCTTTTGTCTTGTCATCTTCTGTGCCAGGTAAAAACCCCATACTCTTCCCTACTTCTACGAGAGGTTTTGTTAATATGATTTTTTCACAGGAGCGATTTGCGAGTTGTTCTAAGGCATAATATAATGCCAAAAAGCTTTTGCCAGTGCCAGGGTCTCCAGTGATACATGTGATGTCATTTTTAAAACCCATAATCCCCCGTTGTTTTTCCGTGGGAGTTAATAAGTCAAATGTAAGAAAGTTGTTAGAAATGTTTTTTGTAGAGTATCTAGATTTTACCATTATAAATTTACTTGTGTTTTGTGATACAATAGGATGGTGTCATTTATCATTTTATTAACTAAATCCACAGATTCTGTTGCTACAAAATATACCAAGTCCCATTTTGAGAAATTATTATCTTGAGCTATCTGGAGTTTACAATCATCTATAGTCATTCTTCTTCCTCATCATCTCCCAGGAATGGTTCATTACAAAGTGTTATAAATTGTAATTCATCTCTTTTCCAAACACCAGATGCTTGAGGAAAAAGAATGTGAAGAGTACCCTCTTCTTTCATTTTATCATACAACGCTCTCATACTCTCTATTCTTTAGATTATGCAATAGATATTCATACTCCTTTCCACCAACTTTATCAATTGGACACTTCACCTCAAAATCTATTACATCTCTTCCACCAGAGCTGTTTTTAAGTTTAACAGAGATATAATCTTTAAGCTTAAAGTCATCATCAGGGTCTTTTCTTTTCAAAAAAGAAATAAATGTAACTTCTTTTACCTCAGACATTATATATGCCACCCACATTTTATGTAGGTTTAATGCTTTTTTATTTTTCATTAATCTTCGTTATTAATAATGCAATGTTTAATATATTTTTCATGTTCCTCTTTAGTTAAAAGAAGATGACCAGTATCTATTCGTCTATATTTAAAAAATAATTGGTCATAAATTATAAACCTATGAGCCTTCATGTGTTCTTTTTTTGTAAGCCAAATTACGTCTTTATAATGCGATTCATTATAACTCCAATGATGTCTTTCAGCATTATCAAATGGCTTAGGTAAACTTGTAGACATAGATATGGCTTTTCTTTTTTCAGGATACTTTTCCTTATGATTATTTGTAGAGGTTGGATTTGATTTACCCATACCTGTATATAATCTATGAAATTTATCTCTCCCTCTCTTTCGTTCCTTATCTATAAACCCTGGGGTTTCTGTAACATTTCTCTCATAATTTTCTGAAACATCTTTTTTATTACAGTCTTTACATTTGTTTACATGCCCATCAGACATCTTAGAGTGTTTATAAAAATCAAAAAGAGGCTTCTCAATGTTACACTTGAAACATATTTTTGAAACCTCTTTTATATTTAAATTACTCATTTAAAATGGTAAATCTTGTGTTTCGTCTTGTGATAGTTGGGTATCATCCTGTGCATTTTCTTCAGGGGCTTCTGCTGTTGGTGTAGACTGTTGGTCAGGAGGTGGTGATTGTGGAGCAGCTACATTATTAGAAAGTTTTTTAAGCTTATCATAATAAAATTCATTAACATCATCAAAATCCCATGATTCTGTTTTCTTAACTTTGTTAATTACTTTTTTAGCTTTTGGAACTGGACTATCCTCTCCCACTGTTTTAAACGCCCATTGTATTTTTTCACCGTCTTGAGAAATAAAAACATTTGCATAAAGCTTGTCTTTCTTGTCCTTACTAGTGCGATTTAAAGTAATTTCTGTTTCAGCACCTAATACTAAATTCTCCATTACTTGAACAAAAGATTTAATATAATCATTTACACTTGTACCAGTGTTAAAAACTTTAAGCTGTAAAACGTTTGCGTCACCATTAGATTGGGTTAAGGAGATGCATAGTTGTTCTCCATACTTTCCATCTTTAAGTTTAATAGAATGTAATTTCCCGTGCAAACTTTCCACCTCTCGATGGTAGTTTGTTTTTTCTTCTTTGGTTTGCCTATCTGTATAGGAATTGGCTACGAATCCTTCTTGAGGAGTGGGAGAAGTTTGATAAAACGTTCCCGAACTTGCTTTGATATTAAAATTATTGTAATTCATGATGCAAATATACGAATAAAAAATGAGAAAACAAAATTTATTATAATCTTTTTAAAAAATAACCATTACAAGATTTATTATGTTTTAAATAATACGGAATACAGATTATATCTAATCTTATATGGGAATATACAAAATATTTAAAATTATAGTTTTTCATTTTTTCTCTTATTATCCATATACTCTTTAGTTTTAATTAGATGACACCCTGGTTTCTCTTTTGTTCCTATACATAAAACTTGGTAAGCATTTTCATCTTCAGGAAGAAGGTTTTGTAGGAATGGGGCTACATCATCCCATGTTTTTAAACTTCCACACTCTAACTTGTGGTCTAAATTTACTAATTTTCTTTCAAAATATTTACCACAACAAGCACATTTATATTCATATTTTAGTCTTAAATTTGTTTTAGATTGACTTTGTCTTCTAGCATTTTCTAAAGCCTTTTTTGCTGGATTCCAGTTATATTGAAACGCTTTTCTCAAGGCTGACCTGATTGTCCCAAACATCATTGCAGATGTCCATTCACCCATATTAAAAGGGCGTTCTATATTTGTTCTTCGTTTGACTGTTTTCTTTGGCATAGGTTATCACTTACGTGGTGTGGTATTTTATGAAGGGGAACATATTCCACTCTTTTAAATCTAAAAAGGAGTTTAGACTCACATATTACATCAGCTAAAACACCATTTTGATAAAGTCTCATTTGTGGATAACCCTCCACTAGGTAAAATTTTCCATTTTTTTCAAATACAGTTATTAAAGCCTCAAGTATTTCCCTGGGTTCTGGTGTATCCAACATTGTTTGTTGGTGTATATATAACTTGTCTTCAATTTCTGATAGTAACATGGGGATAAAAAAAGACCACTCGGTAAAGATGTGGTCTTATTTAAAATTTAAAACATAAATATAATTAACTGATAATTCCATAGTTATAATTTAAATAACAATTATTGTTACTTAATTTTAAACACTTCATAGACTTTGTAACCTCTGTCTCTGTGTCTGTTAAGTCGCCTAAACTCCTACGACCTTCTTTTAAAATGTTTTTACTGGCAATAAAATCTCTTGCTGCTTATTTGGATAAAGTCTAAACTTATATGCCTTCAATCTATTCACTTTTTTAAATTTTAAGTATATTCTAAAATTATTATATTTATGAAATTATTCCGTATTTAAATAAGTTGGAAAAAATTATTTCCAATCTTTTTGCTGATAGTTTTAGGTTTATCTCTCCTAGATTCTTTTCTACTTGATATAAATCAAAAGTCATAGATTTTATGAACTCATAGTTTTCATTCCAGAATTTATCTGTGATTAAATCCATACTTAAAAAATCCCAACAATCTAGATAATCTTCAAAACTGTTAACCTCTATATCCCTTTCATAATGTATCATAATTTTATGGTTTTATTTAATTAAACATATTGTAAAGTTGTTCTATTTCTTTTTTTACCTATTAACATACTACAAAAATATTCATATTTATAGTTTGTTACTAAACAAGCTTCTTTTGCAGAATTATAAAAAATACCAGTGTAAGTATCTAATACTAATTTTTGTTTAGATTCTCCTATTTTTCTTAACCAATCCTCATTTCTATTTGCCTGCCCCTTACAATAATTTATTATTTGCTCAGGAGTATATTTTCTACCTTTATTTGCAGCTACTGTTTTTGCAATAGATTCTGGAGCCATTTTCTTACCCATTTGGGCAATTGACATTCTCTTTTTTGATTCTTCAGAACGTTTAGCTCCAATATGAATTTTAGCTATTTTTTCTCTTGTTTCATCACTGTATATAGCAGGTATATCATCATATCCTGGTAAAATACAATTCATTCCTTTCTCTCCTAAAACATCATAATACATTCCTAAAATATGTTCCCACTTTAATCTTTCTCCTGGAGTAGTTATAGCTATTATTTCAAAAGTATGTGCTTCACTACCATATTTTAAAAATGAATTTTTAAGTTTATGTTGCCCATCACAATACCCCTTAATATACTGTTTCCATCTATTATCAATATTAATAGAACTTCCAATATAACGTCTCCCAGTAGGTGATGTTATCATATATACTCCTATTAATTTCATATTAGTTTTAATAATGCAAATATAGGACATAAAAGTGATAGTACAAAATAAATAATATTTCATCATATTCACACAAAATAAAATATAATATTATTCTCTTGTTTTTTTAAAATTAATTGCCTACCTTTGTAGGGCGGTTGAGTGAAAAATGGATTACACACTGGGTTCATATCCCAGAAACAGCAGGGTCGTAGCCTGTAACCGCAACAAATTAAAACAAATGCACGTAGAGGTGTAGCAAGATTGTGTCTACCTTAGACCATATTAAGCCCGCAGCAGCTCTACCTGTTGTGGGTTTTTTATTTATATTTAATTCGGGGTGAATAAAAACGTACCTGGGGATTAAACGAAACATTACAGTACCAGAAGTCCAAGACTGTAGCAGGGTGGGTTTGAGTAATACCTGCGGATATGGCGGCTAAACGTCTACATTACTCGATAGGTGCTGAGTTAGATAGGCTCTTTGCGGAAGGTGGAAATTTAATAAAATAAATTGGTCACATGTACGGAACCCACAGCAGAAAACTACCATTTTCTGACATGGGGTTCTTGCGTTGAAGGAGCAATAAGTTCTAACCAATTACTCTTACAATTAATATTCTCTTAGTATATTGTAGAGTATTATTCTTAGATAAGAAGCTACCCCCTATGCCCGAAAAGATTTTGATTAAAACTTGATTAAATCTTTCAAATTTAATTTTGTATCTTTGTGGTGTTGAAATTTAGATACCTTATACCACATATTCCTTTTATAGGTCTTATCTATACTCTAACTCAATTTTTTAGATTGAAGAGTGATGAGTGGATATTTGGTAACACTTATAATTTTATAGCAATGTGTATTACACAAATTAGCTTTTTAACCTTCTATGTTTTAATAAAATTATGAGTAAAAAACTTTATACCTTTGAATTACCATTCTATAGTGAATATGATTTGTTAAGAAAGTTCTTGACATTTTATACAATGTGTCATAATTTAAAAAAAGGTAAAAACTATCTTCGTCCTAAATTGGTAGATGTTTTGACTTACTACATAATCAAAGGATATTCTGAGGATACTAAAAACTTTATTCTACAAAGTAATCCAGAATTAAAAAGAACAAACCTAAATCAAATTAATGCTGAACTTACTAAAAAAGGATATTTAGTTAAATCAGGTTTTAGAAATAATGAAAAAGCATTAGCAGCCACTGTAGAAGCTTTAAAAAATTATATTGAATCCGAAAAGGACTCAGAACCAAAATTCGGTATTAAATTTATAAATGGGTAGTATATTATTAAAAGACGAATTAATTGAAAATGTTGTAAAAAAACACGGATATAAAAAATCTGATGTAGAAGAGGTATTAGCATCAAGCATAGATTTTTTACATTATTTAATTAAAACAAATCATGTAAATATACATCTACCATTTATTGGAAATTTATATTTCGCAGCCTATTATAGAAACTTAGTAAAATATAAAATAGAGAGCCGAGATAAAAATGGAACATCAGTTTCTGAAGAGGCTAGAAAAAAACTTGAGAAGCTTGAACATCTTCACTCAATTATTTTTCAACATGCTAAAGAACAAATAAAAGACGGAACCATAAAGTTCAAAACAAAACTTGTAAATTTTAAAAGACCACAAATGATGATGAAAATGTGGACTTGTAGAATGAATTTTAAAGATATAGAAAAAATACAAAACGAAAGATGAAAAAGATAAGTAAAGTGGAGAGTATAATTGATGCTTTTTCTAGTCCCCTACCAATTGGGGAGGATTGGTATGAAGCACGGTTGAAGATTTGTGCTGGATGTGAGTATAATTCTGCAAATGCTGGTGTTGAAGGGATAAAGAATAATGTAATAAACTTTTTAGCAAATGCTGTTAATATAGTGGATGTAAATGAACCTCAGTGTAATGCATGTGGTTGTTTCATAAGACGTAAGGCAGGACAAAAAGAAGAAGCATGTGGTCTAGAAGAAAAAGCATTGGTTCCAAAATGGCCAAGACTATTAGTTCACACTACAAATTCAGAAGATTTTAATATTATAAATTTAAGTCCAAGTAAAGTTAATATAAATCTATCATCCGATGGAAGTCATTATGTCGTAGACTATGGGTTGATGAATAATACAACAAATATGACTGTTAAGCTTATTCTAGAAGGTACTGGAATAATAAAAACAGCTACAGCAAATTGTGGATGTACAACACCAACTTTTAGAGTGTTATCACCTACTCAAACAGAGCTTACTATAGGTGTAGATACCTCTAAATTATCATTAGGTGTGTGGGGAAAGAGGGTACACATAACATATAAAAAAACACCATCCGCTGCAAATTTTGAATCAATTGAAATTAAAGTTAAAGGATTAAAAACAAAATAAAATGAGGATACAATTACTTTTAATAGATAAATTAACCGAATTACACACCACTGTTCCTAATTTTAGTTTTGGAGAATTAATATATTCTGTTCTACGAGATTCTAAAATTAAACCAGATGATACACACTCAGCATGGCTTATGCATATTAAAGATACAGACTTTATGGCAGCTATTGAAAGAACAATTAAATTTGAAAAAAGAATAAACGAAATTGATGATGACAAATAAAGTAAAAGAAAGATTGGCCTCCCATATTGATGGGATTGAAAAAATTAATGCCACTGTAAAAAAGTTAGTGGAAGAAATAAAAGGAATAGAAAAAAGTGTACAAGATGCATCAGATGTAAATATTCAAAAAAATCTATGTACAGAACACTTTGCATTAGTGCAATATCAAAGCTTACTAATTGCTGATTTAAATAAATTAATGCATAGAGTGGCTGAATGTTATTTAACATCTGTTATTTTAGGTGTGGAATTAGAACTTTCTGAGGAAGAACTTAAAATTGTAGAGGGATATACAAAAAACTCTGAAAACATCTTTGTAATAGATAAAGGAGAAGTACAATCAAGACGGCCTGATTTATTAAAGATAATGAAGGAAAAATCTCTTTCTTTAAAGGAAGCTCCTTTCATTGATAACTATATTAAAAGCTTATTAGTATGAAAAATCTAGGAGAATGGAAAGTTGGTAAACCCAATACATCGAATGATACAATAAATTCTATAAGAGAAATTGCAGCAGAGTTTATAGACCTCCTAGAAGGAGCCACACCAATGTTAGAAAATGAAGGTGATGAGGAAACAGATGTACAAATTGAACAAATGAATAAAATTTGTCAAGCCATAGATTATATTGAAATAGCAACATTTTTAGCAGAAACAGCAATATTAAAAAAAGAACGTATATGAAAAAAACCGAAACACCAACCGATTACACAAAATTCTCGTATAAAGAAGATGCGAAAGTAATTATGCCAGGAGCCGTATTCACCTCCTTATTAAATCTTCTTACACATTTAAATGATGATGAAAGAAAAACCTTTTGGACTATGAAGCCAACCCCAGAGGAAATGTTTTCAGATGAAAATAAACCTTTAGTTTACCTGACAGAAAAAGGAATGGCACTCTCAGATATGTTAGGTACAATGTTTGTAGTACATCAAGACAACACAGATGCAGGAGTTGCAACTAGTATTGAAGAACTTTCAAAACCACAGCTAGAAATAGTAAAATAAACCACTTAACCATACGGAATGTCGGAGTAACCCTCCGACTTTTTCGTTTAAAAACATCATGATTGAAGACGCATTATTATTTATAGAAGAACATGGAGAGGTTCTTGAACGAGAGGCAAACTATCTAAGAACTGTCAATTGGGCAGATATTTCTCTTAGAAAATTTAGAAAAGATGAACACACTCTCCATATAAAAATTCTAAAGGGGTTCTGCACAAAAATGCAAGACGTAATAAAAGAATCGGATGGAAATCTAAAAAATGAGGAGATAAAAAAATTTAATTCAACTCTTGTTGAGGAATTAGATAATTATATAGAGAGAGCCCATACTTATTTTGAAACGGAAAGGTGGCAAGATTATGGTGTTTCAGAGGATTCTGAGGCAGCTATAAATAGAGGAGATGAGATGGACTTTCAAGAAGATATTTTAAAGAATGTAATATTTTTTAAAAAGGAGAAAAATAAGTTAAATGTTCAGCAAAAAATCAAAAAAGTTGTACTACCTATTCACTCAGATAAAATAATATCAATACCAATGGCCAGAATGATGGAAGAAAATTTTCCAGAAATATTAGAATTCATAAACAGAGATGAGTGTAAGTAGTAGTAATGAAATGTTCATTAATATGAAGAATATTCCTGAGTGGAATAAGAAACTTCCGTATTGGGAACAAGAAAAATCAACATTACAATTTTTTAAAGAAGAATGGTATAAAATTAACCATGGTATAACTATAGGAGGTATACACATTCATCCATGGTTATATTTTCATTTAAATTATTTTAAAACTCCAATACCACAACCAGATAAAACTGAAAAAATAATGAATCCACCTCTTAGAGATAATGAGTGGTATTTTATGGAAAATTACCAAGCAGCAGAGGATTTAGATAAAGTTTTAATGTTATTTGGAACAAGAAGATATAGTAAAAGTAGTATAATATCCTCTGTACTATCACACCTTGCCACAACTAAAGAAAATGGAAAATCAGAAGTAATTGGGGGTTCTGACCCAGATTTAAAACAATTATCAGGACTTATAAAAATAGGAATGATTAATATGCACCCTGCTTTTAAACTTCCTTCAAACACCCAAGATTGGAATAGCCATATAAAATTAGGGGTCAAGCATAAGTCTAATGAAGAAATCCCATACTCAGAAATAATAATAAAGAATGCGGTTGATGGGATAGGTAAAGCATCTGAAAAAGGTGCGGGAGGTTCTCCAGTAGGGTGGGTATTGGACGAATGTGGCAAGTTCGGATTTATTCCATTTTTACAAAGTGCTCTTCCTGCTTTTAAGACAATACATGGAATGAAGCTTGTTCCTATTTTAACTGGGACGAGTGGGAACGTAGAACTATCAAAAGATGCTGCAACAGTGTTATCTGACCCAACAACATATAATATTATGCCAATGGATTGGGATAGGCTTGAAAATAAAGTACCAGATATAACAGATATAACATGGAAGAGAAGTACATTTGGGGTGTTTGTTCCAGCACAAATGACGGGAGAATCAGGACTTATTAAAATAGAAAACAATTTAGCGGGTTATTTAAAAGTAGAAGATAAAGAACTTAAAAAAATTAATATACAAACTACAGATTGGTCTAATGCTAAAAAAGTTTTACACGAGGAACTTATTAAAGTTAAGAAAGACGCTGATGCTACAAATAAACGAAAGATGTATTATCCAACATGTACTGAAGACTGCTTCATATCTAATGTAAATTCCCCATTTCCATCAAATGATGCTAGACTACATAGACAAAAGTTAATAGAAGAAGGTAATATTGGAAGAAATGTGGATATTTTTGATAAAGGTAGTGGTATTTTAGGATATGAATTTTCTGAAAAACAAAGAGCACAATATCCTTTTAAAGGAGGAATGTGTAATGCACCTGTTATATTTTTTGATGACCCTCCAATAATAAAGCCATCTTATGGTGAGTTTGTAGGAGGTTTAGATGGCTATAAACAAGCTTTATCAGGAACAGATTCGGTAGGTACATTATATATATTACAACGAAGATTTAATCTTTCAACCCCAATAGAAATAATAAAATGTTCTTATGCAGCTAGACCATCAACAATGATTGCATTTAATAGAAATTGTGAGTTAATGATAGAGGGGTGGGGAGCAGAAACTTTAATAGAAAATGTTGATACCGCATTTATAGAGTACTTAAAAAGTAAAAATAAAGCGGAAATGCTTCTAGCAGACGGTGTAGAATTTTCAAAGTTAATAAATCCAAATTCGAAACCATCTAATAATTTAGGAATATATCCATCTGTAAAAAACCAAGCATATTTATTATCCCTAGCCGCAGATTACTGTAATGAAGAAGTGGTTATAGGTTATGAAGATGATGGAACCCCCATAACTAAATTAGGTGTTTATTTTATACCAGATGTAGACCTACTAGAAGAAATTATTGATTTTAAATATGATGAAAATCATGATAGATTAACAGCTTTTTCTTTAGCATTAGGTTGGGCTAGAGAATTAGATAGGCGTAGAATAATTCCACGAGAAAAAAATATAGATGATGCTATTCGAAAGAAAAATATAAAAGATGCCAAAATGATGAGTAAAGGGTTTGTTAATATAAAAAGAAAAAAAGAAAGTATAAATTACTAAAAAATGAGAAGAAAAATTAAATGTGGGATTTATAAAATAACATCACCTACTGGAAGAATTTATATAGGGAGTTCAAAAGATATTCAAAAAAGATGGTGGTCTTACTTCTCGAAAAACTGTAAAGACCAACCCAAACTTTATAACTCTCTTTGTAAGTATGGAGTAGAAAAGCATACTTTTGAAATAATTGAATATTGTGAGTTTGAAATATTATTTTTATTAGAGAGGGCTTGGGGTCTTTTTTATAATGTCTTAGAAGAAGGTTTAAATTGTACATTACCAGGGTATAATGAAATACCTAGATTAAAGTCTAAAGAAACTATTTTAAAAATGTCAATAGCTAGAATGGGGGTTAGCCCATCTGAAGCGACAAGAGAAAAATTAAGAAAAGCAAATTTAGGTAAAAAACAATCTAAAGAAGTAATAGAAAAAAGAACTGCATGTCAAAAAGGTAAAAAAGCTAGTTTAGAAGCTATTGAAAAGAGATGTGAAAAATTAAGAAAAATAGTTTTAGATATTCAAACAGGTGTATATTATGAATCAGCAAAAGAAGCAGCACAATATAATAATCATTTTTCAAAAACAAGCATTATAAGTATGCTAAATGGAAACACCCCAAATAAAACATATTTGAGGTATACTTAGTTTGATAAAATTTTATTGTCTTTGAAATGTAATAAAAATGTCATATATTTGTAAAAATGTCTGATAATCTCCATGCATGGTATTCTGCCTTTTCTGATGGTAATGTGGTTTCCACTCTACCAGCACAGGCAATTCCATCAAGTAAAAAAGGTGATAGGTGGAAGAAATCCACTATGGACGCTCTTGAATTAATAGGGCTTACACAATTCCGTGAAAATCAACGCTTCTGTGATTACTACAGAATGTGTGAGGGAAAGTTAAGTTATATGGAAATCTCTGAGCTTATTCCCCAGTTAAGAGAAGTTTCTAACCTTCTAGAAGAATTTGAAATACCAAATACAATACGACACTATGATATATTAGGTATAATTGTAAACTATCTGAGAAGTATTATGAATGAGGGTCGTGATAAATTTCACCCCACAAACATTGACGAAATATCTTCTAATGAGTATATAAGAACAAAGTCAGAACTTATACATAAGTTCATAAATGAGGAGGTAGAAAAAGAGATTCAATTAAGACTTCTTGATAGAGGAATAAATCCAGATAAAACGGATTTTAAAAACGAAGAAGAGAAAGCTGCATATATTGAGCAGATACAGAACGCCAGACAAGAATTAACTCCTCCTGAGATAGAAAACTACATGAGGAAAGATTGGAAGACAACTGCGGTGGAATGGGCAGAAAACACCTTAGAAGCCGATACGGAACGTTTCCATCTAGATGAATTGGACAGTGAGTTAATTTATGACCAATTACTAACAGGAAGATGGTTTTCCCATTATTATACTAAGTATGATAGTTATGGAATAGAGAGATGGAGCCCTATAAATACATTTTTTTCTCAAACAGTTGATGTCAAATATCCACAACTTGGAGAATATGGAGGAAGAGTACACTTCTTCACCCCCTCTGATTTTGTTAATAGAGACGGTCATCACTTCTCAGAAGAAACAAAAAAACAAATTTTAAATCAAAGAAAAGCAGAACACCAGGAAACTTCTGGAATGTTCTCCTCTGATTTATATAAAAGTACGGGTAAAAATAACCTAGTACCAAATGAACAATATCACGATTATAATTTCTTATTAGGTATTCAAGACCATTTCGGTGTACCTTTAGCGCAACAAACCATCTATAAAAAAGATGGAACCGAGGAATCATTCCCAAGTTTTCTACCAAGACATTTTGATGGAAATAGGCAAACAGCCAATCAATATGCATCCTATTTACGTGAGGATTTAAATTTACGTACAGATTTAATTCAAGTTACAGAGGCATATTGGAGAAGCTGGCAAAGAGTCGCTTATATAACATATGTAACTGAAACAGGTAGGATTGAATCAAAAATAGTTACAGATGAACTTCTTCCCGACTTCTTAGAGGATTATAATATAAAGAGTCTTAAAAATGTATCTTTAGAAACACTTAAAGACAATAGGGAACCTAATACAATAGTATGGGATTATATCCCGCAGGTTTGGAAAGGTAAAAAAGCTACAACAGGTACTACTAATCTGAAAGAAGATTTATATTATGCTATAGAGCCTTTAGAATTTCAAATAAAAGGTGATAGTAATATTTACGATGTACAATTGCCACTGGCAGGATTAATTGGAAAGGCTCCAGCAGATAAAATTATGCCTTACCAAAACATGTATAACATTGCTAAAAATGGTGAATATAATCTACAGGAAAAAGAAATAGGAGCATTCTTTTTATTCGATGTTAACTTTTTACCCTCAGATATAAAAGAATATGGGGATACAGAAACATCTCTTTTAAACGTATCTAGAATAATAAAAGATTCAGGACTTTTCGGTGTTGATGGTTCTTCTCAGAATCTTCAAGGAAAATCAGCATTTAATCAATTCCAACTTGTAGACCTATCTTTTTCTAATCAAATATTAGCTAAACAACAACAAGCAGAACACTACAAGTTATTAGCTTATGAGCAATTTGGTATAAATCCTCCAGCATTGGGTACACCAGTTAAGTACCAGACAGCAGAGGGTGTAAGACAAAATGCCTCAGCAACCACTACACAAACAGATTATCTATATGAAGACTTTAGTGCCGCAAAGAAAAGAGCACTTGAAATACACTTAAATTTAGCACAACATGCTCAAGGTGATGGTCACGATATTTCAGTGTCATACACTAAAAGTGACATGTCAAAGGCTTTCCTTAAATTTCAAGATAAGGATTTTCCATTACGTAGACTTGGTATTATGGCCATATCTAATAGTAAAAAACGTAAGGAACTAGAAACATTAAAACAATCTCTCCTAAATAGAAATACCTTAGACTCTGATAGTCTTGAATTAGCAGCTATTATGGGTTCTGATAGTATGGTGAGTTTAATGGAAATTGCTCGTTTAGAAAGAATGAGAAGAGATTTAAATACCCAGGCGCAACGTAAGCATGAACAAGATTTATTAACACAACAACTAGAAGCCACTAAGAATGCTACGGAGGAAGAAAGAATATTTAAAGCTGGGGAAAGTGAAAAGGATAGGCAAAAAGACTTAACAGTATCATACTTATCAGGATTAGGAAAAGCCGTTGATAATAATTCTTCATTACCACAATTACAATTTTATAATGATGAAGCTGATAGATTTATTAATAACGAACAATTTTCAGAAGAGCATGCTTTAAAACTAAAAGATTTAGAGTTACGTATAAATACTGCCAAAGATACTTTTAAAACCAATGAAGCAAAATTAAAACTAGAAGTAGATAAACTAGCACTTCAGAAAGAGAAACTAAAGCAGGATAGATATATCGCAGAAGTTAATAAAAACTAAAAATGGAAAAAAGTTCAACATTAGAATTTATTAATAAAAGTATACAAGTACATGGTAATAAGTATGATTATTCAGAGGTAGAGTATATAAATTGTAAAGTAAAGGTTTCTATAAAGTGTAAACAAGGTCATATATTTGAACAAGCACCTAGTAAACATTTAATTGGTCATGGTTGTACTTTTTGTAATACGAATTATACAAAGACAAATAGTGAATTTTTATTACAATGTAAAGAGGTACATGAAGATAAGTATGACTATAGTAATACAAGTTATAAAACAGCACTTAAAAAGGTAAAAATAATATGTAAGGAGCATGGGGAATTTAGTCAATTTCCTAACAATCATTTGGCAGGGAAAGGTTGTCCTACCTGTTCAAATAATCAACTAAGACCAATAGATGATTTTATAGAAATAGCAAGTATTATACATGAAAATAAATATACCTATGAAAATGTTATTTATAATAAACACAAGGGGATAATAAACATAACATGTAAAAAACACGGTAGCTTTATGCAGAGTAGGCGAAATCATTTATCTGGGCAAGGATGCCCAACATGTAATGAGGAGCTACATAGGGGAGTTCATAATATTAGACTATCAGAAAAAAATAAAGAAGAGTGGTTAAAAATTCCAGCAACTATTTACTTTTTACATTTATACTCAGAATATGAGAATTTTTACAAAGTTGGAATAACATCATTAAAACGTATAAAAGATAGGTTTGTAAAAGCCAAGATACCCTATAAACATAGATTAGTAACTGAAATTCGTACTTCTTTATACCTAGCAGTAAATTGGGAGGCAAAGATAATAGAGGCAAATAAGAAATTAAGATATAAACCCATGATAAAGTTCAGTGGTCACACTGAATGTTTTTCTTCACCAATTAATATGCCTTTCACTTAATTAAATAAATAAGAACTAAATGAGAGTAGACCAACACACTATTGGAGGTAGAGGTACAAAAATAATATCTACTACAGAGCAAGACGCTGTAGAGTATGAGTATATAGTTATAAATGAAGATTCTGTAATAACAAAACTAATAGATAGTAACGGTGAAGATGCCCTTACCTATTTAGGACTTTCTGGTATAACCCTAGCTAGTAAAATGTTAATAAGATGTAAAAATGAATTAACAATTAAAAATATAAAACTTTCATCAGGGTCAGCCATAGGAGTTTGTAGAAAATTTAAAACGGGAATACAAGTTACAGATGCCGATTATGTAGCATTTTATAATAGGGTAATTGCTGCTGGAGGCTCATTAAATGCAACTGAACAAAGTGCAACATTGCAACTTGTTTTAGATTTAAAAGCAAATAGTGTTTGGGCAAATATGAAAGCCATATATCCAATGGTAGGGGCAAGTGCAGCATCTTGTGCTCAGAACTTAAAATCGTCAAGTTTTACGGGTACGTTTTCAAGTGGGTGGACTTTTGCGAGTACGGGGGTTACGCCAAATGGTGCGAGTGCATATATGAATACTGGATTAAATCCATCTGTTGAATTATCTCAAAATAATGCTTCATTTGGTATTTATTCAAGAACAAATAGAACAGGAAGTGTAAGTATAATTTTGGGAGTATTTAATGGACTTTCTTTATTAGGTACATATATGAGATATACAAATAACATAACTTATCCTGCTATAAATGATGATTCAAATGGAAGTAGCACAATAGTTACAAGTACAACTGGGTTTAGACAAGCATCAAGAAATTTATCTACAACTTTAAATTTTTCTGTAAATTCAACAAATACTACTGTTACACATGCAAGTAATGGAACAATAAATTACAATGTATATTTAGGAGCATTAAATAGTCTTGGAGTTCCTTTAAGATTTGATACTTTAGAAATAGCTTTTACCTCATTAGGTAATAGTTTATCAATAAGTCAAATGTCTAACTTTTACACAGCCGTACAAGCATTTCAAACAACCCTTTCAAGACAAGTATAATGATAGGATACATTTTAACAGAGCAAGAAAAAGACCAAATACAAGGTAAATATTACACAGAATATCAATTTTTTAATTGCGTTCAAGATATTGATGATGTTTGGTATTTAATGTTATCAGATGAAGATGAACCCGAAGTTGAGGCAAGTCAATATGCTTGGGTTTTAGATTTACCGCAAGGCGAGTATGTTCCACCTTTACCACCACCATTCCCACCAAGCAATTAATGATAGAATTAGAAGACCTTAAAGTAGTAGGGGCAAATGTCCTTTGTTTTATAACAATAAAGACTGTTGACCTTAATGTTGGTTTGCAGACCATTTTGTTGTTAGCTACAATAATATATACATTAGGAAGGACTCTTAACGAATATAAAAAATACAAAGCAACTTTAAAGAAATAAAATGATAAATTTAATATTAATGATTGTAGCAAGTTTAATGGCGTTTATTTTAATGCCAATATCTTTAGTGTACGGATTAATTCGTTCAATCTTCCACAAAGGGTTAAGTTATTATTTTTGGCAATGTGCTTTAAGTATTGACCAAACAGGTAATACGGTTGGAGATGATGCAGTATTTAGTGATATTCTTGGAAACTTAATATTATTAACAATTCCATCAGCATTGATGACTTGCAATAGTGGAAACCCTGATGGAGATATAATATATTTACAAGCAAATAATACCGTATCAATAACAACAGTTTAACATTATGAAAACATACACATTAGAAGAATTAGAAGAAAGAGAGATTAATAATCTTAATATAATTAAATCTAGTAATGAAGATAATATAGTAAAAATACAAAGTAGAGTTGATAATGAAACTAATACAGAAGAATTACAAAGACTTACTAATCTTCTTGCTTTACATAAAGCACATAAAATAAAATTAAGTAAAATTAAACCTAAAGAAATAGCAACTGAAAAATTTAATAAACAACAATATGAAAGAATTTAAAAGAGTAACAATAGTAACAGTTTAAAAAATATGAAAACAGACCAACATACCCTAGGAGGAAGAGGAACAAAAATAATAACCACTACAGAACAAAATAATGTAGACTATGACCACATTATTATAAACGCAGCCGCAGTACTTACAAAACTTGTAGATAGTAATGGAGGAAATGCTTTTGTTTATTTAGGACTTAGTGGCATTACATTAGCAACTACAATGTTAATCAGATGTAAAGATGAGTTAACTATTAAAGATATAAAGCTGGCATCGGGTTCAGCAATAGGAGTTTGTAGAACATTTAAATAAAATTAAATTTTATAATAAAAATAAATATTATTAAGGGAATAAAGCTACTGTTGTAATTTTATTTACTTTACTTTTTTAAAAAACCAACGTATATTTGTATGAACACATTTGAAAACCACGAACCATTAAGTTTTGCTGTAGGTGAAGGAGAAGTTAAATCAATTGAAGATTTTCTAGAGCCCGCAGATTTAGTACCACCTGTTATAACACCTTCAGAAGAAGAGATTGAAATTACAGAGATTCTAGATTTAAACCCACCAGAACCAAAAACACCCCCACCAACTACTGAAGCACCTGAAGCTATTTTAGGTTCTCCATATAAAGAAATGGTGGATAAGATGGTGAGTATGGGAAAATGGGTGGCCTTAGAGACCATCGTAGATGAAAACGGAAATGAAGTGGCATATGAGGATGCCAATATTGACGAAGACACTTTTAACCAAATTGTAGAATTACAAGAGGAAACAAAGAAAGGTGAACTTTTAGCCAATAAAATTGATATTGACAAAACATCAGACCTCACAAGAAAGTTAATTGACATTGAAAAAAATGGCGGTAATATTCGCCAAGCTTTAGATGCCTATGACAAAGTAATATCTCCTTTAGATAGTTTAGATGTTACTTCAGAAGAAGGCCAATCTGAAATTTTAAAAATGAAATTTACAGCACAAGGAATCGCTGAAGATGTAATTTCTACAATTATAGATGGATTTAAAGCAAAAGAAGTTCTAGGTGAAAAAGCAGAAGAAGCCGTAAACGAATTTCATATAGCATTTGATAAGCATGTTGAATATTTAAATTCGCAAGCAATAATTCAAAAAGAAGAAGCAGAAAAAGCTCTTCAGAATTATAGAAAGGATTTAAAGGAAATTTATTCCACTTCATATGAGTTAAATGACGCAACACAAAAAAAACTCTTAGATGTAGCAACTAAGAAAAAAGATGGTAAGTTTGAGGTTGACACTCTTTACAACGAAAGACGAAAAGACCCAAAAACAGCAGCAGATTTAACCCTCTACCTTACAGACCCCGAAGAATTTTTAAAACAAAAATTTAAAGATTTTTCTAGAAACAAGGAGTTGTCTACACTAAAAACACTAAACCTAGTTAAGAAATCTGGGGATAGTATAAAACTTTCAGTACAAGGCAAGGGAAGTGGAAAAGAGTTAAGTTTAGAAGAACTAATAGATAAATAAAACATATTAAAATGAGCACAGTAATAACTAATGTTCCGAAGGTAATCAATGGTGATACCGTAATCGGATTCAAAACAACCGAAAGTGTAAAACAAATGGGCTGGATGGATAGGGCTTCCCTTTCATCTTGGTACAAAGAAGACCCTAACAAAAATCATCTTGGATTAGTAAATTTATTCACTAATTTCGCAGAGGTGAGGGTTCCAATTTACCAAAATCTTTTCGCAAACAAAGCCGTGATGGAAGTAAATGGTGCAGATGGTACTTTTACTTATGACCTACCAGTTTATAAACCAACAGGTACGTTCACAATGAAAGATACGTCTACAGAACATGATTTTCCAGGTATTGATGAAAGTCTTTTCCCTATTGGATTGTCTAAACCTTACCAACCAGGTGATGTATTGACATATGATAAACAATACGGAGACCAACTTGTAATTTCAGAAGACTACCCTATTACACAAGAAGGTGATTACTGGTTACATATGGCCACTATTAACACACAAGATGCCGCTAAATACTTTGATAAATCAAAATTAAAAGCTGGTATTCAGTATTTTAAAATTGGTCACGTACTTGGTGAGTTCTCTACACAATTCTCAAACCTTGAAAGTCCAGATAACATGGGAACCATGACCTGCGAATTCGTATTAGGAAACCATAGAGGTGTTGAAACATTTGAAACTATGTATGCAGGAATGAAGTCATTCTCAGGAGCAGCTACACACTCAAAACAATATTGGAATATGTTCCAAGACGAAATGGCCAAAATCAAAGATGATATGGGTCGTAAGCTTGATATGTTCTATGTTGGTAAATTGAACGCCAATGGTAAAGTAAATTCTAACACATTACGTTTAGGTAGTACTTTAGAATACTTAGTGTTGTTAGAGCACATGAAAATTGAAGCTCAACAATTACTATTCCAAAAAGGTGGTGTAATTCGTGGTAGCAATGGTGTTAAACGTTTGAATGAAGGTTTATGGCATCAAATACGTAGAGGAAGGGTTATTAAATATAGCCGTCCAGGTGGAATCACTCGTGAGCACATCCGTCAAGCCGCTGCATATATCTTCCAAGGTCGTCCAGACTTACAACCAATTGAACGTAACATTAAGTTTAAAGCAGGAGCTCGTGCATTCGAAAACATGTTGAGCATCTTCCAAGAAGAAGTTAGAATGCAAGTTCAAAACCTTGGTATATTCTTAGGAACCGATAGACTTATCCAAAACCCAGTTTCAGGTGATAACATGCATCTAAAACTATCTCCTGTAGCATTTACAAAAGTTTCTATCCCTGACATTGGAAATATTGAAATCGAATATGACCCATCATTGAATTATCAATTAGGTTCTGAAAGATTCAGTAGAGGATTTGCAGGACGTGGTGAAGCTCATGATAGCTATAGCTTAGTAATATGGGATGCTGCACAAGAAGAATACTCAAACGCACGTACAAACCTACCTTCAGGAACTACACTTATTGACGGTGGAAACAAAGGAGCAAACATCTACTATGTTAAACCAGAAGGTGATAGCATGTGGTGGGGATTTGGAACAGGCCGTTGGAGCCCAGATAAAACTTCAGAAATTGCTTCTTCTACGAAGACAATGGGACGTGAGTTCTGGGTACATAGTATTTCTGCTTGTTGGGTGAGAGATATTTCTAAGTTCTTAGTTATAGAACTAAAACGCTAATTAAGCTAATTAAATAAAGGGGGGAGTGTCCCTCCCCCCAATATATTTTACCGATAATATCTAATTTTATCGGCTTTGAAAATGCAAATAAAAGTATTATATTTGCATAAATAAAAAACCAAAAATAATGGCAAAAGCAGTAGAAACTACAGAAGAACAAGATGTAATAGTCAAGGTTAATGGCCTTGAAATTCGTAGAAACAGCGTTTATAAAATTTCAAATAAACCAGACAAAACAGCTCCTGATGGGTTCCAAAAAGTAGGAACAACAAAACTACCATCAGAAGGCATCGAAAACTCAGTGGCATGTAGATATGTCATTCAAAACGCAAACACAAAAACAGGTGTCTTTGATACAGGATTTTTCGTAGGTAGTCCATGTTATGCAGGACTAGATGATAACGTAAAGTCAGAGAAGGTTAAGGCACTAAAAAAATACATAGTGTCACCATATGAAACAATTCACGGTGATTTATGTTTAGATAATAAAAATTTAGAATTTTGGGATTCTTTCAGCATTAGTTTATATGACGGAAGAGTTTTAAATACAGCAAATCCAGACGACTTATTAGATTTGTTTATTGCTGTAAATAGTTTTGAATTAACCCCAGCGGGTCAAGAAGGTTCCCCTCAATTTAATATGGCTGACTACATTGTTGAAGATAAACACACAGCAATGGACGTTGATAAGAAAAGAACTAATGCTAGATTTAAAGCAATTGGTACATTCTCAATGTTAGGCATAGAAAATGAAACTAAATTAATAAATATTCTAAAACACTTATCAGTTATTAGGCCGAATATAAAACCAAATTTAGTTGACCTACAGAGTTATTTTGAAATATGGTTGAATAAGGATTATCAAAATGCAGATGCTTTTAATAAACTTTATGAAAAAGCTAAGGAGGATGAAGGATATAATGATATTGTTCTTCAAGTTAAAGTGATGACCATGATTTTAAATGGTAAACTTACAAAACTAGGTGGACAATACCAATATAAAGGTGTAGACCTTGGTGTAGATTCTAAATCAATCACCCAAAAACTAAAAACTGATACTGAACTAGTAGAAATTTATGAGGAAATTATGTTAACATAGAATGCTAAGTATAGAAGTCTTCAATCAAGTAAGAGAAAAAGCTAATAAAAACAATATAAACGATGGTATTGCGTTTGATAACCCAAGAATAAAAACAGCGGTTAATGAAGCTCAATATCAGTTTATAGAGTGGGTGTTAGAAAAAAGAAATGAAGATGATATTAGACTCATTCAAAAGTTATTAATTCCAGATAAAAAGTTAAAAGAAAGTAGTAAAACTACAGATAGTCACTACTTCACCATCCCCACAGATTTCTTTGACTTAGCAACATTAAGAGCAATTGCAAAAACTTCCACATGTAAAGATAGTATCAAGCTATGGGAGGCCAAAGCAGAAAACACACAAGAGCTTCTTTTTGACGAACATAATAAACCTTCCTTTTACTTTAGAGAGAGTTTTTATTACATAGCGAATAATACAATTAGGGTTTTTATAGATGATTTTTTAATAGATGCTTTATTTATGTCCTACTACCGTTATCCTAGGATAATTGATATTGAGGGATACATAACACTAGATGGAATAAATTCTTCAACCTCTAACCCAGAATGGGACGATAAAACAATGAATCGTATCATCTCTATAGCTGTAAAAAATCTAAATATAAATACAGATAATCTTCAACACTTTCAAATAGACAACACAAGAATTAACAATAAATTTTAACATATAATATAAAAATTAACAATGGGATTACACAAACCGTTTGACCGTCACTTCGTAGTAATTGGCGGCAACGTAATGACCTCTGGAGGTTCATTACAATTAGCAAAAGGACAATTAGGTATTTTTGATACCACTATGGAAACAATTAATGGCCAAACAGCCATTTCAAGTTTCGCTGGTAAACCAAAAAACCGTGATTATCAGTTTAAAGTAGGTAACACAGACTTAGCTGTTACTCGTAGCCAATCTAACAAATCATTCTCAACCTTCCCTTTTAAAATGAGTGAAGTGCTTGATGTTCGTGTAAGTGCTCCTAAGTACTCAGAACAAAAAGTGGATGAAGTAGTTGTTGGTTACAATGGTATTGACGCAGGTACATCAATTTCTTTTACCAAAGGAGATAGAAAAGAAATTTTCATTCGTCTTTCTGGTGAAGCTATTGGAATGATGGGATTCCCTGGAAACTATGTTGACGTTTCATATGTAATGGCAGAAGAATTATGTGACCCACGGGTTTCTGACTGTACTACATGTGATGACTGTACAGACGTAAGTTGCACACCTATTATTTTGAATGCAATTGAGTTTTTAAAGAGCTATGATTTACGTGGTGGTGTTAAGATGTCAGATTTTGTAGAAATCACTCCTGTAAAAAGTTGTACAACTTCTCCAACCTATTCTGATACAGCTTATAGCTTTTTCACCTTAACTGTTACAGATATTGGTGACGAAGAATCTCTAGCTTTAGTTCAAGCACAATATCCATCATATACAATAGTTCGTAAAGAACGTAATGGTGTACAATCAGTTTATGAATTTTTAGCTCTTTCAAGTGCAACTCCAGCAGCCTTTGCTACTCCAGTGGCTTCTTTAATAAAAGGATGTGCAGCTTGTCCAACAGGCTATTTGGAAAACAATGGTGGATACCTTTACGCAATTAGTATTGTAGACGGTGGTTTTAATGCAATTGGAGCCGTAGATAACATCGCAGGAGCCGTTGCAGGTTCAGCAATTAAGAGTGGACAGAATGGAGCCGTTGGTTTCTACACTGTAATTCTTAGTGCTAAATTAAGTGCCGCTAACCTTGCAATATTCTTAGCTACAACAGCTTCATATTCTCAACAAGTAGTAACCCTTTCAGGTACTTCAGGAACTGCTACAATTGCAATTGATGGTTCTAACTACACAGCAACCTTCGCAACAGATTTAGCAACTACAGCAGCAAACTTTGTAACAACAAATGCAGCAGCAGTGGCAGCTAGTGGAGATAACCTTTTAGTTTATAACTTAGGAACAAACTCTTTCACTGTTATTTCTGCTACAAATGAAGTGGCAACTCTTACAGCAGTAAATGCTACAGGAGACCTTGATGGTGACGATACAGGATTTACATCAGAATTTACTATTTTTGGTGCATCTTCAACAGTTGAGTTTGTAAATATTGTAGCAGATGTGTGTGACCATACAGATGCAGCAACAGTTGCATGGGTAGAATTAGAAGGATGTACAGCATCTACAGAAGAATACACAATTGTTCTTCCAGATGATGAATGTGGAACTAGCCGCCTTACTGAATTACAAGCAGCCTACCCAGATTTAACAATTGCAATTGAAACAGGAACTACTCTTTACTCATCTCAAATTGTTACACTTAGTGGAACTTCAGGAACTGCCACCATAACTATTGATGGAACAGGTTACACAGCTACTTTCGATACAAGTTTAGCTTTAACAGCACAAAATTTCGTAAATGCAAACGCAGCAGCAGTAGCCGCAACAGGAGATAACACTCTTGAGTATATTTCTGATTCAAACACCTTTAAAATTATCGGACTTACAGCAGATGTTGGAGCAGGTTATGTAACAGCAGTGAATGCAACAGGGAATTTAGATGGAGATGATGTTGGATTTACAGCAATCACTACAGTTAGTGGTGGTTGCCAAACTAAATACACTACAACAGTTATCACTAACGTTGTATGCCCAGAATGTGACCCAATCTACCTTGATTATTATACTACAACTGCCCCAGCAAACTTTGATGTTTATTCTTGGACAAAAGTAGAACCAAGTCCAGATTATAGCACAGACTGTCTTTGTGGTATTAAATTTAAAGGAAAAGTATTAGAAGTACATCCTGACGAATGTTTACGTGACACTATTGGATTTGCAGATAGCTCTGTACAGATTGAAGTATCAGGTGGCTACATCACTGAAATCCGTGAAGCAATTGGTCTTGTTGAAGACGATATTTTCGCAATCACTTATTTATCACGTTGGATTCCTCGTACACACTTAGGTGGTAACTTGTACCAATTCGAAGATATGTCTCGCCAATTCTTTACAGGTGAAGATAGACACGAAGATATTGTAGCTCGTCTTTTCAAAGGTGAAGAATCAAGTATTCGTTCTACTACCCAATATATTGATTATGCAATTGATATTGAACGTAACACAATGAGCCAAGGAATGGCTGGTAGAAATATCGAAACTAATACTTATCACTTCTTAGTTGAAGTTGGTAGACATACAGCAGTGGAGTTACTCATGAACAAAGTGGCAGCTGCCGCAGGGTTAAATGGGGTAATGGCCTACGCTGTCTAGATTAACAACGGAAAGCCCTGAAAATCTCAGGGCTTTCTTTTTGTATTTAATTGATTAATTAATTAATAATGTTAGTAACCGATTATAGAGTAAAAAAAGACCTTACAGACTTTGCACAGTTTGTGGGGAATAAAAACGAAAAAAAACTAATAGAGCTTTTTCAGGATTTATTATTAGATTTAGATAGTGTAACTACGGTAATAGAAGGAACCTATACAGAGATAACGTCATTAGAAACAGCAAATGCATTAATACCAGGAGTTAAATATAAAATAACAGATTTTCAAACATTACATAAACTACAAGGTAGTTCTGAAAGAAATGATACAAATGTTGTTATTCCAATTGAACCACTTACATTAACTGCTAAAAGTGAATCAGAATTTGAAAATGTAGTTTACAGTGAATTATATCCCAATGATATTATCCATTACACCACAGACAATGGAGCTTGGAACGATTTAACTATTACAGGACAAAAAGGGTGTATTACCTTCAGAAAAGACCCAATAAGAAATATTGAAATTGGTAATGGAGATTGGAGAAATTTCATTGTAAGACGATGGGCAGCTGATTTATCAGCTACAGGTAGAGGAACTAGATGGATATTATGGTCACCAAGTATGTCATGTGGATTAGTAGCTACAGGTACACTTACAGGTCAGGCTTTTGTAGCAATGAGTACATCAGTTTACGATGCTTCTACAAACCCCACAGGTTATAAGGATGTAAGAATTTGCATTCCTGATTATGGAGCTAGTCAAAGAGGTACTGTTAATACATATATTAAAAGGTCTACAGATGGACAAGGAACTGCGTTTATGATGCCTAATATTCATATTGAAGGATATGGAAGTTCTTACCCCCATTTTAATAATGTTAAAATTACTTCATGTACTAACAATACTTGGACGAATGAAATTTATGACCTTGATGTAGTTACTATGAAAGATTGCATCTTTACAGATGTAATTTCATATGTCAATGGATTTAGTGGATTTTTCAATTCAGTATTTAGCAATGCAAAACATTTTGCTTCCATATGTATTAAGAATCTAAATGGAGTTACTTTTTACATGGATATAATTAATAGAATTATTAGTGGAGATATATCTAATGTATCAACTAGTGTAATAAATGCCACATCATCACATAGTAATTCTACAGGATATTTAAAAGTTAGAAATAGTCAAAATGTATTGATAGCACCTACTTTGGGTAGAGGTAAAGTTTGTATAGTAGATAACTTTGATTATGTAACAACCAAAGAAGATGATTGGGTTGGTAATAACTTAAAGAATTTATCTGCATTAGGGAATATACATTACAGTAGGACTTTTTCAGATATTACAGTTACAATGGCTGCGGTAGCTGCTATGGCTCCAACAGCAGGTAGAGATTCAACGTCAATAGATTTATTCGCAGGAATAATAAATCTAACTGGAGCTGGTACTGTAAATATGACTTCATTTGTTAAAAATCCAACTAATAATTTTTCAATAGTATTAAAGCCTGCGGCTGGATTAACTATATCTATAGCACATAGTAATATTGCCAATGGATTCGTACAGGCAGCTACCGTTACTGCCAATGGCACAAATGGTGAAGTGATAATTTTAACACCCATAGGGGATAGATGGGTAGCGAGTAATTAATTATAAAGATGGAACTAAAAGCAATTATACATAACGAGCAAGGCTTAATTATTAAAATAGCTAAAAATGCTACAATAACCGAACATGGAATTGAAGTAGAGGAAATACCTAAGCCTTCTGACTTGTACCCTGTATTTAGTCTTATACCAGCCGTTTCGCTTGATAAGGTAAGTATTGTAAAGTTTAATTACGATACCGAAACTAAAATAGTAAGTGGCTATTATGATAGTGAAGATGTGCTTCAGGAAATAAATTTTGAACTAAACGAGCAAAATAAATTTCTACTTGATAACAATGCCCTTTATTGGATAAATAATAAAATTACAAAAATTTAATAAAATAAAAAATGTTAGTTACAAACACAAGAATTAGAACTTCTCTAACCAACTTCGCTCAATTTGTTGGTTCAAAAAATGAAAAAGAATTAATTGAGTTGTTCCAAGACTTATTAACAGATATTGCTGGAGGTATAGTTATGACAGAACTAGCCCTAGGTGATGGTACTGTTTCAGATTTAGCTATTAAATTTGGTACGGATGGTAATAATGGATTTTATGGTGTTTCTGATACAATCCTTGGTATTGCAATTGAAGGAGCCCTTGTTGCTGAAGTAATATCAACAGGATTAGCCACAGATGCTATTGCTGAACTTACAGGTGCAGCAGGTGTTACAGTTGATGGTGTGCTATTAAAAGATTCTGCAATATCCCTAGCAAATGGAACTGTAGGAGCTCTTGCTTTACAACTTGGTGCAGATAAAGATAATGGAATTTATGGGATTTCTGATACACAATTAGGAGTGGCCGTAGAAGGTACTTTAGTTGCAGGAGCAAATACACTTGGACTTTTCACCTCAAATGTTGCAGAGCAAATAGTAGGGGTGGGTGTTACAGTGGATGGTGCTACAGCCAGGGATGGTTATATTATAAATAAACCAACACCAACAGCAGTAAATACATCAGCCGCAATAACAGCAGCCCAATTACTTGCAGGAGTAATAACAAGTACATCAGCGGCTCCAGTTACCGTAACACTTCCAACAGTGGCTTCAATAGTTGCTGTGTTAGGAAACGCAAGGGGTAGTAGCTTTGATTTTGTAATAGATAATACTTTAGGAGCAAGTACAGTGACCGTAGCTTTAGATGCATCTATCACACAACTTGTTAATGTACCAAATGGTGGAGCAGGTTTATTAACTGTGGCCGCATCTGCAACATTAGGAGTAGGAATATTCCGTATGTATTTTTACAGTGCAACAGCCGCTGTTATTAGTAGAATAGCGTAATACTTTTTCTGCACCGACATCTAAGGATGTTATAATATTTTATTTCAATGAGTACAGATGTAGAAAAAGCCCTTTATCAACAAATATTAAAATTAAACAGACAATTATGCTGCCTTCGGGATTCCGTTGGTGGCATTATTGGGTTTGAGGCAATTGTAGATGATTACTCAGACCTACCCGCAGCAAGTTTACACACTGGAGAAATTTACTACGTGATTAATACCGTTGATGGAAGTATAGGTAATATATGGTACTCAAACGGTGTATCATGGGTTAGTAGTCTAACATTATTTGATACAAGATTAAACACATTAGAAAACAATGTCTACAAAATTACATATTATGAAATTGTCTCAGGAGCAAGCGGAACAATCACGCCTCCTACGGGAGCCACCTTTAACGCAAACGAGTTCGGAGATAGTGGAGATAGTATCCTCTCCAAAATTAACGTTGACAATAAGCCAACGTTTTCATCACCTCTTACAGCGGGTGGTGTCGTGGTTACGGCTAACCTAAACCCTTTAACAGGGGCTTGGACAGCTTCAGGAACATACACAGACACTTCTGTTGCACTTATTTATTCTATAAATATTCCCGCAGCAGATTACGCTAATTTAAATAACTTCTACATAATAGAAGAAACTAAATTAGGATTCACACTTCCATCCCTTACTAACGGTTCTGTACTATTTTCTAATGGTACTACTATTGCCGAAGATAATGCAAATTTTTTCTTTAACGATACTACAAACCAATTAAAAGTTGTAGGAGGTGTTATTACACCTACAATTATTGGTGGTACTTCAACTACTCAAACTCTTACCTATAAAACCACAACAGGCGTAGGAGCAACAGGAGCAGACCATATTTTCCAAGTTGGAAATAATGGTGCAACTGAAGCTATGCGAATTTTAAACAACGGTAACATAGGGATAGGTGTTGTCAATCCTGTAAATAAATTAGATTTAGTTAGGGGGATTGCAGGAACAATGGCAAAATCAACCTATGAAACTTCATCCTTTGAATACAATGGAGATAATAAAATAGGAATATACACCTCATCTGCTTCATCATCAGATGGGGCATCAATAGCTTTTGGTCAAACTAACTTAACTACAACTGGCTCTGTTTATCCTGGCTTTGAAATGCAGTATGTTTATTCAGCAGCTAATACAACCAATATTATGAGGTTCAATTATATTGGTCGTAACAGTAGCGGTGTAGTTACAAGTTATGCAACCGATATTTTAAAAATGTCAGCCAATGGAGATGTGATAATTAATGGCGGTGCAGCAAGTGCAGGAATAACTTCATCAGGAAGATTAGGAATAGGAGTATCTTCTCCCGTATCAAAACTTCATATAGGAGTAGCCCCAACAGCCTCAGCAAACTATGGATTAGTATCTTTAGGTAACGGTGCGTTTGATGGTTCAACATCAGGATATTTTACAGGTTCTGCTAATGGAACTTTAATAGCAGGTAATCTTGCAAGTGGTAGTACAAGTGATTTAATGAATTTGCAGGTAGGGGGAGTTAGTAAGTTTAAGGTGGATAATTCAGGCGCAAGTACATTAGTAACATCTTTAACTACTCCCTTAATAGTAGGTGGAACAACGACAACTTCACCATTAACATTCAAAACAACATCAGGTGTAGGCACAACAGGTGCAGATATGCACTTCCTTGTAGGTAACAATGGAGGTACAGAAGCAATGACCATTTTGAATAATGGAAATGTGGGGATTGGGACAGCTACCGCGATGAATATTTTGAATAACGGAAACGTAGGGATAGGTACAAATACACCTGCACATAAATTTGTAATCAGGGGTACATCCAGTATATCGGGCAGTGTAAGTGTTTCTAGTGGTGACGCTCAATTTAATGTAGACAGAGGGACTACCGCAGGAGGGGCTTATTTTGGATTTAGTACAAACAGTATAGGTTCTCCTACATGGCAAATAGGTATGGGGGCTAGTTCTACAGCCTTATGGTTTGGAAATAATAACTTCAATAATAGGTGGATGAGTTTAACTACAGCAGGTAATCTTACAATAGGGGCTACTACCGATATATCTAGGTTAGCTATTCCAATAGCCCCAACCGCTTCCGCTAATTACGGATTAGTTTCTTTAGGTAATGGTGCGTTTGATGGAGCAACAGCAGGATTTTTTACAGGTTCAGCCGCAGGAACATTAATCGCAGGTAACTTAGCTAGTGGAAGTACAAGTGATTTGATGAACTTACAAGTAGGTGGAGTAAGCAGAATAAAAAC